CCTTTCGTTTTGCTGTTGAGTTGCTTGCTTGGGCTATTAGCATTGGTTGTGCGATCACTATGGCTGTCACAGTTCCCAATCCCCCTTTATTGGCTCTTTATCCTGTTTGGATCTCTGGTTGTGCCATGTACGCTTGGGCTGCTTATACTAGGAAATCATTTGGCATGCTTGTTAACTACCTCTTGTTAGTAGCAATTGATATGTTTGGTTTGTTTCGGATGCTTACTCAGTGAATATATTTTATCTTCACGAAGATACTAAAGAATGTGCAAAACAACATCTTGACAAACATGTCGTTAAGATGATTCTAGAATACGCACAACTTTTGTCCACTGCTCATCGTCTTCTTGATGGGTATGAGTATGAAGGTAAGTCTATTTCTGGTCGCAAAGCAATGCGATGGAAATTAGATGATTCTCGTGAAGATAATTTGTATCTTGCATCGCATATGAAACACCCATCTGGTATTTGGTGTCGTCAATCACAAGATAATTATTGGTGGTTATATAATCTGTGGCGAGATCTTATGAAAGAATATACATTTCGTTATGGTAAGCATCATGTCGCAGAAAGATTGATTCCATTCTTATCTTTTGCGCCAACTAATATAACAGAAAGTATTGCAACTCCAATGCCACAGTGCATGCCAGAGCAATATAAAGTACCAACTGATTCTATTCAAGCATACCACAACTACTATATTAATGACAAACAACCATTTGCTGTTTGGACAAATAGACCAATTCCAGAGTGGTATGTTTGTGAGTGGAAAAATAGAAACCACAAAGCAGTATATCAAAAACAAAACGATAAAATAAAATTTAGAATGGTTCCTGCTTAAATGCAATACATAAATTTATTTCCAACACCATTGTTTATTGATGATCAATTAGTCCTTGCAAAAGAAATTCTACCTGTCGCTGAAGATTATATAAACCAACATGGTATTAAATATCTTGGACAGGAATCGTACGATTCTACTTATAGCATTAACTCTGCATCACTTTTGCAACAAAATGATTTTAGATTAAATAAACTTAATAATTATATAAGCACTGTCTCTAGAAAATACTTTGCAGATAATTGTATAGATTCTAGTATGTGGACTCTTAAACCATATTATCTGTTTAATAAAATAAAAGCAGGTGGCACTCATCAAGCGCATACCCATCCAGGATCTATACTTTCTGGATGTTTTTATTTAAAAGTCCCACAGAATTCTCCACCAATAATTTTTAATGATCCCAGAGTTTACTGGAAATTTATACATTATGCTATTAATTTCGGGAGACCCCGAGAAGATTATAAATTACTACCTGAGTATGTGATTAATCCGATCGAAGGAACATTTTTAATGTGGCCAAGTTGGTTAGAGCACCAAGTACCTACAAGTATTAGTTCTGAAGAGCGAATTTGTGTCGCTTTCAATCTTAATCCGAACTAAATAAAACGAAGGAGTTATTATGCCAACTTATGTATTTCGTAATAAAGAAACTGGTGAACAGTTTGAAAAATTGATGAAGATCTCAGAACTCGACTCATTCAGAGCCGACAATCCCCAATTAGAAACAGTAATTCAAGCAGTGTCATTTGGAGATCCCACTAAATTAAGTTCAACACGTAAATTTGATACTGGATTTAAAGAAGTCCTACAAAGGATACATGAAAAAACTCCAGGAAGTCAATTAGATAAGTCATCTTCACAACTATAAGGAATTCTAATGGCTCGTACCACAGCAGCAAAAAAAGTAATAGATCTACATAATGAAGAACGTGAGTCAAAGCCAGTTGCTAGTAATCAATTAAAATTACGATTAGATAATTTAAAAACATTTCAACCATTAACAGATAATCAAAAAAAATTCTTCGATGCTTATAAACTAGGTGACTACTTTATAGCATTGCATGGTGTCGCAGGAACAGGTAAAACTTTTATCGCACTTTATAAAGCAATAGAAGAAGTTCTCGATAAAAATAATCCATTCAATAAAATTATTGTAGTTCGATCTGCAGTACAATCACGTGAGATGGGACATCTTCCAGGAGATGTAGGTGAGAAGATGGAAATCTATGAACAACCTTATCGTCAAATCTGTCACCAGTTTTTTGATCGCAAAGATGCATGGGATCGTTTAGAAGAACAGGGTCATATTAGTTTTATCTCTACATCTTTTATTCGTGGTATGTCATTTGATAATGCTATTATTATTGTTGATGAGATGCAGAACTTAACTTATGAAGAGATTGATACAGTTATGACTCGTGTGGGACATATGTCTAAAATTCTTTGGTGTGGTGATTATCGTCAAACTGATCTAAATAAGAAACGTAATGATATGTCAGGTATTCTTAAATTCTTTGATATCGCTCAGCATATGAAAGCATTTACTCGTATTGAGTTTACTGTAGACGATATTGTTCGGTCATCCTTAGTCAAGGATTATATTTTGGCTAAACTAAAATACGAAGATTACGAGGACAGAAAATGATAACATCAGAACAATTTCACCATCTATTTCCAAGAGCACAAGACCCAACATCATGGGCAGAGTCTATGTGTAATGTATTTCCAACATATGATATAACAACACCAAAACGTGTGGCAGCATTCCTCGCTCAGTGCGGTCATGAGTCTGGTGGTTGGACAGTGTTTGAAGAAAACCTTAACTATTCAGCACAAGGATTAAATGGTATCTTCAAGAAGTATTTTCCTACACTTGAATCTGCACAACCTTATGCACGCAAACCAGAAATGATTGCCAATAAGATCTATGCTAATCGTATGGGTAATGGCGCACCAGAATCAGGTGATGGATATAGGTTTCGTGGTCGTGGACCAATTCAACTAACTGGTCGTGCAAACTATACAGCATTTGCTAAAGAGATGTTTGAAGACTGGCAGAATGTGGTAGATAATCCTGACTGGGTTACTGCTGATCGTGATTTTGCTCTTATGTCAGCTATTTGGTTCTGGAATAAAAATGGACTAAACAAAGAAGCAGACGCAGGTGATCTAAAATTAATGACCAAAAAGATTAATGGTGGTTACATTGGACTTGAAGATCGCATTAAACATTATAATGAGTGTATTGATTTACTTACCTAATGCCAACATTTATACATCATGATCTTCCCAAATTGGAACGTACCGACTCTAACCAAGTTAGACTTTACAAAACCCCGTCGGGTCGAGCCTATCCAAGCATCACCACCATTACAGGACTCCACTCAAAACAAGGAATCCTCGAATGGCGAAAAAGAGTCGGAGAAGCAGAAGCAAATAGAATCTCCAGCCAAGCAAGTAAACGTGGAACAAAAGTCCATGGATATTGTGAATCATATCTCCGCAGTGAACTCTGTGAACCTGACACGTTCGATTCAGAGATATTTGGAAGAATTAGACCCTACCTCGAAAAAATAGATAACATACATGCATTAGAAACACCATTGTATTCTGATCATCTTGAGGTTGCTGGGACTGTTGATTGTATTGCTGAGTATGAAGGTAAACTTTCAGTTATTGATTTTAAAACTTCAAGCAAACCAAAGACTAGAGATCACATCCATGGCTATTTTATGCAGACTGCAGCATATGCTGTGGCATTCGAAGAACTAACAGGAATTCCAGTAGGAAGACTGGTTATCATAATGGGTATAGACGATAATCCGACAAAAATATTTGTCGAAAAAAGAGATGACTGGATCGATGGATTTAAAAGTCTAAGATTAGAATATAAAAGTAAACATGGAATCTAATATTAATTTTTTTGAGCATGTATTATCTAATGATGACTGTCAGACATTAATAAATTATTTACTAAATGATACTCCATCAGCAGTTTCATTAGATTATAATAATTTAAAAAGAACACGAGTATTAGAGCATTACATTGTTATTGATCTAAGTAAAAAATTAAATATCAATTTTGATCGAGCGTTTTTAATGCATTATAATGCAGGAATTGGTTCCGTATTACATAATGATAACTATTCGATTGAAGAATCACGAGAAGTATTTAATGCATGGAAATCTTCTGCTGTTGTGTTTTTAAATCAAGAATTCGATGGTGGAGAATTGATTTATCCAAATCAGGGGATTACTATAAAACCAGTAACAGGTAATATGGTAATTGCACCAGCAGATGAAAGCGCACCACACTTCGTGAGTCCATCATCTTCAGATAGATATGTATTAGTATTAAGAATTATTTGACACGTAAGAATATATAATGTATAATTGTGATATTGCTGTATGAAGCAAAGAGAAAAGTGTTCTGGACGGGAGTTCGATTCTCCCCACCTCCACCAAAAAGATAATTATGAAAAATAGATATACCGCATTGTGTCCAACTTGTTTTATTAGATTTCAGTGGATAAAGGACAATGGGTTATCGAAACATAAGTGTCTTTCTGATGGGGGTGACTAGGTTTCGACAGGGCAACAAGTAAATGCGTGGACAGCACGAGACAGATACTCGTTAAAAGTAAAAAACCGTAAACGCAAACGACGCACAGTTCGCATTAGCAGCCTAAACACTGCTTAGGGTTTCGGTAGGTTTCCTCGTAACAGAATAACCTACCACTTTATTATGCCAGCCACGTAGTGTGCCAGCCATATAATTTTAACCTTATTACAACTTATAGGAAAATAAATGAAATTGAAACTTATCACTGCTGCTTCTCTAGTAGCATTCTCTGCAATGGCAAGCGCACAGTCATCTGTAACTGCAACATATGGTGTTAAAGAAGCAAATGTTACAAGTGTGCAGAGCCATGTAACGAACATGTCTGTTAAGACTCGTGCATTTACCAATGTCGATCTTGATGCAGGTATCAATACTGAAACTGCTGACGTAGCACGCACTGTTACAAATCGTTATGAAATTGGTGTATCTACAGGAATGGATCTAACTTCATTTCTTCGTGGTGATGTTCGTCTTGGTACTGGTATGAAGCAAAAATCAGGTGTTCAAGACTTTGGTTACTACTCTGTAGAACCTGGAGTTACTGCAAAGTTTGGTGATATTAGCACACGTGTAGCATATCGCTATCGTACTGCATATGACTCAAATGTTAATGCTGATACTAGTCAAACTATGCGTTATAGCGTAGGTTATGCATTAACTAAGAAAGATGCTATCCGACTTGGATATGATGTTCAAAGTGGTGATGGTGCTAACAAGCAAACTACTATCGCTTACACTCGCTCATTCTAATTTAAGAGTTGATGGTCTCTTTAAAACCATCATGGATTAGTGAAGTCTTCGCTTGATGTTAGCAACCGATCACCCAATGGTATCTTGTACTAACTTATAGTGGCAACATTAATATTGTCAATTTATTTTTAATTGTTAGGATATGATATGAAATCACTTATCGCATTGGTAGCATTGGCATTCGCATCACTTTCTTTTGCAGCTGAACCTGTTAAGAAAGAAGAATCAAAGGCTCCAGCAAAAACTGAAGCAAACTGCGTAACTAAAGATAAATCTGGTAAGTGTCCACCTGCTCCAAAGTCTGAAAAGCCTACTCCTAAAAAAGTAGAACATAAAGACGAAAAGAAAGCAGACGCACCAAAAGCAGAAGCCGTAAAGAAGTAACAATTCCTAAATAATTGTTACAGTGGGTTGAAGGATCCCAATAAAACCTTCATTTTACACACACAACACAAAGGAGTATTTTATGTCAAATCTGACACCATTCGAAATTCGTCTTGAACTATTAAAAATGGCCAAAGACATGTTAAATGATGATTATTATGGGAAGCGTGAGGTTATTAGCAATGTTTGGCAATCCAAACTAGAAATTGCTAAAATCAATGGTGGTGAGTTGCCCGAACATCCAGGGTTTCCAACTTATCCATCAGAAGCTGAAATCATTTCAAAAGCACAAGTGCTTAATGGTTTCGTTTCAAACATCCCAAATATAGATACAAAGACTAGCAAAAAGTCTGCCTGATCGGGATAGGAGAAGTGCATTTTGCACTTCTCTCTAACTTTAAAAGGAGAACTATGCGACAATATCGTTTATATGTTCCAATCATACTATTAATACTATGTTTAAGTTTTTATTTGAATTCAGTACTATCAAGTAAAGACATTTATTTAAAGATTAACTATTCACAGTTAACACCAGAATCTCAAGAACAAGTGCGTTGTCTTGCAGACAACATTTATTATGAGGCTGGCTATGAGCCAGATGATGGTAAACTTGCAGTCGCACTCGTCACAATGAATCGTTTACAAGATCCAAGATATCCAAAAGATATTTGCTCTGTAGTCAAACAAAAGGTAAGATCAACATGTCAGTTTAGTTGGTTCTGCGAAAACGTAAAAGCCAAAAGAAATGAAGTATACAATAAAGCAATGGAAGTTGCTCTTGATGTCTATGCTAATTATGAGAAGCTGACAGACATCACGTATGGTGCATTATTTTATCATGCTGATTACGTCAATCCAAGATGGAAGTTAGAAAAGACGACTGTTATCGGTAGACATATTTTTTATAAAGAAAGTGAAGGAAAAGATGATGCAAAAAATGAACATTCAACTAAAGGAAGATCAGTCTTCTAAACATTCCTTCTTCTTACTAATGGAAGAAGTTACGTTGACTAGTGTGAAACAAGCAGTTGAGTGGATATTCGAAGCCAACTTCTCTGAAGAACCACCTGAACTAATGAATTTAATCATTACAAGTCCAGGTGGTGATTTAAATGCTGCATTTGCATTGATTGATACTATTCGTGGTTCTTCAATTCCAGTTAGAACAATTGGACTTGGACAAGTTGCCTCAGCAGGATTGATGATCTTTATTGCAGGACATAAAGGACATCGTCTGCTGACACCAAATACATCAATACTCTCGCATCAATACTCTTGGGGTGCGTTTGGTAAAGAACATGAACTGTTCGCTACTGTGAAAGAGTTTGATTTAACTACCAAGAAGATGATTTCCCATTACAAAAAATGTACTGGGTTATCAGAAACAAAAATTCGAGAAGTGCTATTGCCACCTCAGGATATCTGGCTTAGTGCTATCGAAGCAAAAAAGTTAGGACTCTGCGATGACATTAAAGAACTTTCTTAATTATTGTAAGTATTCTGGTGTATGGATTTCTCTCACATTAAATCCATATCACTGGAGATTATCATTTGACTACACAAAACCAGATGATATGGATCCAAGTTTATATTCTATCCATATCAGCATTGCGCCATTATCAATAAAATTTGTATTGGATGATGGATCATGGTAACAGGAATTTTTACAAAACTTAAACCACCTTCTTTTTTAAAGGAACTTATTATGTCAGATAATGTTTTTATCATTTCAATTGCACTTGCTGTTTTGACTGCGATTTGCGCACTTGGTCATGATTCATATGTTTCAACAAAATCTATTGAAAGAAACATTGAATCCGCTATCGTTAAAGGTATCGATCCATTAGCTGTTCGTTGTGCTTATGCTAAACGAGATGACACTATTTGTATCGTTTATGCATCTTCACACAACTCACCCTCCAGTTTGTCTAGTTCTAAAAAGTAATACTTTAGGATTCTAGCCGATACCCCTCATCTTTTGAGGGGTATTTTTCCTTGTAGAATCAACAACTTACCCTCTCTCCAGAAAGTTGTTGTCTTTAATCGACCTTTGGAGCATAATATATCTTATAGTGAATGAGAAAGGTTTATTATGAGTCGAATGGCTGAATTAGACATGGAAATAAACGATGCGTTAGATGCACATCGTGGTCCAGAAAATTGGATGTCCTGCGAGGAAATTGCATTTCAATTGGAAATTCCAGTTGAGTTGGTGCATCAGGTTGTTGAAAACAGATGGAACATTTTGATTGGAGAATCAGTATGAGTTTACTTACAGTCGGCAACCCAAAATTGCTTAAAGGTGAGAAGAAAGGCTATTTGTCTTCTGTTCTACACTTTGCGCCAGCAACTCTTTCTGGTAAAGAAGTCTGCCCCAAGCGCACAGCTGGATGTACTGCTGCATGTTTGAATACTGCTGGTCGTGGTGGCATCTTCAAGAAAGGTGAAACCACCAATGTGATTCAAAAAGCACGGATCCGTAAGACCAAAGCATTCTTCGAAAATCGTCAAGCATTTCTCAATGAGTTGACTGTTGAGATTATCAAAACAAAAACCAAAGCAGAAAAACAAGGACTGATTCCAGTCTTTCGTTTGAATGGCACTTCAGATCTCGCATGGGAAAAGTATGAAGTTGCAAATGGTAAAAACATTTTCCAAATGTTTCCAGAAGTGCAATTTTACGATTACACCAAAATCAACAATCGCAAAGTTGCACACATTCCAAACTACCACCTGACTTTCTCTAAAGCAGATGGAAACGATATGGATACTCGACTTGCAATTTCAAATGGTATGAATGTCGCAGTTGTATTCCACAAAGTGCCAGAGAACTATCTTGGTCGTCCAGTTATCAATGGCGATGAGACTGATCTTCGTTTCTTGGATCCTAAAGGTGTTATCGTTGGTCTCAAAGCCAAAGGTAAAGCCAAGAAGGATCTTTCTGGATTCGTAGTTACTGCTTGACATTAATTCATAATTAGAGTATAATAGAACTTATGCAGATGCTACATACATCACTTGGTAAAACCAAGAAGAAGAAACCGACTGCCAAACAACGAGAGTTGCAGTCGTCGTGGGAAACCATGTTAAAGAAGTATGCCACAAAGACGATTGCACCTAAACAACAATCACTCAGTGAAGTATACTCGCTCGGGAGACCTGCTGGTCGGGAGACCCCTAAGATTCCGAGTCTTCCATTCAGTGGTGCACCATGCACTAAAAAAGACTCACCAGTCTACACTGGATCTCTAATTAAGGGTATTGGTACTATGCACAAATCAAATGCCATACCAATTTTTAGTGATGAACAAGCAGTTGAAATTGCAACAATGAGGAGATGATATGAAAGTGTTCTCTGCATTCCCAACTCCGATATATATTAATAATATTGAATACGATAATGATCTACTTAATACTGTGAAAACCTATGACTATGAATCATTTCACTCTAAAGAACTATCTGGTCGTTACACAGTATCTAAAAATATATTAGATAAATCTGAGTTGAAATTTTTAAGAACAATTATTGAACAAAATTATAATACACTTTTTTATGATATACTTGGCTTTAATAAAGAAATTGAATTTAGAATAGCAACATCTTGGGTAGTTAAATTAGAACCACAAGATTTTGGACACAAGCACTATCATTGCAATAGTTTTTTTAGTGGAGTGCTCTATTTGGAAGTTGATGAGACCACTAGTCCCATCGTCTTTTATAGAAATACATCAAACATAAATGAAATGGGTAATCCAGTTATAATTGAAATTCCATTTGATGAAGACTTCTATTATAATGAATTTAATTCGCCATCTTGGAAATATCAACCAAAGAAGGGTGATTTGATTTTATTTCCATCTAATTTGGCTCATATGATGCCAGAAAATAGTTCTAACATCACAAGATATTCACTGGCATTTAATATATTTCCTTATGGAATATTCGGTAAAAATACTGAAAACGCATTGGAGTTAAAATGAAAACTTTACAACAACAAGAAACTGAAGCAGTCTTAGCAATGGGCGAGCAGTTAAAAATTTATGAACAACAAATTGATGTTCTCAAGAAACGAATCGAGAAACTTGAGTCTGATAATGAAGCCTTAGTTATGGATGTTGCATTCTATGGTGGTAACTTGCTTAACTTGTCTTGCAATAATAAATAAGGTATAATTATGAATAACTTTGAACTGGCTAACCTACACTTCAAATATCAAGATCTGCAATTAGAGGTTATGAAATTGGATAAATTTTTCACGATGTACTTAGATAAATTTTCTAAAAAATTAGATCCTGAAAAACCAAATACTCCAATCTGGAAATTATACAAACAAAAAACGAAAGAATATCATGATCTTTGCAGAGAACTTCGAATCACCGACTACTACATTAAAAGAAAAACCAATGTTTAAAACAGCCAACGAATTTTCAATGCATATTGAAGAAATTGTTCGTGATAAGAGATTGTCTTATATGGATGCTGTCTTGGAATACTGCAAAGAAAATTATTTGGAACCAGCAGATGTTGCATCTCTGATAAATAAATCTCTAAAGGATAAGATTGAAATGGATTTTAGAGAGTTGAACTATCTACCTAAACAGGCAAAATTGGATGTGTGATGGATGGCTTTAAAGCGTATCGTTATTACCTAGCGATTAAACTTCATTTCACTTCTGAAAAATTTAACGTCTTCGAAAATCGAGGTAATGTTAAAGGTACACGTGAAGCATTCACCGCCAGAAATGATAGATATATATTCGAGAAACTTGCCAACAAGTACAACGATGATAGAGAAATTATTCAGTTCTTTGTTGCAAATTTTGCTTATGGTAATGAGTCTGCGATATATGAAGGACAACAGGCAGAAGAAAATCTTGTCGAATGGATTAAACGAAAACAGTCAATCACACAAAGGTTCATTGATGACTTAGCTACTATATTAACACACACTGAGGTAAATAGGTTACCACAAACATCTATCTTCAACTTTATTGATTCTGCATATCCAGTTACATTAGAGTTGTTTGTTGGAGGTAAGGTATCGATAGAAACTCTTAGGATTATAGATGATTTTTATCCGATAATTGCAAAATGGCAAGATAATACCTCTATTAAATATATTTGGAATCAAGAATTGTTGAGAATTAAAAAGTTGACTGGCTTCGTTAAATACGATAGAATTAAGGCTGAAAAGATCTTTAGTCACTTCATGGAAGAAATCGAGATTTGACATCATGGGCAAGACATATTATAAGTCATCGAAATCAGATGATGATAGTTTTGGTGGTCGTTCAGGGAAACCTGCCAAACATGCTAGTGGTCGAAAGACTGGTGGTATGAGAACGATAAATAGTTATGTTGAAGAAGATTATGATTTAAACAATGAAGACTTTGATGACGACATTGAACTAGATGATAAAATACAAATCGACCATACTAAAAATAAACCGTAATATTAATATAAAGGAAATACGATGGACATTCAAACACTCCGCAAAATGCGCAATCAAGACTTCGGAAAAATCTCTGGAGAATTCGATAAGATTGCTAATCCCCAAACCGAAAAGAAATCATATTCAGACGATCGCTTCTGGCGTCTCGAAGGTGACAAAGCTGGCAATGGCACAGCAACTTTCCGATTCCTACCACGTGTAGAAGGTGATGAACTCCCATGGGTTCGAATCTTTTCTCATGGCTTCCAAGGTCCAACTGGAAAGTGGTACATCGAAAATTCTCTAACCACTCTTGGTGAGAATGACCCTGTTGGTGAGTTGAACACAACTCTTTGGAACTCTGGTTCTGAAGCCAACAAAGAAATCGCTCGTAAACAAAAACGTAAGTTGTCATTTATTGCCAACATTCTCATTGTGTCTGATCCAAAGCATCCAGAGAATGAAGGTAAGGTATTCTTGTTTAAATTTGGCAAGAAAATCTTTGATAAGATCATGGACAAAGCACGTCCAACTTTCGAAGACGAAAAGCCTGTAAACGTGTTTGATTTGTGGGAAGGTTCTAACTTCAAATTGCGTATGCGTAAGAAAGATGGCTACGCAAACTATGACGAATCTTCTTTTGCAGATCCAGCACCTGCTGCTTCTGATGAAGACTTGGTTCGTATCGTAAATGGTCAGTACAAGTTGTCTGAGTTTACTGATCGTAGTAACTTCAAGTCTTATGATGAGTTGAAGAAGAAACTAGATGCAGTTCTTTCTGGTGATTCTTTTGCTGGTAAGTCTGCTGCACAAATGGCTGAAGAAGAAGATCGTCCTGTTGCATCTGCACCAAAGATGGCTTCTAAACCAGCACCTGTGTCAAAGTCGATGGATGACGATGAAGATGTTATGTCTTATTTTCAGAAGATCGCTAAAGAAGACTAATTAGTTTTTACCAAAAAGAAAGGGGACGAAAGTCCCCTTTTTTATTATGCGAATTTAGATCGTAACCAACTACTTGCTGATGATTCAGGATTTCTTATCGCTGGTCTTGTTACTTGCGTTACATTAGAGTTGTTTGTTACTGGTGCATTTACTGCGACAGTGCCACCACCCTTAGCATTTTGTCCCTTAACTTCGGCAGAAGTATCTGCATTCATTTTAGAAGCATTGGCTACTTTAGTACCATCCACTTGCATGGCACCACCAGCTGCAACGAATGCTGTTGCTTTTAGCCATGGGAAGTCATTGACAGCATCCATTCCACCTTTTGGAATTTTACCGAATGCTACCATAGCACCACTCAACTTATCGAGTCCCATTGCTGCTTTCATCACACCTTCGCCATTTTGACCAATTTTAATCAATTGTTCAACAGGACTATCAGTGCCAATAGTCAATAGTCTACCAACTAAGTTTCCGATACCAGCAACTGCCTGACCAGCACCAAATGCTGCCATAGCAAGACCCAATGCAGCTACACCTGCTGCTACTGATAGTAAATTACTACCATCCATCTTTCCTATTCGTTCGAGACCATCGGTCATGTCAGAAAAACCTTTTCCAACTGCCTGCATGGCTTCACCGATTACATACAACGCACCACCCATTAATCCTAATGCCACTGCGCCAGCAATAATTAAAGGTGCTGCTGTACCAGCAATTGCACCGATTATTCCAAGTCCTGCCACTGCTGCTAATCCTTTACCGATTGTTTCCCAATCTAATCCTTGGAAATTTTGCATAGCATCACCAGTGATCCATAGAGCACCAGCAAGTATTACTAATGCAGCACTGCCAATTAACATAGATGGAGAAGATTTTCCAAGCAACATAGCAATGCCAGCAAGTCCTAACAATGCCACCCCACCCATAGCGATACTTTCCCATTCGACATCAGCGAATTCTTGAAGTGCTTTTGCCGTTACGTATAATGCGCCAGCAAGTATCACCATCGATGCAGCACCTTTGATTACATTTGCATTACCAAATGAACCAATACCTTTAGCGATTCCAGTTAACAAACCTTGTATACCTGATCCAATACCTTTACCTAGTCCAGCGATACCACCACCAAGTGCTTTAAGACCAGCACCAATTCCAGCCATTATACCGCCACCACCTTCTCCACCAGATGCAGCCTGTGCTTTAACTGGTGTAGAATCACCTCTGGTATTTTCCTCAATCTTTTCCAGAAGATCAGTTTGAGAACCCATCATTCGATTATTTTCTAATTCAGTTTCTTCAGACTTACCTGCATTTGCTGCAGCTGTGGTAGCAGTTGGTGGTTTTAATCCAGCCGAGTTACCACTAAGATTACTAAGTATCGCTCTGTTCACTGGAGTTGGACTTTTCACATCAGTACTATAATCGTACTTTGCATATTCATCTGCACTGGCTTGTCGTTTATCTAATAAAGCACGACCTGCTTTAGATTTACCCATCTCGTCATCACTATGACCCGTAATAGATTTAAACTTTTCTATAGCAGCTTCATTTTTCTTTATTTCTTTTGACGCATTGTGCGCACCCTCATAATCTTTTTTCAGCTGTTCACGTGTTCCTGGATTACCGAGTGCTTTTTGTTTTTCAATAAACTTTTCTCTTTCCATACTTTTATTGAATACACCACCGATGTTAAGTGCACCCATTACCTTCTGTTTCACATTACTAACAGATAGAGATTGTTTTAAGTTGTCTTTTTTATCTTGAATCTTTTCGCCGAGTGTTTTGAATGTTGTCATACCTTTAGCAATTTCAGATATTGCTTTGGCTTCTTTGTCCCATTCTTTTTGGAAATCTTCGTCAGACTTCCCCATTCGTTTCGTAGTTTTTAACTGATCAGATAGAGTATCTCTAATTTTAGCGAGGATAGCAGTATCGCTTGCCTGTCCTCCACCAAGTTTAGCAGCAGTGGCAGATTGAACCTTATTCGATAATTCCATTAGTTGTTTAATGGAAGTCAACTCACCTAATGTAGCAGATTGAACTGCTAAAATTTGTGAGAATCCTTCAGTAGTAGTACTGGTCTGTTCTCTAATACTAGAATTTACCGAACTGTTGCTGGTTCTCTTTGCCATTTTATCTTACTCTCTTTTGTGATTCTAATCTACGTTTTTCTTCTTCTAAATACTGAATCAACATATGCACATATATTTCTCGTTCAAACGGTATCATTTCCTCAATTTCCGTAAGCGAGTACTTGTGGTATTGCATTAAAGCAAAATTCATCTTATAATAATTGTGCAATGTCTCATGACAAAGGTTTATTAAAAAAAACTTTGGAGTCCCTCCAATGTCTTCTTATGTTCTTTACTACAAAGGGGACATGTGTACTCAATATCTTTTTTAATCTTAGGCATTGTAGTAAAGAATTTTTGTACTTTCAGAAACTGTTCTGAAGTTAAATTCTCAACGAATGCTAAAAGTTCTTTTTCTGTTTGTTCATGACCATGGAAAATTTCATCGCCTTGATAGATATAATCTATTGAATTTGCGATAATCTTAAAGATATTGTCGATATTTTCTGTATCTGCAAGTTCTAGTTTCTTGGACATTTCTACTGTTGGATATTTCATCACAACACCAACATCTCCAAACAACTCAATCTTTTTATTATGGTCTGCATCTTTTTCTACGGACAGTTTTGTTAAGTCAATACTAATCTTAACTTTGGCTTTGTCGTTTTCTTCACCATGATCTACATCACATGGGACTAAAATTTCAATAATTTCTCCAACAGACTTAGCACGAATCTGAGTAAACATATACTCAAGATCAAATGTTGCCAGTTTGTTAATATCAATCTTATCAAGAACACAAGAGCCGATAACACCCTTCAGACTATCTACCATCACAGATAAATCTTCACTTTGTTGGGCAATCAGCAGAGCCTTTTCTTCTTTAATAAGAAATGGACGGTATTTAATCGATTCATTAGTTGAGGGAACCACCATACTGTATGTTGGTGTACTCATCATTGGTAAAGACATATTATTCTCCTTTAGACATATTCTTAATTAACTTATTCAACTCACTTGTGCTACCTACAAAGATAGCATTGTTTGTCACCTTCTTACTCGTTTCTGATTTAGAAGGTGCATCAAGTTTGGCTTTTTGCTGATGTATATCCATAAGTTGTTGGTTAACATCGGCTAACTGTTTCATCAAATTACCCACGACTTCAAAAGCACGTGGGTGTTCACTAGATTTTGCTACTTCCAAAGCATGCATTAAAGCATTTTGTCCTGTAGTAAGTAACTCACGAAGATTATCTCTGGCTGTATCATAGTCAGATTCAATTCTTTCATTTGGTGGAGTTACTATTTCTCCTGTTTCAGCAACAATCATTTCATTCTTTGGTATTGAAGGGATATCAAAGACTTGTGACAAAGAATCATCAATTTTCATATTTATTAATCGTTTCTAGTGTTTCTTGTTGGTGGGTCACCTGGAAATCCTGCACCAAAACTTGCTGCTGGCGCAGGGGTTGGGAATGCTGGCGCAGGTACACCAGCAACTGGGAATGCTGGAGTTGTTGGTGTGATAGTAGGTGTAGCATTTGTTGCTGTTCCTGCAATCTTTTCTTGAGTTCTTCCGAATGCTGCGATACCTAATACCGCACCCATGGCTAAGTGAAACAAACCAGCACCTTGTAGTGTCAGTGGATTCCATTGAGTGACTGGCTGTTTCATTGTTGCCTGTAGTAATGCCCACAGAACTGGAAATATAACCATGTCACACATACACACAATCATGTACATCCAACCCATAGCTGGACGCCACTTTTTCTGCATCCAGTCTTCGTCTTTTTTAACTTCTTTAATTTCATCAGCCATCTTTATCTCCTTAACGTCTTCTTAACAGACTTGGTATTTTTGTAACTAATTTTGCACCAATTGCACCTATAGCAAAATTCTTCAATTTGTCCACTAATGTATTTTGTTGTTTTGGACTAACTGAATCAACAGTTGTTGTAAAGTCTGGACTATATCTGCTCGCTGAATCTGGAATCACCCCATAAGTCTGGGATATGTGTTCATCAGATAATTTAAATCCATCTGCAACTCTTTCCGTAATATAGTATTTGTAGACAAAGTTCACTGACATCTTCATGACATCTTTTGAAGTTGTATCTAATTGTATAGCACCTACACTTTTTGGGTATGCTTCAAACATAGTGACTTTATATCTAACATTATTTTCTAGATCTTCCACGAATACTGTAATGTCTGTAATGTATTCTTTATAGTAGCTGAACAGACGAGTATCTGGATTTTGAATAGAGATTGTCCATGTATCAAACAATTCTTTAACTGCCATTGCTCTGTCTACATAAAATGACATTGATATTGGTTCGTAAAGTCTTTCATATGGTGTTTCTCTAAATTCACCGAATGCTCTATTCTGTGTTGTTGAATAATTAGTACCTGGAATTTGTACTTGGTCACAAAGTAATCCAACTAATCCTATCACTTCTGGATCCAGAAAAGGTGGTTGGAACATAACATGGAATCTATTAGTTCTAGATAATCCACCTCTTTTTATTTGAGCAACAAATTCGTTTAGTTCAGCCATTATAGTTTTCTTATTTTCTTTCTGGAGTCAGACCAGACTTGTTGTTTAGATGCGCCAACAAATCGTTCTACAGGAAGCAACATAGCAGTTGCCCAGTCAGCAGAACTAACTCTTCTAAATTGGCTTCTTACATGACTATTTAAATATTGTTTAACACATGGATGGGCTGCTTTGTATTTCGAAACACCATCTATAAGAGCCCATGAATATTTCAACTTTGTAGTTTCATCCCAACGACTATTGTTCTTAAAGGTTAGCAGAGCATCTAATAAATAGATTCGAAGGTCGTATGGAAGATAATGCATATTAAGACCATAGAATCCATCTGCAGTTTTTCTAAATGGAAACACTAGAGGGAATCTATCATAGTATGGAAGATCCTCTTTTGTTTTTGGATCATAAGCATACATATACAAACTTCCAGGTTGTATAGTAGTTGTATTCTGTGAAGGATCACCTTTTATCACTTGATTTGGGGTGATGTTTTGCTGGGCGAGAGAACTCACCTGTTTGTTGAACCAACTAGTAGATCGTTTAACTGATGTTAATAGATCGTACTGATTACGTTCAAATACGTCTTGCATTGGTTTTTTAGCCATAATGTTATTTAGGTTACTTCAAACCAAGTTCGTGTTCTGTTATTATTTTAAATTCCCATCCACGATCTTTAGCGTATGCTCTTGCAGCAGCCCATTTGGCTTGATTTTTGATATACATAAACGATTCTTGTAGATAACGCTGGGTTTGTTTCCCAGGATATTGTGGAGGATTGGTTTGTTTCTCTGGCTTAACTTCAATTAAGTATGTTTTCAACTTACCGTCATTAGAATTAACCTGTATTTTAAAGTCTACAAAGTAACGATGGATCAGGTTATCTGTTGGACAACGATATGGAACAACAGTTTCTTCTGAACTCCATTTAATAACACTAGGGTTCTTATCGCACCACATGGCAAAGCGTGTTTCCCAGCTAGATCTCATAATTATATTTGTAGGATCCCCTGCATATTTTTCTGCAAAAACTGGCTTGAACGATCTTTTATGGAACATAAATAACTAATTAGAAATAAATAACATCCCCTTTATTTAGAGAAACCAAATGGCACTACAATATAACGACGATGGCGAACCAGAAGATCAGCCAGTAGAAACACCTGATAATCAGGCAGAGGTTCAAGCGCAAACACGTGCCGTACCTGTTTCTAAGAGAGAAACTTATCCAGAAAAACAAGCAACTAAATTTGAACAATTTGGTAAAGAAACTGGTAAGTATGACATCGGTAATTATCAGTATCCTGATGATTTAACTACTGATTTTAGGTATGGTGGTAACTATGTTATTTTTTACATTAACGTAGCAGAAGATTCGAAGTTAATATCAAAATATAAAGCAGATACGGTAGATGATTTCCCAGCCAGAGATGTTGGAGATAATCGTGCCATGAATTGGGATCAAAAGAGTCTTATCGGAGCAAATGCTGGGGTTAATACTATTACTGGTATTGCAGGTGGAACCATCGGATTCGGTCCAGCTAAAAGTGTTGCTGAGGGTGTTGGTAATGCAGCTAAAGGTGCAGCTGTAGCAAATATTGGAACTGTTGGTATTGCAGTAGCATCTACAATGACTACTGATCAGTTAAGATCTCAGAAAAGATTAAAGACTGCTATTGCTTTACATATACCAAACAAACTTGGTATAAAGTATGGAGTTACATATGACTCCACTGATACTGCTGGGCTTGGTATGGTAAAAGCACTTGGTGGAGAAACAGCTGATGCTATTATGAATGCGCTTGGAAAATCTAGTAAAGAAAGTAATGTTACTGGTGTGGCTCAGGCAGTTATCACAAACCTAGCATTATCAAAAGGACCAAATGCCGAAGCAAATTCACAGATGCTTGGCATGGCAGCAAATCCTAAGAAAGAACAAGTATTTAAGGGTGTTGACTTTAGATCGTTCTCTTTTGAATATCAATTCTTTCCAAGAGATTATAGCGAAGCACAAAATGTACTTAGGATCATTGAAGAATTTAAGTTTCATATGCATCCAGAATTTAAAGATGACAATAACTTCGTTTATCTCTATCCTTCTGAATTTGATATTTTTTACTATCAGGGTGGAGAAGAGAATTTAAATTTACATCGTCATACGTCATGTGTTCTTACAGATTTAGATATTGATTATACTCCAAATGGACAATTTACTACATTTGCTGATGGCATGCCAACTCAAATTAATGTTACTTTAGCATTTAGAGAATTGGCTCTGTTGACAAAAGATAAGATTAAGGCAGGTCTATAATGTACTTCGAAAATTTTCAAAAAATATTATATGATTTTGACATAGAAGCAAAGGCTGGCACTGGCACTCAGGCATATGCAATCTGTGATTTGGCTGGTGGTGGTGTGAATGCAATTACTGTAACGAACGTGGGTTCTGGATATACTTCAGCAACTTGTATATTTGGACCACCCGATAATGGTGAAGCTGGTGTATCTGCAACTGGAAGAGTAGTAGTTATTGGTGGACAGATATCATCTATAGTTGTAACAAATCCAGGAACTGGATATACTACTATACCAGATGTAACAATTTCTAATCCATATGGTATCACTAGAAAATTTCATAAACTTATTGCCATGACGGATATTACTACAAATATTCGTTTTAGAAAAGAAATTCTATCTAATGTAACTACATATGACTCATATGATATTAAAGATGGAGATACTCCAGAAATTCTTGCTGAGAAAATATATGGTAGTCCAGAATATCATTGGGTTATAATGTTAGCAAATAATCGTTATGATTATTTGGCTGACTGGCCACTAACGTATGGTGCTCTTCAAGAATATGTAGATTCAAAATATGGAGCCACTGCAGATAGCATTCGTCATTATGAAGATGCCAATGGTCATGTAGTTATGGGTGGTGTTTCAGTATCTAATAGAGAATATGAAGAACGAATAAATGAAAGAAAGAGAAGAATAAAAATAATTTCTCCTTCTTTAATTAGCACTATTCTGGCGAATTACAAAGATTTGATTTAAATGACAGCCAAAACAATAAGATTCGCTGGTGATGTAAACGTAAATTCTATTAAGATTGTTACCAGATCTGGTAACTCTCAGAATATTACTGCTCAGGTTATTAACATCCAAATATTCGAAGACTTATTTTCTCCATTTATCACAGGCTCTCTTGTACTTAAAGAATCATTAGATTATGTTAATTTATTACCATTCACTGGTGAGGAACAAGTAGAAATTGATATTAGTACTCCAACCTTATCCAAGGGTAATATTAAAGGTACATTTTATATTTACAAATTAACTGATAGAGAACTGCTTGGAGATAAGTCTGTTACATATCAGTTACATTTTATATCAATGGAAGCCATTGTTGATTTAAATAAAAAGATTAGCAGAGTTTATACTGGTAAAGTTAATGATGTTATTGCAGATATACTAACAAATAAAACTGATGGTCTTCAATCTACTAAAAGATTTATATCAGAAGAATCATCTCGTTCAGTTAAATTCATATCTAATTTTTGGTCTCCTGTTAAGTCCATTAATTATGCTGCACAGTTTGCAGAAAATAACAATAACTCTCCAAGTTTTTTATTCTTCGAAAATAGAGATGGATTTTATTTCACTAGTTTAGAATCTATGTATGAATCTCAATCGGTGCAGAAGTTTACTTATGACAGATATACACGTGATAAAAAGCCTAATGGAGAAGATGCTAGAAATGTAACTGAAGATTTCAAACGAATAAACCTAATAAGTATACCAATAGGGTTTGATTATATTGATAGAATAAGAAGTGGTATGTTTGCTTCTAAAGCAACTTCGTATGATCTAACTAAAAAGTCTTATAGAGTTAAGACATATAATATGTTTGATAAATTTGATACATCTAAACATCTCAACAAATATAACGTGGCTTCTTTAAATTCTATTTTTAGAACAAATTCTTCCATGATGATTATACCAAGATACACTGACGGATTTAGTGGTGGTGGTGATCTTAGTTATTTTAAATCAATTCAACAAAGAATTTCTTTATTGAAAGCAGCAGAGGCGAACAAGATTCACATTTCTGTTCCTGGAAGATTAGATTATACAGTCGGGCAAAAAGTAGAAGTTAGATTGAATAAAGTAGAACCATTAAGAAGCAGTGATAGAGATATCGAAGATAAAATGTTTTCAGGTTTTTATATAATTTCTGCTATCAATCATAATGTAGATAAAGAAATGCATGAGTGTCATATGGAATTGATTAAAGATAGTTTGTTAATGAGTGTAGATAAGGCGAAAAAATAATGTTTTATTCAGGTATTGTAGAAAACAGATCAGATCCACTTCAACTTGGTCGTTGTCAGGTTCGTATTGTGGGATTACACACCCATGATAAAACTCAATTACCGACTAATGAATTACCATGGGCACTTCCAGTACAACAAATTGGTTCTGCTGCAATGAATGGTATTGGTTATACTCCAGTTGGTCCAGTTGAAGGTACTACTGTTATTATTATGTTTGCTGATGAAGATCAACAACAACCAATTATACTTGGTACTATTGGTGGTATACCACAAGCACCAACTGCTATTGATGATGATGACAACTCTAGTCCTGTAGAAGATAGCACAGAAGTTTCTAAGATAGAGTTGAGAACTATTGTTGGTCCAGTTAATGGAAAGAAATTAACATTCATAGACAAAGCAACAGGAAGAACTGATTTAACTAAAGATCTAAAAGCCAATATGAAAGTTATTGGCTTTCAGTTACCTGAAGATACATTTATTGTTAGTGTAGATAGTGGCACTCAGATAACTATTAATAATGTAGTTGCAGGTTATGGTGAAAATATCATAACATTTAAAGATGCACCCACTAATCTTGCAGAAGTTAATGCAAGTAAAGCACAAAATTATTTGACAGATGGCTCAGGAAAACCAGTTACTTCTGGAGATGGAACACCAATTACCGTTGGAGAATCTCCAGTTCAACCAACGAAAACTAATCTTGCAATACCTACAAAACCACCAAAAGGTGCATCTCTAAATCCTGCTAAAGCGGAGGAAGGCATCAAAGCACTTATTGCTGCATGTGATAAAGTTGGATTAACTACCAGAGAACAGAAGTGTGCGCTGCTTGGTATTGCTGGTGGTGAGTCTGGTTGGATCCCACAATTAGAAAGTTATAATTACAGTAAAGATCGTCTGAAACAAATATTTTCTTTTGCGACTGATGCTACTGCTGAACAATATTCACAAGCATCAAAAAAGGGAATGACTAGAGCACAATTTTTCTCTTGGGTTTATGGACCAACTACACGTGGTAAAAACTTTCTTGGTAATCAAACAGATGAAGATGGTGGTAAGTATTTCGGTCGTGGATTTATTCAGTTAACTGGTAAAGCAAACTATAAAAAGTATCAGGACATGTCAAACAAGATGGGTCTAAATTTAGATCTTATCAATAATCCTGACTCACTTGATACTGATATTAATACATCTGCTTTAGTTGCTGCTCTCTATATTAAAGACAGAGTGCCATCTTCTGCAAAAACAACAGATCATCCTGGATATTTTTATGCTGCTAAAAAAGCAGTTGGTGTTAACTCACCAGATATCGCAGCACGTAAATTATCTTATTATGAATATTTTTATGGAGAAGTAGCAGGTGGTGTAGTAGAAAAAGACGCAGGAACAAAAGCAGCAACACCACCAAAAGATGGATCTTCTCCAACTCCTGGACCATCTGCAGAATCTAAAAAACGAGGTTCAGATAATACTGGATTTAGAGATCCAAATAATAAGTATCCTTTAAAATCATATATTAATGAGCCAGACACAAATCGTTTGGCACGTGGTATAATTACTGGAACTGTTATAGAGAAAAAAGATTCTAATATAAAAAAGGGTGTGCCGAAAGCAGTAGATCAAGGATCATGGGATCAACCAAATAATGGCTTTGGCTCAAAATATCCTTTCAATAAAGTTATGGAAACTGAGTCTGGTCACATTCAAGAATTTGATGATAGTCCTGGACATGAGAGAATACATACGTATCATCGCTCTGGTACATTTACTGAGATTGATCCAAATGGAACTCAGGTAAATTATATCATTGGTGATAATTTCACACTAATGGAACGAAATGGTTCTATCCATGTGGCTGGTGAATATAATCTAACTGCTGATGGAAACGCAAATATATTCTGCAGATCAGATGCAAACATTGAAGTCTCGTCTAATGCAAATGTTCGAGTTGGAAATAATGTATCACTTGCAGTGGCAAACGATGTAGATATTGCAGTTGGTGGTCATTTTAATGTTAAGGCAGTTGGTGATTTTAATGTTCAGGCTGCAAATATTAATCAGTTAGCTGACAGTGCTATGAAAATAGGATCGAGTGGAACTGTTGATATTAATTCTTCTGGTGTTATGAATGTTAATTATAGTCGAGGTAATTTTGGTGTTAGCGCAACAGCACCTTCTACTGTAGCAGGTACACCACCACCAGCAGGGCAACCTTTAAATCCAACTATTCCTTATTTAATTCCTCCAGAAAGAGAACTCGAACAACAGGCTGCAGTAGAAACCCCAGAAGATTTTAATACACCAGAAGGTCGTAAGCAATCACAAATACAAACACAAAAGGGCGAGCCTAATGCTCCAGCACCTGTTGCAACAGAAGAAGCACCAACACCAACTGGTGGAGCACAATCTAAACCAGTTGCTGCTGATTGTAAGATAATCTATACTACTAAGAATTTCACTAATGACTATACGATATCTAAGAATTTTACATTGGGTATGTTAATGGATGGTGGTGTTAATGGAAAACATAAACTTGTTGACCAAATGCTTCAACCAACGGCTAATACACCATTAAGATTATATACTGTTCAAGAAATTGTTTGTAATTTAGCGATGAGTGCTCAGAATCTACTTGAAAATTATCTAGCTGTTCTTCCAAACGGCATAAGTGGATATAAGAAACAATGGACTATTTCTTCTGGTTATAGATTAAAGGGTGTTGTTAGTTATGAGAGCGCAACATCAGATCACTGTAAGGGACACTGTTTTGATGTTTGTTTACTAGGTGCAGATGTGAGTAATAAAACATATGATCTCGTTCAGAAGATGGAACCACTAGTAACATATGATCAGATGATTTTAGAATATAGAAATCCGACTTCAGTGTGGATTCATTCTAGCTACAAAGCCCCAGGATCACCAGCAGGTGGTAATCGTAAGATGGCATTCACTATGGTAAATGACACAACTTATAAACGAAATGCTAAAGGGATACCTGAGGGATTCGTCTTAATTAATCCAATACCTCCAAAGAATAAAGCATAATGGCTAAGGTAACGTATAAGGGAGCTATGTCAGATGCATCTTGTGGTTTACCTGCAAATGCATTGACTACTGAAGTATGTACCAAAAGTTTTGTAGCAGAGGGTGCTATAGGACTAGTTGGTTCTAAATTCACACAACAGCAGGTGGGAAGTAGTATACATCCTATTAGTGCTAGAAATATAAGTTCTGGTGCATCTAAAACTTTCTTTGAAGGTAAGGCTGCAGCAAGAATTGGAGATTCAATTTCTTGTGGTGATAAAGTAAAAGATGGATCTGCAAAAACGAACGTAGAGTAACCTAAATAAGAATATGGCAAGAAATACAAGAATCTTCTCTGATCTAGACTTCAATTTCACGGCTCACCCAGTGACTAAGGATTTGACACGTCGATATGGCGACAATGCCATAAAGACTGCGCTAAAAAATCTTATCCTAACCAACAACTTTGAACGACCATTTCATAGTGAAATTGGTAGTCCTATTAGACGTTTACTGTTCGAGCCAGCAACTCCTCTACTTGCAGCTTCCCTAAAACAGGCTATTATTAATACTATTAATAACTTCGAGCCAAGAGTAGAGCTAATTAATGTAATAGTTAGCGTAGATGAAGATTCTTATTCAGTTGGAGTTTCTATAGAATTTCAAGTTATTAATACAACAAGACCACTAACTCTTGACCTAACGCTAGAGAGAACACGATAAAATGGCAAATAAAAGAATCACCGTAACAGAGTTAGACTTTGATGGTATCAAAGGAAACTTAAAGAATTTTTTAAAAGGACAGACAGAATTTCAAGATTACGATTTTGAAGGTTCTGCTATGTCAGTTTTAATAGATGTTTTAGCATACAACACGCATTATAATGCTTTGTACAATAACATGTCTATTAATGAGATGTTTCTTGATTCTGCTAGAAAACGTAACAGTGTAGTTTCTATTTCTAAGATGCTTGGTTATTCTCCAAGATCAGCAACATGTTCTCAAGCAACAGTCAATATAGTAGTTTCTGGTGGAACTTCTTCTCCTGGAAATTTATCGTTACCTTCATATAGTCCATTCACAAGTAGTATAAATGGAAAGACATATACTTTCTATACACAGGGAACTATAACTGTGAATAGAGTAGCCAATTCATACACATTTGCTGATGTTTCTATCATTGAAGGTACTCCTCTTTCTTATCAATATAATGTTTCTGCTGGAACACGTTATGTTATACCAAACCTTGGTATTGATCTTGCTACATTAAAGGTTAGAGTACAAGAAAATTCTTCTTCCAACGTCTATGAGACATGGTATAAAGCAGGAGAACTTGTAGATATTGATAATAGCACTCTTGCATATTGGACGAAAGAAATTGATGATGGTTTATATGAACTAACATTCGGAGATGATAATCTTGGTAAAGCACTAGAAGCTGGTAACGTAGTTCACTTAGATTATTTTGTATCTAGTTTAGAAGCACCAAATGGTGCACGATCATTCACATATAATGGATCAACTTTAATTTCTGGTGCTACTGTTGCTATTACAACAAACGATCCTGCCAATAATGGTGCTGATCGTGAAGACACAGAAAGTATTCGTTTTAATGCGCCAAGATCATATGCAGCACAAAATCGTGCAGTAACTCCAGATGACTACAAAGCATTGATTTATTCTGCTGTTCCAGAAGCACAATCAGTAACAGTTTGGGGTGGTGAGGATAATGATCCTCCAGTATATGGCAAAACATACATTTGTGTTAAACCTAGAAATGCTAGTAAGTTAACATCAATCCAAAAGGCTAATATTATTAGTACGGTTTTGGGCAAACGTGGTGTTGTTTCAGTTATACCAGAAATTGTAGATCCAGAATATATTAATATTGCTTTACATGTAACTGTTTATTATAACGAACAAACAACAACAAAAACATCAGATGAAATTGCTAGTCGAGTTAGAACAGCAGTCATGGAATATAATAATACAGATCTCCAAACTTTCGATGGTGTTTTTAGATTCTCTAAATTGAGTAAACTTATAGATGAAACAGATACATCTATCGTAAATAATATTACAACTGTTCTTCTTCGTAGACAACTAACTCCAAGATATAATGTACGTGCTCAGTATATTCTTAATATGATTAACCCTATTTTGAGTACTGGGCTTCCAGAAAATGCTTTTAGTAGTACTGGTTTTTATATTTCTGGTTCGGATCAAATTCACTATCTTGACGATGATGGTGTTAAATATGTTCGTCTTTGGAGATATGGCGATAATGGTATTAAAATTATTGTAGACAATCAATTGGGAACTATTGATTATGCCAAAGGATATGTTGATATACGCAATCTAAATATTGTTGCACTAGCAGATATTGATTTAGAAATTTCAATTCGTCCGCTATCCAATGATGTAGTTTCAGCACTTACACAAATTGCAGAAATTGCAACTGACCACTTATACATAACAGCTATTGCGGATAAAACTGCTTCTGGGGATTTACGTGGTGGTTATAACTATACATTCGCTTCAAGTAGATCATAATTAGTTAATAAAATGGCAATCACAAAACCGCAGTTAAAGTCGCTGGTCAAATCCCAGCTACCAGAATTCGTAAGAGAAGAGTACGACACATTCGTACAATTCCTACAAGCATATTATGAATTTCTTGAAACGACTCAGGTAAATTTAAATACGACACGTGATTTAGATAACACATTAGAAAGTTTTGTTAGTTATTTTAAAAATGAGTTAGCTGCTAAACTTCCTTATTCTACTATAGATGAGAGATTTTTATTACAACATATTAAAGATCATTATCGTGCTAAAGGTTCTGAGAACTCATTTAAACTTTTATTCAGGATTCTTTTCAATAAGGAAGTTACACTAGACTATCCATCGAAACAGATGCTACGTGCATCAGATGGTAAATGGAATCAAGATGTATCAGTATTCGTTAGAATCATTCAAGGAAACCCAAACGATATCGTCGGTAAACTTGTTGATGTTGTAACAACTACTAAAATCATTCGTGTCTTAGTTGATCGTCGTCAGTATGTTGAGGTAGAAGTAGATCGTGCAATTCGAATCTCTGATGATGTTTATGAGTTTATCATAGATCGTCGTTTCTTCGGTAATATTTCTGTCGGTGATAGATTACGTTATCGAGATGATGCCAATGGCATTTTCTTTAATGGTACGATCTTAACTACAACAGCTAGCCTTATAATTCAACAACCTGGAACTGGATTTAAAGTAGGTGATTTATATAATGTTAAAAACTTTGATGGTTATGGATCTATATTAAAAGTTTCAGGTGTAACATCAACAGGTGGTATGGCATCTGCTGTTTTTATTAAATATGGTATTGGATATACCACTGACTTTACTACTACAATTTCTTCTACAAGTGGTCAGGATGTAGCTGGTACTGCAGGAACAATTATTCAGCGTGTAGATTCTATAGTTGGTGGGGTTAATACATTAAGTACATTAACCATATCAGAAGGTATGGATGGCTTCTCTGAGAGTGGAACATTCAGTGTGGCAGACTATAACCAACAGGTACCAGCAGATTCTAACTATGCGACTGGACCAGCAATAGATGGAACTTATGCTGGTCTTGTTGTTCGTGAATTTGGTATTAGTTCTGTAGATTCTCAAGCATCTACAACTGAACCAGCTATTCTTAAAGTTACTCTTGGACCACTTGCAAAATATCCAGGTTATTATATTAATAATGATGGATTCTTGGATGATGCAATTTATATCCAAGATAGTCGTTACTATCAATCATACTCTTATGTTATTAAGATTGATGAAGCATTAGACAGTTACAAAACCGCTGTTAAGAATTTAATTCACCCCGCTGGTATGGCAATTTTCGGTGAATATGATATTCGAAATGAATTTAATGTCGGTATTACTTTGGAGTCTATGTTAAAGATTCTAAACGTAACTGTGAACGATTCGTTCATGCTTGGCGATACTACTGGAACATTATTCACTAGAACTGTCCCGTATTTAAATTTATCAAAACCGATTGATGATACTACATTAAATTATGATAATTACGCTGATGGACATTCTGTAACTATAACAGAAATTGGATATGCGAGTGATTTAACGAGAACACTTCCGTATCTTGATTTATCAAAACCAATTAATAGTACTACATTAAATTATGGTTTAGTCACAGAATCGCAGGATGTAACTCCAAGCGAACTTACATCTACATATGCTGATGCTAGCACTCGTTTGGGTGCAAATATATTTGACTTCTCCAAGAGTTTAAGTCTTGGACACTTTATTAACAATGGAACTACGACAGACGATGAATCTGTTATAATGACTGAAACTGGTTATACTGCAGATCTTGGTAGAACTCTACCAATTTTAAATGTTTCTAAGTTACTTTATAACAACACATTTAACTATGATAATGTATTAGACGATAATACAGCGACTATGACAGAAGTTGATTATGCTGGTATTCTAGGAACCAGACTTGGCATTTCAGCAATTGATAGTAATAAAGTACTAAGTGCTGGACATTATTTACTTGATGGTTCATCTACAGATACTGAAACTGCCACTATGCTGGATACAGATGCCTCAAGCGCATCTGACCTAAATAGAACAAACCCTGCATTCTCTTTAACAACTACCCTAAATAGTCAGTACTACATTGTTGGTACTGCTACATATGCTGGCGATAATAGTATTACTTTACCCACTGGTGGTGAGAGTGGTGTTTTAGATCTTAACCCATATGCTGCAGGAGATTATTTCTTGCATGACGATGGTTTATACGTTGGAGTTCTATATGTTGCAGGGCAAGGATACGGATATCAGACCTTTACTGGGGCTGGTGTATAATAAATCACTCAATAGGAGATTCTTATGAATTTAAACGAACAAGATATAAAAGCAACAGGACATGTAGAAATTGTTGTTACCGATAAACAAGGCAAGATTAAAGAAACACGTAGTGTAAAGAATCTCGTTATGACTGTTGGTAAAGCATATATTGCACAACGTATGACTTCTGGTTCTACGCAGATTATGAACACAATGGCCATTGGTGTTGGAACTACAACCCCAGCTGCTACTCAGACTGCTTTGTCATCTGAGGCTGGTCGTGTTGCGACTTCTTCTTTCTCTGCAGGTGGTACTTCTGGTAATGAAGTTACTGCGACTGCTACATTTCCAGCTGGTACTGGTACTGGATCTATTACTGAAGCGGGAATTTTTAACCCATCTTCAGCTGGTGCAGCTGCTGGTACTATGATGTGTCGTACAACCTTCCCAGTTGTTAGTAAAGCTGCTGGTGATTCTATCGCCATCACATGGAAAGTTACTGTATCCTAAACTAGGAAAATCTAAATGGCATCACTACTGAAATCACCATTACACAATTCGATTGCAGAAGGGTTGTATAATGAACTTCAGAATCGTACATCACGATACTATTATTTCTTAGGAAAATCTCTCAGTTGGACAGATTCGGATACACCTCCACTGCCTATTGATAGTTTTGACTATGAGTTACAAACACGTAACGAAATAATTACAATGAAGGAGATAAAGTCCACAGACGTGGCTTTCGTCATTCTACGCAGAGACTGGATTTCTGGTACAATCTATGATATGTATGATGATCAATATAGTGATGAACTGCAAGGTATTAATTTAATCTCTGGTGGATATGGTTATTCAGATACACCAAGTGTAACTATTACTGGTGGTGGTGGTACAGGTGCTACAGCAACAGCACAACTAACAGATGGATTCGTTACATCAATAATTTTATCTTCTCGTGGCAGAGGTTATACAACTGCTCCAACAGTTAATATTTTAGGTGGTGGTGGAGAAGGTGCTGCTGCACTTGGTGTTATCACTAAAGCACCTTCTGGAACTCAAAAATTAGAAGACACTAACTGTTATGTAATGACAGATGAATACAACGTATATAAATGTCTCGATAACAACAATAATGCGATTTCTACTTACAAACCAATTGGTACTGTTGTAGATCCTGTTATCATGCCAGACGGATATATGTGGAAATATTTGTATAGTATTCCAATTGCATTGCGCAATAAATTCTTGACTGATGTCTATATGCCTGTTGTTAATGCATTAAGATCTCAGTTTTATTCTGATGGCGAAATCCTAAACATAGTTGTTGAGAATGGTGGGCAGAATTATACCACAGCAAGCATTTCAGTTGCTGGTGATGGATATAGAGCATCAGATCCTCTATTACTAACTGGTGTTAATATAACTACTGGAGGTACTGGATATAGTGGTGGAGCCACATGTTTAATGACTCCTCCTTTCAATGGTGCAAATAACTGGGTTGCTAACATAGGTATTCTTCTTGGACAATTGGTGGAGCATGATAATAACATTTATATTGCAACTCTTACTGGCACCACAGCAACTCCTGCCCCATCTCATAAATCTGGAATTGTTGCCAATGGAACTGCAGCACTAAAATATATTGGTTCAAGAGTAACTGGTACACCAATAGTTTCTAGTGGTGTAATAACTGGTGTTACTCTTAATGGTAGTATTTATGATATTACTATGGCGACTTCTGGATCAGGATATACATCTGCTCCAGCTGTAACATTAATTGGTGGAGGTGGTTCTGGATTTGTTGGTTCTTCAATTATGAGTGGTACTTCTGTACAAAGAGTATACATAACTAATTCTGGAATAAATTTTACTAGCGTTCCAACTGTAAGATTTGGAACTTTATTTACAAATTCTACTGTATATACTGTTGGACAACAGGTATACTTTTCAACTAGATTATATACTGTGACTGGTGCAGGAACATCCCATGCATCTACTACACCGAGCCACACTTCTGGAGCAGTTGTTAATGGAACTGCTACATTAACATATGTTGGCTCTCCTGCAACTGGTACTGCTACTCTAAAATATGGTGCTGGTTATTCTACACTACCATCTATATCGTTCTCTCCGATTTCAGGTGGGGCTGGTGGAACAGGTTATTTTGCAGGTATAAAATCTGAAGCCAAACTAATTCCTATATTAAACAATGGACAGATTTATGGTGTGCAGATTGACGATGGTGGTGTTGGATATACATATGCTAACTTAACTGTTACTGGTAATGGTACTCTTGCTTCTCTAACTGCAGATCTATCTCCAGGTGATATTAATACACTTCAAGCGAATACTGAATTGTTGACACCTGATGGTCGTATTATGGCTTACCCAGTTATTTCTGGGGGTTTTGGATACGGTGGTGCTCCTACTGTTACTGTTACTGGTGATGGTACAGGGGCTAGTGCAACAGCTACTGTTGTAAATGGGGCTGTTAAAAAGTTAATTGTTGTTGATTATGGTACTGGTTATCGTTGGGCAAATGTTTCTATAACAGGTTCTGGATATGGAGCATCAGCTAGAGCAGTTCGTGCGCCATATGGTGGCCATGGTAAAGATCCAATTACTGGTATGTTTGCCAATACATTGATGTTTTATACTAATATTTCTAAAGATAAAAATCAAGGATTTGATGTTAATAATGACTTCAGACAACTTGGTATAATTAAAAACCCCAGACAGTTTGGTTCTTATGGAAACCTAAAAAGTGCGCTAGCATCTGCATGCTATGTTGTAACTGCTTCTATGAACACTACATATTTTACACAAGATATGCAAGTAAGACTTGGTACTCTAACTGGACCAAGATTTACAATTGTTGCACTAACAACAACTTCTTGTTTACTTCAATCTATAGATAATGCTGTTCCTGCTGTTGGGTCTGTATTTCTAAATTCTGTGGCACAAACATTTAGTGCAGCTGGTGTCACTACTCCAACGGCAGATAAATACTCAGGACACATCTTGTTTATTGATAATAAACAAGCATTTACTCCTACAGCAGACCAGACTGTTACTTTGAGAACTGTTATAAAATTCTAATAAATAATAGTAACTAACATAAAGAAGAAAAAGAATGCTAGATTTTAATACCGAACCGTATAATGATGATTTCGATGAAGAAAAAAAATTCTATCGAATTTTGTTTCGCCCTTCTTTTGCTGTTCAGGCACGTGAACTAACACAACTCCAGACAATCCTTCAGAATCAGATTACTCGCCATGGCGATAATATTTTCAAACAAGGTGCCATGGTTATACCTGGACAGGTATCTGCTGAAACTATTACTAATACTACAAAAGGTATTGATTATGTTAAACTACAGGCATTGTATAATGGTGTAGCCGTTGCTACATTTATTGATTCTTTGCAGGGTTTAGTTATCACAGGTTCAAGTGGATTAAAAGCACAGGTTATCAAGGCACAACGAGCAGAAGATACAGATCCAACAACTCTTTATGTTCGCTATTTAAATTCTGCAACTGATACTACGCAAAAAGTTTTTGCTGGTAATGAAGTTCTTCATACTGATACTGGTTTTTATTTTCAAGCACAAGCAAGTTCAGCTACAGGTAAAGGATCTTTGGCTACAATTGAGAGAGGTGTCTATTACATTAATGGACATTTTGTTCTTTGCGATACACAAGCAATTACACTAAACAAATATGACCCTTCTCCATCATATCGTGTTGGATTGAATGTATCAGAAAATATCACTACTGCAGAAGATGATGAAACTCTTTTAGATAATGCGCAGAATAGTTATAACTTTGCTGCTCCAGGTGCTCATCGTTACTTTATTGATTTAACACTATCTAAAAGATCTTTGGAGTCAACTGATGATCAGAACTTCGTAGAATTGATTCGTGTAACTGGTGGTGTTGTTAATACCATTGTTAAAGAAACTGCATATAATATAATCTATACTCAGATTCAAAATGAGATGGAAAGAAGAACATTCGATACTAATGGTGATTACACTGTTAATGGATGGTCTGTAGATGTTCGTGAATCACGTAATAATAATCGTGGAGCATGGGCTCAAAATAGTGCATATCTAATTAATGATATTGTTACATATGGTGGTTATACATATACTGCTAAAAATAGTGCATCTTCAGTAACTACTCCTCCAACTCATAATTCTGGCTCAGCATATGATGGTGCAGGTAATAGCGGTGTTAACTGGCAATATGATGAAAATCCAGTATACAATCGTGGTATAAAATTAACTGGTAATGAAGGTGATCTTGCTATCGGTATTGATGCTGGAAGAGCATATGTTTCTGGAGCAGAACTTGAAAATCCTGCTACTGCATACATAACAGTACCAAAGGCTAGAGATTATGATCAAGCGATCGATTCTGTAATAACTCCAGTTGTTGGAAATTATGTTATTGTAACTAACTTAAATTATGTACCAACTATCGATACAGGTACGTTAGTTAATATCTATGACGGTATCACTGGATCTTCTAATCGAGGTAATGCGTCAGCAGTTTCTAATGCACAATTAATCGGAACTGCCCGTGCTCGTTTTATTGAGTGGCACAATATTCTTCCTTATGGATCTACTTCACAATATAAATTAGGTCTATGGGATATCCAGATGAAATCTGGATTTGATTTCAACAGAAATGCTAAGTCTTTCTATACTGTTGGCAGTGGTGTTGGGACTTCTTTCTCAGCCGACATACAACCAGCATTAGTTAATTTAACTGGTTCAGTTACTGCAGTTGCAACTAATACTGTAACTGGTGTTGGGACTTCTTTCCTAACAGATTTAAAAGTTGGTGATTACATCCTTATTAACGATTCTCTGTATAGAAGAATCTCAGCCATTACTTCTCAAAATTCTTTAACAGTTGATAGCTCAATATCATCAGTGACTGGTGTAAAATATCAACTAGTAACAACTGTTCTACAAGAAGCCATAGCAAATAATTTAGTGTTCCCTCTTGCATATAGTTCTGTTCGTTCTATGAGAACATCTGGCAATAGTGGAGTTAACAATTTAAACTATACAGCTTATGTTAAGTTTAATAGTGTAAATACTGCTACTACTACTCTTGCATTAAATACATCAGGTAATTTTGCTTCTGCTGCAGATAATGATAGTTATCTTGTAGTTAAAGATTCTGATGGATCTGTTGTGAACATCACAGCATCTAATATTAGTGGTACTGGTACTTCTAACGTAAGTATCACTGTTCCGACATCTGGAACATATACTGTAATTGCTGCAGTTATTCGTTCTGGATCTGGTTTCGAAAAATCAAAAACACTAACACAAGTCACTGAAACATTCATTAGTGCTACTGCTGCTCAACAAGCATCAATCGTTCTAGATAAAGCAGATATATTCAGAATCATAAGCATTAAGATGGCTCCAGGAACTGCCTTTGATAGCACTCCAGGATCTTATACTCAAGATATTTCAGAGAGATATTCTTTCGATAATGGTCAGCGTTTGACACATTATGATTATGGTAAATTAAATTTACTACCATCTTATACTCAACCATCTAATCCAGTTCAAGTTGTATATGAATACTTTGAACATGGTGCTGGTGACTATTTTGATGTTAACTCTTATAGTGGTATTGATTACAAACAGATTCCTGCCAATCTACGAGACTCTATTGATTTTAGACCAAGAGTTGCTAATAAAACAACTGGTAGTGGAGTGAAGAACTTTACTAGCACAGGCTCTTCTATGACTTCTATACCAAAACGTGGTGAATATGTCAAAGCAGATTACAGTTACTATCTTGCTAGAAAAGATAAAATTATTTTAGAGCCAACTGGTAAATTAGTTGATATACAAGGCGTTCCATCTACTGTTCCTGGAGAACCAGTAACACCAGCACTTGGAATGGTATTGTATAATCTATCTCTAGAACCATATACTTTTGGTACTGCATCAACTAATGTGAGCGTTTCAAAAGTTGATAATAAACGCTACACAATGCGTGACATCGGTAAGTTAGAAAATAGAATTAATAATTTAGAGTACTACACATCATTATCTCTGTTGGAATCAGAAACATCTAGTTTAAAAATTCCAGATAGTAATGGTATGGATAGAATGAAGAATGGTTTTGTTGTTGATAACTTCGGTAGCAGTGCTCTTGTAGCTGATCCAAAAACTTCTGATCTTAGCTGTTCTATTGATATGGGGGCTAACTTACTGCGCCCAGCGCACACAATGCATAATGTAGATTTAATCGAACAAGCCTCTACTACTTCTGCAAGAACTAATGCTAATTATCAGCTAACTGGTGATATTATAACTTTACCTTATACTACTACACCTCTGGTCACACAGGCATATGCGTCTAGACTAGAATATGTTAATCCATTTGCCATCTATACATTCTTAGGAAGTGTTCAGATAACCCCAGCATCAGATGATTGGTTTGACACTGACAGAGTACCTGATCTTATTCAGCAGGTAGAGGGGAATTATAATTCTCTTAAGAATATGATAGATTTAAATAATGGTTGGCCAATTTATGGCGCATGGACTACAGATTGGTCTGGAACTCCTCAACATACTGTTACTACTAATAACTACATAAGTGGTAATCTTTTGATGGAAACAACTACTGATTCATGGTCTCAGACTGGTATTAAGTCAAGAAATGGTACTAAAACTTCTATAGTAGCAAAAACAGATTATGAGTCAGTTGGTGACAGAACAGTATCAACTTCTATCGTTCCTTATGTACGATCACGTTTTGTATTAGTTCAATCTAAACAATTAAAGCCATCTACTCGCTTTTATGCTTATTTTAATGAAGTTGATATAAATTCATATTGTACTCCAACGACTAAACTGGTGTATACTCCAACAGGTTCTACTGAAATTCTAAAAGCAGCAAACCATAAACTTTGGAATACTTCAACTAATGTCGGTGGATCTAGCACAGACATTAAAAGAAGAATCGGTACAGACGTACAAGTTTGTTTAACACGTGGTGACGTAATAACAAAATCAGACAATTCTGCATCAGCAGTAGTTGTTGGTAAATATTTAATACATAATGATGATGGTACTACATCTTATGCGCTTGATTTAGTTAATATTATCGGAACATTTAGTTCAGGTAATACATTTACTGGATCTATTAGTAATCAAACAGGAACTGTAGTTTCGGTAACAACTAATACTACATTAACTACAAATCAATCAGGTGAAGTAAACTTCTTGTTTAATATACCAAATACTGAATCTGTTCGTTTCCGTACTGGTAAATCTACATTAAAACTAATGGATTCTGCAACTTCTACAGGAAATTATACTTCTCGTGGAATCGGCACTTATGAAGCCACTGGAACACTTCAAACTGTTCAAGGTATAGTTAATGCTGTTAGAAATTCTACTATTGTTCAAGAACAGATTAATCCTCGTGCTGGTGATCCTAATACTTATGAGGTCGTTAATAGAAATGGTAGTTCTACTTCTACCAGAGTTATTGCTGATTTAACACCAGCATGGACAGATCCACTTGCACAATCATTTTATGTAGAATCAAGAGGTGGTGCATTCTTAACAAGTATTGATTTATTCTTTGCAACTAAATCTGCAAATGTCCCAGTAACTGTACATATTCGTGAGATGGTCAACGGTAATCCGACACATCAGGTTCTTCCATTCAGTAGTGTAACTTTAAATCCAGATTTGGTTAATGCTCCTGTTTCTGGAACTACTGCAGAAGCATCAGGATATACATCTGTTGCTCTGCCTGATGGTAATTCTTATGCAGACTATAACACAGCAACGAAATTCACATTCGAATCTCCTGTCTTTGTAGAAGACAGTAAAGAGTATGCATTTGTTATTCAGTCTGATTCAAATGATTACAGAGTTTGGATTTCTAATATGGGTGATGTCATCCCAGGAACAAGTAGAACTATTTCTGAACAACCATATGCTGGTGTAATGTTCAAATCTCAGAATGCTTCTACATGGACACCAGATCAAAATCAAGATATTAAATTTACAATACATCGTGCTGTATTTGCTACAAATACGGTTGGTGCTATTGTTATGACGAATAATGTTTTACCTCATGACCAATTGAAAAATAACCCAATCCAAACTGTTACTGGATCTAATGTTATTAGAATTTGGCATCCTAATCATGGTATGTCTTCTGGTTCTAGTGTTCAACTTAGTGGATTGACTTCTAATATTAATGGAATCCCAGTCGGTGAAATCAATACGACTAAAGTTATTGCTAACGTAGATGCTCATTGTTATACAATAACTACTAGCACAGTTGCTACTTCTACTGGTTATTCTGGTGGTAACTTACTAAAGGCTTCTAGAAATATTGCATATGATTTAATTAAACCAACTTTGCAGATGCAAACTTTCGGTGAATCATTAGCAAAATTCTCTATGAAAACAACATCAGGAACATCACCTGATGGAGCACAAACATCATATGTTATAGATACTTCTTATTCTCCAGTTGTAGTTGATATTGACAACATTTGGGACAAAACAAGAGTTGTTGCTTCTGAGGTTAATGAAAACACTTATATGAGTGGAGAAAAATCTCTACAATTGTTGTGTCAGATTTCTACTACAAACAATGCAGTTTCTCCTGTTATTGATACTGCTCGTTCTAGTGCAGTATTAGTTTCAAATAAATTAAATTATCCTACTGAATCTAATACAAATGTGGCTTCTTTAGATACAAAAATAATGTTTGCTGGAGCAGCTGGAACTATTACTGGTGTTCCAAATAGTGGTGTGGCAGTAGCAGTTACTGGTGGATCATATAACTATGCTATTACTGGAACTCTATTAACTTTATCAGGCTCTCAATCCTTAACTCAAGGAACACAGTACTATTATGGAAATAAACTTTACCTATGTACTGTAGGAGGAACTGCTAGTGTCAGCGCACCTACTCACACATATGGTGTAGCAACAAATGGCACAGCAACTTTACAGTGGGTTGGAAGTGCATCTTCTATAACTTCTACTAATGCGACTGTTAGAGGATTAATGGCTGGACTTGGAATTGGTAGATATCTAACTACTGGTGGTTCTTCAAACACAGCAAATAATAGTACATGGATAGTTACTGGCTATGGTGATAATGGTACTACTGGAACTGTTTATGTAGATTCTGTTTCTGGGGCTGTATTCACTGCAGAGACAGTTACTTCTTCTGCAATTTATGTTGCAGTCAGAGAATTATTCTACGATGAAATCGCCCCACGTGGAGGAAGTTCGCTAAGTAAGTATGTAACAACACCTATTAAATTTGCGAATTCTTCTAGTTTCGTGAGAATTAAACTTGGAGCTAATTGCCCGAATGAGGCTGATATCAAAGTTTACTATAAGACTTGTCTGGGTGATAGCAAACAGTTAGATACTATTAGATATACGCTAGCCTCCGCTGATAATAATGGAATAATTAAAGTCGACAATGGAAACTATGCATTCTCTGATGTAGACTATACTATGAACAATATGACACCATTCGATACTATTGCGATTAAAATCGTTATGCAGTCCACTAATAGTTCTGCTACTCCAATCATCAAAGACTTTAGGGTTATTGCCTGCGCATAAAATGGATTATTTGAAAGTTCAAGGACATGATGGCTTAGTTAGAGATACCTCTACTGGAGCCATTATAAATACTAATAGAACAGAATATGAAACCTATATGAGCAGAAAAAAGATGGCTGAGCAGAGAGAGTTAGAGATTTCTCAACATACAGAAGACATAAATATATTGAAGAACGAACTGCAAGACATAAAATCTCTTATTTTACAGCTTTTGCACAAAAAAGATTGACTAAGGAAACTTAAATGCCAAATATTACATCCGCATCTATTACGCTAAGATCGACTAAGGGTAGTCCTCTTACGAATACAGAAGTCGATAATAACTTTAATAACTTAAACACAGCCATTGCGACTGGTTTAACTGCAGCCAGCTATACCGCAGCTGATGTTCTAGCCAAACTAGTTACTGTTGATGGTGCTGGATCTGGTCTAGACGCTGACTTACTTGATGGACTGACTACTGCTTCAGCAAATACAGCATCTACTGTTGTTGTTCGTGACGCTTCTGGTAACTTCTCTGCTGGTACTATTACTGCAGCGTTAACTGGCACAGCGACTATCGCTTCCAGCTTGAATTATACAGTGGCTATCTCTGGTGGTGGTACTGGTGCTACTACTGCATCATCTGCTAGATCTAACTTAGGTTTGGCAATCGGCTCTGATGTTCAGGCTTATGATGGTGAACTAGCTGCGTTGGCTTCTACCACTTCTTCAGCAAATGCACTACCTTACTTTACTGGCGCAGGTACTGCTTCTACTACAACTCTTTCTGCATATGGTCGCACTCTTATCGATGATGCAGATGCATCTACTGCTCGTGGTACACTTGGTTTAACGATTGGTTCTGATGTTCAGGCTTATGCGGCAAACTTAGCTGCACTTGCAGGTGTTTCTGGTAATGGTCTTTATATTCGTACTGGTGCAGGTACTGCTGTTAATAGATCAATTGCAGCTGGTTCTGGTATTACTGTCTCCAATGGTGATGGTGTTTCTGGTAATCCAACGATTAATGCAAACGTATTGTCTGTTCAGGGTAATACTGGTAACGTAATCGTTTCAGTTCCTGTTACTTCTGTTCAGGGTAATACTGGTGCGGTTATTGTTTCTAACATTGCTGGTAATGCTGCCACTGCCACCAACGCACATGCTGCACATACTTCTCAGTTCTCACACCATGCTCAGTATACTCCATGGTCTCAGGTTCAAGGTCGTCCACACCACTTATCTCAATTTGCCAACGACTTAGGTAACTATGGTGGTTGGGTTCCACATAATACTAAACATACTAACCCAGATGTCAGCTCTACCATTGGGCGAAATGCTGGTGGTGTAGGAAATTGTGGTAATATCGTATCTAGAAACGTATCGAGAATGCACTTAGATACAAACCACCATTTTGATCCTCACCATCACCACAATAATTGTACCAATTGTAACTGTAACTGTTAATAGGTAATAGGAAAACTATGCAATATATAACTAAACTCCAACATCGTGCTAGATATTTGGGATACCCAAATGCAGTATTACCAAAACATTTCGATGATTCGGTAGGTTTAACTGGTATCACTGATCCTGTAGAATACGATAGAATATCAGCTGCTGCTGACCCAACTATTTTCGAACAGATGGAATTTGATTTTAAGTGGGATTTAAATTTAACTGGTAATATTTTAAAAGCAAAATTTATTAATGTTACCGAAAATAATAGAATTATTAATAATTTTTCTATTGATATGTCATATTTAAGTAATGCAGACGCATGTACTCTTTGGTATATTAAAGATGATATTATTTTAAGTAATATATCCAAAGTACTTGATGCAGATGCAGAAGAACTAACTATAGTAGATACAGATCTAGTTAATTCTTTCGCAAATACTTTACCAACCAAAAATTTTAATATTTATGGAACCCATGGTTTAATAGTATTTTATGTGACTAAAGATAATCCAACTCCTGCTGATATTATCACTTGTATTATTAGACCTATAGTTAGCACAGATACGGACTATAATACAGTTTTACCAGAAATGTTAAGAAATAATATCGAAATTAAACCACTAGGTGATTATAGAGTTACTGTTACAGGTAATTTGACTAAGCATCCTGCTGATCCTACTACATTACTGATTATTGATACACTTTTACCAGAAATAACAGTGACATCTTCAACAGTATCTGGTGATATTGTTACAGTTAATTTTACAACAGATTCGAAAATCAATAACATTTATCTGGTCCAATCTGAAGGTTATTTACCAAAATTAAAAATCCCAGTTACTAATGGAACTGGTTCTTTTAAAGTAGTCACAACTGGTATGGATGCAGGTGATACTATTAAAGTTAAAATGGGTTTTAAATATTGGGTTAACAGAACTGAGTTCACTAAAATATTATAAAATTTATATTTTGAACATATCCTATCGGAGATAAATACTCTGATAGGATAATTTATTTTGAGGGATAGTATGGCAACTTTTGAAATTTCAGCATGGAGTCCAGCAGAAAAGGTTACTAAGAAATTATTTTACAATAGTTCTCTTAGCACATTAAAGTGGGAAGATGGTTCCAATGTTATTGCAGATGTTAGAACACAACCTGATGTTGTTTCTCCTGCAAAGATTGAACATGGTAAAAAAGATTTAAAAACTGTTAAGATTCAACTAGGTCTTTCTTGTAACTTTGAATGTGATTATTGCAATCAAAGATTCGTACCACATGCAGATGAAACTAATCCAAACGATGTAGATCCATTTGTATTGAATATGGACTCATGGTATGAAGGTGGGTCTGATGGATTTGGTAAAGATACAAACTTCGAGTTTTGGGGTGGTGAACCATTTGTTTATTGGAAAACAATGAAGCCTCTTGCAGAAGCACTTAATAAAAAATACCCAAATGCTCGTATGTCAGTAATTACAAATGGTAGTTTATTAGACATAGAAAAAAATGAGTGGTTAGAACGATATAATTTTGGTGTGGCGGTTTCACATGATGGTCCAGGACAACCAGTTCGTGGACCAGATCCTTTAGATGATCCAAAATCTAAAGAAGGTATTATAGATCTTTATAAAAGACTTGCACCAAAGCGTATGTTTAGTTTTAATTCTATGATTAACTCTAAGAATACTAGTCGTGCTGAGATTGAAAAATTCTTCTTCAATTTTGTTGATACTGAAATCGGTGAGAAATATAAACAGTTCTTAACAATAGGCGAAGGTGCTTTCGTTGATGCTTATGATGAGGGTGGATTAGCAAATTCTTTAGTTGATGGTGAAGAAGATATTTCTTATAGAAATCAAGCATTAGAAGAATTGCGTGCTGGTAAGGTAACAAGATTTGATGTTATCGGGCAGAAAGTCGGTGGGTTTATTGACTCATTAGCGAATGGTGTTAGAATCGAATCACTACCCCAAAAGTGTGGTATGGATAAATCTAATTCTATTGCTCTTGACTTAAATGGTAATGTTTTAACCTGCCAAAATGTAAGTCCAGTTTCTACAAATCCCGCAGGTATATCTCATAAACTTGGACATATATCTGATCTTTCTTCAACTAGATTAGATTCAGCTACTCATTGGAGTGATAGAAAAGAATGCCCAAACTGCCCAGTAGTACATATTTGCAAGGGTGCTTGTATGTTTCTTTCTGGTCCACTATGGGATGCTTCTTGTGATAATGCATTTAGTGATAATATCATCCCATTTTGTATCGCAATTGAAGAGATAACAGGATGTATCCCTGAGTATATCGAGGGTCCATTAAGAGAAGATCGTAAAGATATTTTCTGGTGGGTTAAGGGTAAACCAGAAAAGGTTAGAAAACCTAAAAAGATTATACCGATTGTGATGGCATCATGAGTAGTTTCTTTAAAGGATACGTATTAGAGATTAATCAATTCCCTAGAATTGTAGGAAACATTGGAACTATCGAACACTATACAGTCAAAGAAGTATTTGAATTTGATAGTGATACTAAAGAATATGGGTACAGAGATAGCCTAATTCCACTACAATCTGTTATAAATAAAGATGAGATTGACCTAAATACAATTAAAGATCTTATAAATAATAAGGTGGCTTTCTTGAGAAGAACCTTAAATTTTCAGAACCAAACACAAGTCTGGTCTTTTGATACCAGCAAATTAGGAGAACTAAAAAATGACAGTTAAAAATGTAAAATGGGTTATCGCTCATGAGCCTATTGGTTTATTTTTGAAGGTAGCCGAAGCATTTTCCAAAGAAGTTAACGAAAGAACTAATGGGAAATTTAATGTTGAGATTCTCTCATTGACTGAGTATTCTCAAAAGTACAATTTCGGTAAACAACTAACAAAACGATCTATGATGGATTTAGTTGGTTCTGGACAAGTTGAGATGGGTCACATCTATACAACTTGGCTCGCAGATATCAATCCAGATCTTAATGTTTTAGATTTACCATTCTTGTTTAGAGATCACGATCATGCTGATGCTATTCTTGATGGTCCAATCGGTGCTGATTTGTTAGCTGGTGTTGAGAAGAACTCTCAGATCAAAGCAATGGCATTTACATATTCTGGTGGATATCGTGTGGTTCCTGCTAATTTTAAAGCAGATACGATTGAATCTTGGAAAGGTAAAAAAGTTAGAATTAGTTCTAGCCCAGTTGCCCAAGCAACTTTCGAAACACTCGGTGCAATTGCAAATCCTAATATCGAATTAGAACAAATGAATGAACAAGCCGATCGTGGAAACATCGATGCAGGTGAATCAACTTATGTTCGCATTTTCCCACTACAGCAAAACAAATCTTTCAAGTATGTTAATGATACTGCACACAGTTTGTTCTTGACTTCTATTATTGTCAATGAGGCTTTCTTCAATCAGTTTGACGATGAAACTAAACAGATCATGTCTGAAGCAGCATTTAATGCAGCAAAGGCAGAACGTAAAGAATCTGTTGCAGATATTCCAAATATTTTAGATCAATGTAAAGCTGAAAAAGTTGAAGTTATCTCTATGTCTAAATCTGAACAGAAAAAGATGCAAGATCTATTGACCCCTCTCCATGATAGATTTGAGGCTTCCTTTAGTGATGGATTAGTCAAGAGCATTAAGTCTCATTAATCTAAACTAAATATATTATACAGGGGATGTTTAGCATCCCCTTTTTATTTTATGGAAAATATAATGAAACCTAGAATTTTATATTATAACAAAAAACAAGCACCTTTCTTAATTAATAGAGATGCTTCTTCAATGTCACCATTTTTATCTAAAACGTATACATATAAAATTTTTAATTCATATGAGACACTTGGATTAAATAAACATAATATGGTATATGATAGATCTGGTTCTGTACCACATTATTTAAATATTGCAGAAGATGCCCACCCAATACCAGAGGTGGGTATTTCTTTTAATAAATCATTTTATCAAGCATGTGAAGAACGTGCAAAGCACCTCCTAAGTCTTAATAAAGTAGTACATGTACTTTGGTCTGGTGGAATTGATAGCACTTTTGTTTTATTCATGTTAAAGAAATTCTCCAACGATCCCGATCAGGTTAGAGTTTGGGGTACATTAAATTCTATCTTAGAATCTGGTGATATGTTTGATAGAAGATTAAAGAATGAATTTCCTTACACTATCCTAGAACCAACAGATAATGAGTTTTCCTTTAATGTAAATGAATGTATTTTTGTCAGTGGGATGGGTGGGAATCAGTTATTTGGACCAACAGATGATATGTTCGCCACTGGTGGAACTGCTATGTTCCACCACACTCTTGGTACTCCAGAAACTATATACGAATCTTACGAGAATAACATAGACCCTAAACTATTAGAATTTCTGGATCCAATGATAAAGAATTCTTATAGGAAAATTGAAACAGTCGCCGATCTAAGATGGTATTGTATTTTTAATCTAGACTGGTACACTGGCTTATATGAACATAGAACAATGCTTCAGATAGAAAAGACTAAAAAGATGCATGCGTTTTTTGATTCTGACGATCTACAACGCTGGGCTATGACTACTAAAGAACCATTCACCAAAGTTCGTGGGAATGCCAATACACATCGTTGGCAAATGAGGCAAATTCTGTCCGAAGAATTCGGAGAACGAGATTATGCTTTAAACAAATCAAAGAAAATATCAAACCTAAACGTCCAACGTCCTCAGTGGCTATTTTTACTAGACGATTTCCATAATGTCCTGATCGACTAAGTTGCAAATACAAAAATCCCTCGCTTATAAATAAAGAGGTAAAAGCAATTTAGGATCAGAAAATGGCGACTGTTAGTAATCTATTCGTTGACGCTGGGGCTAACTACAGCAATATAATTACTGTATCCGCATCCAATGGTCAAGCACTCGATTTGACTGGATATACTGTGGCTTCTCAAATGAGAAAGTCATATCAGTCCAGCACATCCTATAATTTCACATCAAGTATATACTTAGCAGCTTCTGGTAAGGTTAGACTTCAATTAACAGATGTACAATCTGCTAGTATTCCAGCTGGACGCTGGCTTTATGATGTAGAGATAACTTCTCCATCTGGTACAAAAACCAGAGTAGTCGAGGGAGTTGTCACAGTTAACCCACAAATTACACAGATTTAATTATGACAGATACAATAGCAATTGTTACCCCAGATGAAGCGTTAACTGTTGCAGTTTCCGAAGGTGTTCTTACACTTTCACAATCAAACTTAGCTGCACCAGCTGTAGTCGAATCTATGTCAAACATCGCCGATGTCGATGTTACTACGAATGGTAAGTTAAATGGATCGCTTTTAGTATACAGAACAATAACAAATAAATGGACTGCTTCTACTACGCTTGATGCGCAGAATTTAGAAGGTGGCGAATTTTAATCGGAGAATAAAAGATGGCATCAATAATTAGAATAAAACGCTCATCGGTTTCAGGGAATCCAGCTACACTGGGTGCTGGTGAATTAGCGTATTCAGCACTTAATGGGGCTGGTGGTAATCGTCTATACATTGGTATGGGCACAGAGACCTCAGGTAATGCTGCTAACCACTTAGTAATCGGTGGTACTTACTACACTGGTTTAATTGACGCATCAGTTGCTGGCACATTAACTACTAGTGCATCCTCAATTCCAGTTCTTTCTGCAACTGGTACGATCGATACTTGGAAAGTTGGTAATACTCAATTAACTGGTAACACATTATCATCTACTGACACCAATGGTAACATTAACCTTACACCAAATGGTACTGGTAAATTAGTTCTTAATAATCCGTACATTAATGGTACGACTGATACTCTTGCTGAGTATATCTTTGATACAGTTGGTGGAGCAGTAACTGCTGGTACAGGTATTACTGTAACACCAAGTGATGTTGGTAATACTACTACCATTTCAATAACTAATACTGCGGTAACTCCTGGAACTTATGGCTCTGCTACTTCGATTCCAACATTCACTGTTAATCAACAAGGTCAATTAACTGCTGCAGGTAGTGCTTCTTTAGCAACTACTTTAAATATCGCTGGTGATACTGGTACGTCAGCATTTGCTCTACTAACAGACACCATGACTTTTGTTGGTGGTACTGGTATTACTTCTGTTGTCGCAAAAGTTGGTGCTGCTACTAGTGTAACTTTTGATATTGATTCAACTGTTACTACTTTAACTGGTACTCAGACACTTACTAATAAGACTTTAACTAGCCCAATAATCAATGGTGCAACCATTGGTGCTACAGGTGCTACATTTAATGGTTCTACTTCTGGTACAATTACTGTACTTGCATCAGCTGTTGCTGGAACAAATTCATTAACTCTACCAGCTGCAACTGATACTTTAGTCGGTAAAGCAACAACTGATACACTTACTAACAAGTCTATCAACTTAGCAAACAATACACTAACTACTACTTCTGCTCAGTTAGCAACTGCTATCTCTGATGAGACTGGTACTGGTGTTGTTGTATTCTCTAATACTCCAACTCTTGTTACTCCTATTCTTGGTGTTGCTTCTGCTACTTCTATTAATAAAGTAGCAATTACTGCTCCTGCCACTGGTTCTACTTTAACTATTGCTGATGGTAAAACCTTTACTGCAAGCAATACTTTAACTCTAACTGGTACTGATACTTCATCTATTGCTTTCGGTGCTGGTGGTACTGTTGCTTATGTAGCAAACAAACTAAGCGTATTTGCTGCCACTACTTCTGCTGAACTTGCTGGCGTTATCTCTGATGAGACTGGTACTGGTGTTCTAGTATTCTCTAACAGCCCAACTCTAGTTACTCCAACTCTTGGTGCTGCTTTAGCAACTAGCATTACTGCCACTTCTGGCAATATGACTGTTAATGCTGCAGCTGGTAATAACAGTGTAAACTTAGTTGCAACTGGTACTGGTACTGTTGACGTTGCCAACAAGCGTATTACTTCTGTTGCTGAGCCTACTCAGTCTAGCGATGCTGCTACTAAGAACTACGTTGATGCTGTTAAGACTGGTCTAAAAGTTAAAGATGCTGTTCGTGCTGCAACTACTGCAAACCTAGCTGCAACATATGCTAACGGATCTTCTGGTGTTGGTGCTACATTAACTAACTCTGGATCTCAAGCTGCCTTTACAATTGATTCGATCGTATTAACTGCTGGACAACGAGTTCTTGTTAAAGATCAATCAACTGCCTTCCAAAATGGTATCTATACAGTAACAACTGTTGGTACTGTTTCTACAAACTGGGTTCTTACTCGTGCTATTGACAATGATAGTAATGTCACTGTTCTAGAAGTTGAAGGTGGAGATTTCTGTTTCGTTCAAGAAGGTACAGTAAACGCTGATAATGGTTTCGTTGTAACTACTAATGGATCTATTACAATTGGTACTACTGGAATTGACTATGTTCAATTCTCTGGTGCTGGACAAGTTATCGCTGGTGATGGTTTAACTAAGACTGGCAATACTCTAAACGCAGTTGGTACTAATAACCGTATCTCTATTTCTGCTGATGCGATTGACATCTCTTCAAGTTATGTTGGTCAAGCAACTATTACTACTCTTGGTACTATCGCAACTGGTACTTGGCAAGGTACTATCGTTGGTTCAACTTATGGTGGTACTGGTGTTAATAATGGATCTAGCACTATTACACTTGGTGGTAGTTTAAGCACTATCGGTGCGTTTACTACTGCGTTAACTGCAACTGCTAATACTACATTAACACTACCTGTTACTGGCACTCTTGCTACACTAGCTGGTACTGAAACATTTACTAACAAAACTTTAACTGCTCCAGTTATCGCAACTATTGTTAATACTGGTACTTTAACACTACCAACTTCAACTGATACTTTAGTTGGTCGTGCCACTACTGATACACTTACTAATAAAACAATCACTGGTGCGATAATCACTACTGGTAGTATTAACAATACTCCAATCGGTGCCACTACTACAAACACTGGTGCGTTCACTACATTAAATGCAAGTGGTACTATTACTGCTCAAGGTAATATTACTGGTGCTGGTGCTGGTACTTCTACTCTCGATGGATTCAATATCGATGGTGGTACGTACTAACTAAATATAGTATAATACTGGGGATTCTTATCCCCAGATAACCTTTTTAGGAAGATGAATGAGTAATCAAATCATACTCAAGAAATCATCTGTTGGAGCAAAAGTTCCAGTTGCAGGTGATTTGGCATACGGTGAATTGGCATTAAACTATGCTGATGGTAAACTGTATTTCAAAAACTCTTCCAATGCAATTCAATCGTTCTCAAACGATTCGAATAATGCATCAAATGTTACCTTAACTGGTACACAAACCCTAACAAACAAAACAATCGCTTTTGGTAGTAATACTATTAGTGGAACAACAGCACAGTTTAATACAGCATTAACTGATGGCGATTTTGCTACGTTAGCTGGCACTGAAACCCTAACAAATAAAACTTTAACATCTCCAAGTCTTAGTGGTACAGTTGCATTAACTTCTACTACGCTACTTTCTATTAATGGTAGTACTGGAAGTTCTGGACAATTCCTTGCACGTGGACCAACTGGTCTTACTTGGACAGCAGCACCCAGTCCAGCACTATCAACATTAAGTGATGTTGCGATTAGTGGACCAACAGCACAACAAGTTTTAACATATACAGGTTCCGCATGGATTAACGCTGATTCAAATGCAGTTGTTGCTTCTGCGGTTTTTGCCACTTCTCAATCAGATCTTGGATACGTCTATGATGGTAACGTAACTATCACAGAAGAGTTAGGTACAATTACTGAAATTGCCAACAGTATTTACGATTTGGGTGTACTAAGTTTTACAGGTATTATCTCATTAAACAACATAGACCAATCGATCAAATCAGATTATCTTGGTTACTCTATTATTTTCGGATTCTAAGGATATACAATGGCACGTCAGTTAATTGAAAAATACATCTTCTCTCCAAATGCAGCAGGATATGGTACAGTAAAATTTCCTGGTAAAGTTGATTTAACTCAACTTTTGATTATTGCAAATAAAACTCAACAAACAAACGTCTATGCGATTGGTGACCCTACTAAGAATGGTACAATCGTATATGATCCAGATGATGTTACTTTTATGGGTAGCACAGCACAGTATTCTGAACAGGTTGGTGCAAGTACTGTAACATTCGCAGCTGATACTGCTTCAATGTTATCTACTGATAAAATTGCTATCTATACTGATGCGCCAAAACAAATTGGTAACATCGTTCGTCCTTACGCATTCGGTGTTGATGCTATTGAACGCCAGAGGGTGGCAATGCCCCAAGCGTTAATTGACGCTGACTTTGAGTATGGATTACAACCAACTAAATGGCAGAACTATTCTGACATTCGTGGTATTCCAGGTATTTACGAAAAACCTGGACTTGACTTGTTCATGACTAACATTACTTCAGATGGTGGTAATCCATCTGTTATGACAGTTACATGTTCACAGGCGCATGGACTTTCTGTGGCTCAGCCAGTTATTATCTTCGGTACTGCTGGTGTATCAAATGCTGCTCGTGCTGAAGGTGCTTTCGTTGTAACAGCTGTGCCAACTTCTACTACCTTTACATTCTTTGCTAAAGGTATTGTTGGAACTAATGGATCTTCTATTTGGAATCAGTCTACATATGCTCGTCGTGGTGGCTTTTATGCTGGTGCTGGTCTACCAATCACTGGATATGTTTCTAATGCAGCATCTCCTTCTATCATTACTGTAACATGTTCTGCCAACCATGGTTTAGTGGCTGGTGCTCCAATCGTTAACATTGTTACTTCTTCTGGAGTATATCATGACCTAATGGGTGGTAACTTCTTCGTTGAATCAGTTCCCACTGGAAATACATTTACATTTACTGCTCGAGTTGGTGGAGCAGTAGCAAATGCGTCTATCGTAGCTACAACATATACTCGTTCTGATGCTTATGTTCAACACAGACCATTCGATGGTGGTGTTAACATTGGTACATTCTTACCGTCTCATGGTGCATCTGTTTCTCGTCAAACTAAAAAATATATGCGTTACCAATCTGGTAAAGGTATGCTCTGGACTTCAGGTGTTCTGTTTAATCCAGTTATGAACTTAGACCAAATTTCTGCAGCAGCAACTTCTGTTGGTTCATTAATTACAGTATCCACTGAAATTGACCATGGTCTACAGGCTGGCGCAACTATTCAAATTGCTGGTGTTGTTACTTCTGGTTATAATGGTACATATGGTGTAGGAACTATTGTTAATGAATCGTCATTTACAGTTAATGCTATTCAGACTCTTGGTTCTACTTCTGCTGTTATTACTAATCTACCACGTGTTACTGTTAAAAATTGGATTGGTGCTTCTACTCGATGCGGTCCATTTGATGATCAAAATGGATTATTCTGGGAATTTGATGGTCAAGAATTAGCAGTCGTTAAGAGATCTGCGACTTATCAGTTATCAGGATTCGTTGCTGTAACTGCTGGTTCACAATCTGTTGCTGGAACTAACTGTCGTTTTACTCAACAATTAAAAGTTGGTGATTCTATCGTTATTCGTGGTATGACATATCGTGTTGGTTCTATTACTGATGATAACACTATGTCTATCAATCCAGAATACCGTGGTGTTAATAATTCATCTGGTATTAAAATTGCTCACGTAATTGATACTCGCATTCCACAATCACAATTTAATTTTGATAAGATCGATGGTACTGGTATCTCTGGTTACAATATTAACCTAAACAAAATGCAGATGTTGGGGATTTCATTCTCATGGTATGGTGCTGGTTTTATTGACTTTATAGTTCGTGGTGGTGATGGTAATATGATTCAAGTTCATCGCATGAAACAGAATAACGTAAATGATGAAGCATATATGCGCACAGGTAATACTACTGTTCGTTATCAAGCGATTAACGAATCTGCTAGAGATCGTTTGGCTGCAACTATGACAAACAGTCAAACAAGCATGACATTAGTAGATGCATCAAGATTTCCATCTACTGGTGGCATTGTATTAGTTGATAGTGAATACATTTCATTTACTGGTAAAGCAGGTAATGTATTAACTGGACTAACTCGAGCAGCAACATTCTCTATGTTCGTTGGTGGATCTACTAAAACATTCTCTGGTGGTGCAGCTGCAGTTCATGCTGTTGGTAATGGATTTAACTCAGTGACTCTTATTAGTTGCACTTGCTCTCCAATTATCAATCACTGGGGTTCTTCATATATTATGGATGGTAACTTTGATACAGATCGTGGTTATTATTTTAACTACGCTGCAACTGGAATTGCATTAACATCTGGTCAAACTAAAACTGCATTCTTCTTAAGACTTGCACCGTCCGTATCAAACTCAATTGCTGGTCAATTTGGAGATCGAGATCTTATTAATCGTTCACAATTATTACTACAGCAATTACAAATTCAATCAGATCAGTCAGTACAGGTTTACGGCATTTTAAATCCAGGTAATATTGATGCGTCATCATTAACTTGGACAGCGGTTAATACTACTGCTCTTGGTTCTCAACCTTCGTTCGCTCAAGTTTCTACAAGTAGTTCAACTACTGCATCTCCAGGAGAACAAAACTTTAGTACGTTGGGTCAACCAGCTGGATTTGCGCAGATTGACTTATCAAACCTTAAAGAATTAACAAACTCAGCAATTGGTGGTTACTCAAATTATCCAGATGGTCCAGACGTCTTAGCAGTTGTTGTTAAAAATCTAACTACCAATACTGCTACTGCCAATATTAACCTATTCTGGTCAGAAGCACAAGCCTAAATATATCGAATTAGAGGAAAACTATGTCAACACAAGTACAATTTAGACGAGGTACAACTACACAAAATAATGCGTTCACTGGAGCGCAGGGTGAATTGTCTGTTGACACCGATCTTAAAACGATTCGTCTACACGATGGAACTACCGCAGGTGGTGGTTCCACTATGCTTAATAACATCTCTGCACAAACTGCTTTAAATAAAACATTTAGTACTGGTTCTGTTTGGCAGGGTAATGCTGTTGGTTTAGGTTATGGTGGTACAGGTTCTGCTCTCAGCCCAGCAGCTGGTGCTGTTCTGTATTCTACTGCCAGTGGTCTTGCTCTTTCTGCAGCTGGTACTTCTGGTCAAATTCTAGTTTCTGGTGGTGCTGGTGCTCCGACATTCGTTGCTGCTTCTTCTATCGCAGCTGGTACTTCTACTACAGCTGCTACTGCTACTAACATCGCTGGCGGTTCTGCTGGTCAGTTAGTTATTCAAGCAGATACAAGTTTATCTACATTCATTACTGCTGGTGCATCAGGTACATTCTTGCGCTCTGCTGGTGCTGGTTATGCACCTACTTGGGCGACTGCAGACGTAACAATTGGTTCTACTGTTATTGCTCTGGGTAGTTCTTCTACTAGTTTAGCTGGTATGAATATTATTGCAGCTACTGGTACTAGCCATTGGACACTTCCAGTGGGTACAACTGGTAATCGTCCAGTTTCTCCTGCTGCTGGTATGGTTCGTTACAACTCTACAATCACTTCGTTCGAGGGTTATTCATCTGGTGCATGGTCTTCTCTTGGTGGTGTATCTTCTGTAGATAAGTTTACATACATTCAAGCAGAAACTTCTGCCAATGCTTCTAATGGTGATCTAGATTTCTTTGCTGAAGATGCAGCTGGCACTGCTGCCACTCAAGTTGGTCAGTGGAATAGAACTAACCTTAAAGATTATACTGGTACTTTAGTTGGAACACAAACTACTCAGAATGTCTTTAACGCTACTGCAACAACTGTTAATGCTTTTGGCGCAGCGACTACACTTTCTCTTGGTGCTGCAAGTGGTACAGCGACTGTTAATAACTCAACAGTAACATTAGCCAATGCTACTGCTCTTAACATTAATGGTGCGTCTCCAGCAATTGCTACAACTAGTACTACTGCTTCCCTATTCAACTCAACAGTTACTACATTAAATATCGGTGGTGCAGCAACTACTATTTCTATAGGTGCTGCAACTGGCACACTAACAATCAATAATGCAAATACAGTTATTACTGGTAACTTAACTGTAAACGGCACAACTACAACAATTAACTCAACAGTAACTTCTGTTGATGATATTGAATTTGAATTAGGTTCTGTTGCATCTCCAACTAATGTTACTGCCAATGGCGGTGGTATTCGTCTTAAAGGTACTACCGATAAGACTATTACTTGGGATAGCACTAATGCTAACTGGACTTCTAGTGAAAACTGGAATCTTGCTACTGGTAAGACATTTAAGATCAACAACGTATCAGTTCTAACTGCTAATGCTGTTCTTAATGATTCTACTCAAACATCTATTACTGTTGGTGGTTCTGCCACTGCGATTACTCTAGGTGCTAATAGTGGAACATTAACTATTGGTAACCCAACTGTTGTTGGAACACAAACAACACAAAACTTATTTAATACAGTAGCAACTACTTTAAATATTGGTGGTGCATCGACTGCACTAAACTTAGGTGCATCTACAGGTACAGCGACTATCGCTAACCAAACTGTTACATTAAGTAATGCCACTGCATTGAATTTGAATGGCGCTTCTCCTGTAATTGCTACAACTAGTACTACTGCTTCAGTTTTTAACTCATCAGTTACTACTCTCCATATTGGTAGTGCAGCAACTACACTAGCGATTGGTAATGCCACTTCTGCTACCTTGACTCTTCGTCCAGGAACTGTTGTTGGATCTAATACCACTCAGAACTTATATAATACAGTTGCCACTACTTTAAACTTAGGTGGTGCAGCAACTGCACTAAACTTAGGTGCATCTACTGGTACTACAACAGTTAACAATGATTTAACAGTTGCCTCTGGTAAAAAGATAGTAATGACTAACATCTACGATATCGTAGCATTTAGTGGTTCAACTTCTGGAACTGGTGCCACAGCAATAACTACTTTATCTTCTTCTGTGTATCGTTCTGGTAAAGTTGTACTGTCAATCACTAATGGTTCTGTTTATAGAATTATGGAAATGTTGTTTATGCATGATGGTACTACTGTAACATTTAACGAAAACTACACAGTTGCCAATGAAATGCAAAGTGCAACTACTAATACTACATTTAGTGGATCTATCTCTGCTGGAACTTTAACGATCTTTGCTACTTGTTCTTCTGGAACTTCTGCAATAAAAGGTCAAGCAACTTTATTCAAGGTATAATATATGGCAATCCCAACAACTAGAGAAGGTTTAAAACAATACTGTCTCCGTGACTTGGGTGCACCTGTACTCGAAATTAACGTAGATGATGATCAACTAGAAGATCGTATTGATGAATCGTTAGATTATTGGAGACAATATCACTATGATGGTATTGAAGAAATTTATTTAAAACAACTTATACGTGCTTCTGAGATCACTCTAACAGCTAGCGTGGCTGGTACATTTGATACTGGTGAAATAATTACAGGTGTTTCTTCTGGAGCAAAAGCAACAGTTTGTGTAGAATCTCAAAGAAAATCTAATGGAACATTACTATTAGTTAAAAAGGTCACTGGAACATTTACTGCAGGTGAAGCAATTACTGGTTCTGCTGGACATAATGCTACTCTTAGTTCTATCACTCTAAGAGAGTACGATAACAAATACATAATTGTCCCAGATTATGTTTGGGGTATAACAGGTATTCTTAACATTGGGCAAGCATCTTCTTCTAAGAATATGTTCGACTTGCAATACCAGTTGCGTTTAAATGACTTGTATGATTTAACTTCTACATCAATCATTTATTATACAACTGTGATGCAGCATTTAGACTTACTTGATTGGACTCTAAATGGTAAAGCAGATTTTAGATTCAATAGACTCCAAGATCGCATGTACTTAGACATTAACTGGGACTCAGATTTATTTCTTGGTGATTACATAATCATTAAAGGATATCGTGCAATGGATCCTACCACTTGGTCTAAAGTTTGGAACGAGACTTGGCTAAAGAAATATACATCTGCATTGTTTAAGAAACAATGGGGAACAAACCTTAAGAAATTCAAAGGTATTCAACTTCCAGGTGGAGTTGTTTTAGATGGCGATACACTATACCAAGAAGCAATTGCAGAAATACAGATGTTAGAACAAGATTTAATTACCAAGTCTGCGCCACTAAACTTCATAATGGGCTAAAATGTCAACAACAAATGTTTATTTCTCTCAGGGAACTAAAAACGAACAGTTCCTAATTGAGGATTTGATCATAGAATCGTTACGTATTTACGGTAACGAAGTTATGTACATCCCTAGAACTTTGGTTTCTAAGGATAATATTCTTGGTGAAGATCGTCTCTCTCAATTTAAGTCTGCATTTCCTATTGAAATGTACTTCGAGAACGTAGACTCGTTTGCAGGACAAGGTGCTTTTATTCAGAAGTTTGGTTTAATGATTGAACAATCTGCCACTCTGGTATGCGCACGTAGAAGATGGGAACAGTTTGTTGGGCGCTATGGAGTAACTACAATTCCAAGTCGCCCAAACGAAGGTGATTTGATTTACTTCCCACTATCAAAGGGGTTGTTTGAAATCAAATTTGTTCAACATCAAGATCCATTTTATCAACTTGGTAAACTTTATGTTTACAAACTGCAAATTGAATTGTTTCAATATGCTTCTGAGTTTATCGATACTGGTATACCTGCTGTAGATGCATTCGAATCTCTAAAATCATTCACAACTAATACTACCAGAAGTTCTCGTGGTGAGGTTGTTAGTATCACTATGACCAATCTTGGATCTGGATATACTTCTGTTCCGACAGTTTCATTTGTTAGTGGAAGTGGTTCTGGTGCTACTGCTACAGCAATTAGGGGAACCTCTGGAGCAAACCTTAATAAAATTACAGGTGTGACTATTACAAATGGTGGTACTGGTTATCAAAGTGCTCCAGTCGTACAATTTACTGGAGGTGGTGGAATTGGTGCTCAAGCAACTGCTACTATCGAGACTAATATAGACAAAGCAGCAGACTCTTTCGCTGACAATAATTCATTCAAGAAAGAATCTGTTAATGTTATTAATTTTGATGAATCAAATCCATTCGGTGAAATAAACAATGCTTAACGATAACGTATACTATCATGGAATAATTCGAAAAAGCATTGTTGCTTTTGGTCGTTTATTCAGCGACATCTATATTGATCGCAAACAAGGTGACTCTGTTACTGGAACTACACTACAGCGTTTGCAGATTCCTCTTGCCTATGCACCAAAAGAAAAATGGTTAGTTAGAATTGATGGAGATCCAACTTTAGAAAATAACGTAAACACTGTTCTCCCAAGAATGTCTTTTGAGATCACTGGTTACAATTATGATGCTGCTCGTAAGACTAATCGTATGCAGCAGATTAAATCTGGTAATAGTCTTAACAAATCAGTTATGTACACACCAGTCCCATACAACTTAGATATTTCTTTGTATGTGTTAACTAAAACACAAGAAGATGGTCTTCAAATTATCGAACAGATTCTCCCAACATTCACACCAGAGTATACATTAAGTGTTAATGCTGTGCCAGATATGGGTGTTGTTATTGATGTTCCCATTGTATTAAATTCTATTCAAGTACAAGATGAATACGATGGCGATTTTCAAACTAGAAGATCAGTGGTTCATACATTAAATTTCCAAATGAAATTAAACCTATTTGGACCAATGTCAAATCAAGCAGTTATTGGTACTGTGTATGCCAATGTTGGTCAAAATGAAAACTTCGCAAATGCAAATAGAGTTTATACTGCAGAAGGTGATGTTACCACAGCTACTGTAACAACAGAAGACTGGACTTCGAATTTCTAAACATGGCTGAAATTTATAATTCGAATTCGAACTTAAAAGCTGCTGGTGTAACTGTACAATTTACTCCAGAAAATATTCAAGAGTACATTAAGTGTTCTCAAGATTACGTTTACTTTATTGAAAACTATTGCTATATCGTTACACTTGACCATGGTCTTCAGTTGTTTAAACTGTATGATTGTCAGAAAAATAAACTACATATAATCCATCAGAATCGTCGTGTGATTTTAATGGAAGGTCGTCAGCAGGGTAAGACAACTACATCAGCTGCATACATTTTATGGTATACCTTATTCCAAGCAAACAAAACTGTAGCGATTTTGGCTAACAAAGCTACATCTGCTCGTGAAGTTTTAAATCGTTATCAAACTATGTATGAATTGCTTCCTCAATGGATGCAACAAGGTGTCACTACTTGGAATAAAGGTGATATTGAACTAGAGAATGGATCTAAAGTATTCACTTCAGCAACTTCTGCTTCTGGTATTCGTGGTAAATCTGTTAACTTACTTTATGTTGACGAAGCTGCGATTATCCCAAATCAAGTTGCCGAGGAATTCTTTACATCTGTTTATCCAACGATTTCTGCTGGACAGACTACTAAGATTCTTTTATCTTCTACACCACTCGGCTATAACCATTTCTGGAAGTTTTGGAATGATGCTGAAAATGGTCGCAATGGGTTTACACCATTGTTCATTCCTTATTGGGAAATTCCAGGTCGTGATGATAAGTGGGCAGCTGAACAGAAAGCCATGCTTGGTGAACTTAAATATAACCAAGAGGTTGCTTGTAAATTCCTTGGTTCTAGTTTAACTTTAATCTCTGCAGATGTTATCGCCAAGATGCCAGTCGATCCTATCATCTATACAAAAGATGGATTGGATGTTTATGTTAAGCCACAGGCTGGACATACTTATTGTATGGTCTGTGACGTAGCAAAAGGTGTTGGTGGTGACTATTCAGCATTCCAATTAATAGATATAACAGAAGTTCCATATAGAACAGTCGCAAAATACAGAAAGAATGATATTAGTCCTCTCTTATATCCCAATGTGATATACAAAGTGGGTAAAGAATACAACGAAGCATACGTATTAATAGAAATTAACTCGAGTGAACAGGTCGCCCATATCTTATACTCAGAATTAGAATATGAAAATCTTCTATTCGTTAATCGCCATAATATGGGTCAGTATATCGGTGGAGGATTTGGTGGAGGTAAAACTCAACTAGGTGTCAATACTGATAAAAAGATCAAAAGAATTGGATGTCACAACTTCAAATCATTGATCGAAGAAAACAAGTTACTTGTAACCGATGCAGATACGATTTCTGAAATTTCAACATTTATAGAAATTAAAGGATCATATGCTGCTGATGAAGGATATCACGATGATTTGGTAATGCCTTTGGTGCTCTTTGGATGGGTCACAACTCAGCCGTATTTCAAAGACCTAAATAATGTTAACCTTAGAGAAATTATGTACAAAAAGCAAATACAAGCTATTGAAGAGGAATTGACACCATTCGGATTCTATGACGATGGAAGTCCTGAAAAGGCTCCACTGAATTTTTGAATTGAAAACTTGTAAAAACTAAATAAAATGTAGACAAGAAATTTCTGTCTAAAGTAAAAACTTATTAACAAGGAGAATTACAATGCCTTTCCAATTATCTCCAGGCGTTGCAGTCGTAGAAAAAGATTACACATCGATCGTTCCAGCTGTATCTAGCTCTCGTGGAGCGTTTGCTGGTGCTTTCCAATGGGGTCCAGTTTTGGCTCCTACTCAGGTTAGTTCCGAGAACGAATTAGTTCGTTACTTCGGTAAACCAACTGATGCGAATGCGCAAGCCTTTTTTACTGCAGCGAACTTCCTGTCATACACAAATGCTCTCTTAATTTCTCGTGCAGACGTAACTGCAGCTAGAAATGCAGTTGCTACTCAAACTGGTACAGTTACATCAGTCACTATGGTGACTGGTGGTACTGGTTACGATGCAACTCTTTTACCTGCTGTTACATTTAGCGCACCTCAAATTACAGGTGGTGCAGCTGCAACTGGTACTGCAATTTCTTCTGGTGCTTCTGTTACTGGTGTCACTCTTTCAAATGGTGGTACAGGTTATAGTGCAGCAACCCTAACATTTAGCGCACCACAAGTTGCGGGTGGTGTTACTGCTACAGGTACTGCTACTATCGTTGGTGGTTCAATTACTGGTATTATTGTTACTAATGGTGGATCTGGTTACACAACTGCCCCAACTATTAACATTACTGCTAATGGTACTAATGCAGCGATCGGTACAGTTTCTCTAGGAACTGCCACTATTACTGGTATCACAGTAACTTCTGCTGGATCTGGTTATACCGCTGCTCCAAATATATCAGTCGCTTTTGCTGGTTCTGATCAGGGAACTGCATGGTCAGCTACTACAGCATTGGCTCAAAATGTTTACGTTTCTTTTGCTGGTAGATTATATACAGTTACAGTAGCTGGAACAACAGGTTCTACTGGTCCATCTCATACAACTGGTAGTGTGGCTAACGGCTCTGCTACGTTATTGTTTGTTAGTACTGCTGCTGCCGCAACTGCAGCTATTACTGTCGGTGGTTTAAAGATCAATAACAATAATGATTACTTGGCTGCTTATGGTAGTGGACAAGCTGTTGTTGGTGAATTTGCTGCACGTTGCCCTGGAACTTTAGGAAACTCACTATTAGTTTCTCTGGCTGACTCTGCATCTTTTGCTGGTTGGACTTATGCAGCAAATTTTGATGCTGCTCCTTCTACTTCAACATATGCAGCAAACAATAATGCTTCTTTAGATGAAGTTCATATTGTTGTTATTGATCAACTTGGTTACTTCACTGGAGTTCCAGGTTATGTATTAGAAAAATTTGCGTTTGCTTCTAAAGCATCTGATGCGAAAAAGTCTGATGGTACTAATAACTACTACAAAAATGTAATCAATACAAACTCAGAATATATCTACTGGATGGATCATACAGCATCAGGTACAGATTGGGGAAGTACTGCAGTTGTTGGAGGTGCTTTTGTTACTGTTGGTACAGCTATCACTCGTCAATTGTCTGGTGGTATTGATGGATTGACTGCTACTGCTGGTCAACTACAAACTGCTTATGCATTGTTTGCCGATGATGCTGCTTATGATATCTCATTAGTTATGATGGGTAAAGCAGATGCAGCTACAACTGCTGCTGTTATTGGATCGGTTGCAGAAACTCGTCTTGATTGCGTAGTGTTTGCATCTCCACAGAACACTTCTACTGGTGATCCAATTATTGGTTCTGGTTCTGGTTCTACAAATGCCATCATTGCTTACCGTAATGCACTTCCAAGTACTTCTTATGCAGTACTAGATTCTGGTTGCAAATATCAGTATGATCGCTACAATGACGTATATCGTTGGGTTCCATTGAATGGTGACATTGCTGGTCTATGTGCTCGCACTGATTACCAACAAGATCCATGGTTCTCTCCAGGTGGTCTAAATCGTGGTCAGATTAAGAGTGTTGTTAAATTAGCACACAATCCTACTAAAGCAGATCGTGATCTACTGTACAAAGCTGGTGTAAACCCAGTTGTTACTTTCCCAGGAGAAGGTACAGTTCTATTCGGTGACAAGACTCTCTTGGCTAAACCAAGTGCGTTCGATCGTATTAACGTGCGTCGTTTGTTTATCGTTATGGAAAAGGCGATTGCTACAGCTGCTAAATTCCAGTTGTTTGAATTCAATGATCCTTTCACTCGTGCTCAGTTTAAGAACTTGATCGAGCCATTCCTGCGTGATGTCCAAGGTCGTCGTGGTATTACAGACTTTAGAGTTAAGTGTGATGATTCGAACAACACAGGACAAGTTATTGACGCAAATGAATTTGTTGCTGATATTTTCGTTAAGCCAAATCGTTCTATCAACTACATTACTTTGAACTTTGTTGCTGCTCGCTCTGGAATTAACTTCAGCGAAGTCGGTGCGTAATTCAGAATAAATAAAGAAAAGAACAAAGGAGAATTAAATGGCAAATATTGCTGATTTCAAATCACAGATGATCGGGGGCGGTGCTCGTCCCAATCAGTTTAGAGTTGAATTATCTTTTCCATCATTTGTTACACTTGGTCCAGTAGCTGGTCAGCGTGCACAGTTTTTGTGTAAGGCTGCTCAGTTACCTGCTTCTACTTTAGAGAACATCTCTGTTCTCTTCAAAGGTCGCCCAGTTAACTTTGCTGGTGAGCGTACATTCCAACCATGGACTGTAACAATTTACAACGATACTACTTTCGGTATTCGTAATGCACTAGAACAGTGGCAATCTGGTATCCAGAATTATGACACTACTCTTGGTCGCACAAACCCAACAGACTATCAAGTTGATATGCAAGTGCATCAATTAGATCGTTCTGGTTCTATCATCAAGACTTATAAGTTTGTTGATGCTTATCCTACTAACATTTCTGCTATTGGTTTAGATTACGAACAGCAAAATGCTATTGAACAGTTTGATGTAGAGTTCCAATACAACTTCTTTACATCTGCTACAGGTGCATCTGGTGGCTTTGGAGTTAATGTTTCTATCGACACACCAGTTGGATCTATTCCTCTATAATTTAACCGAAGGTTTATATAATGCAATTTTTTGGCTTCGAGATAAGTCGTAAAAAAGAGAAAGAACTTGGAAGTGTAGTACCTCCGAGTCCTCAAGATGGCGCAACCGTAATAAATACTGGCGTAAATGCTGGTGGTTATTACGGTATGGTCATGGATCTGGATGGGGTCGTTAAGAATGAAAATGATCTTATTCGTCGTTATCGTGAAGTTGCTTCATACAGCGACTGCGATATGGCGATTGAAGATATTATTAATGAAGCAATTGTTACTGATGAACACAAACCATCAGTAGAGATCAACTTAGATGATCTAACTGTTTCAGAAAGTATTAAGAAAAAAATTCGTGAAGAGTTTAGGAATATTTTACGTGTTCTAAAATTTGAAGATTGTGGTCATGACACTTTTAGAACTTGGTATATTGATGGTCGTTTATACTATCATATCTTAATAGATGAGAAGAATTTAAAACAAGGTATTGTTGAATTACGTTACATTGATCCTCGCAAAATTCGTCGTATCAAAAACGTAGTTAAAGAAAAAACACCACAAGGTGTTGAAGTTATAAAGAACATCGAAGAATACTATCTTTATAACGACAAGGGTATTACTGAAAGTACTACTCAGGGTATTAAGTTATCCTTAGATTCAGTAGTCTATGTACCATCAGGTTACTTAGATTCAAATACTGGAATGATGATGTCTTATTTACATAAGGCAATCAAACCAGTAAATCAGTTAAAGATGATTGAGGATTCTCTAGTCATCTATCGTATTAGTCGTGCACCTGAACGCAGAATTTTTTACATTGATGTAGGTAACTTACCTAAAGTAAAAGCTGAACAATATGTTCAGGACATCATGAATAAATTCCGTAACAAGATTGTGTATGATGCCACTACTGGCGAAACTCGTGATGATAGAAAACATCTTTCAATGATGGAAGATTTCTGGATGCCTCGTCGTGAAGGTGGTAAGGGTACTGAAATTACTACACTTCCAGGTGGTCAGAATCTTGGTGAGATTCAAGACATTGAGTATTTCCAAAATAAATTATTCCATGCTTTAAATGTTCCAATTGGTCGTTTACAGGAACAAGCAGGATTTAGTATTGGACGAGCAACTGAGATCTCTCGTGACGAGATTAAGTTTCATAAATTTGTTGGTCGTCTTCGTAAGAAGTTTTCTAATATATTTACTGATGCATTATATGTTCAGTTAGTAGCTAAAAATATTATTCGTCCCGATGAATGGGAAGATTTAAAACATGAAATTAGATATGACTACATCGAAGACAATCATTATTCTGAATTAAAAGATAATGAAATTCTTAATGCTAGACTCGCCACTCTACAATTAGTAGAACCATACATCGGTAAGTTTTATTCTATGGACTGGATTCGTAAAAATATTCTTCAGATGAATGAACAAGAAATGGAAGAGATGAGCAAACAGATGGAATCAGATGGTGAGATTCAGATGCAGCATGCTGAGATGGATGGAACTGTTGCAGCTGCGGCACAAGCAGCACAGCAGAACTTTTTACAGGCAAATGCACCACAAGCAGATGAAGCACCAACTGACCAAGGTAAACAAGATAATCAAGGAGTGAATAAATGAGTGAAACAGTGAAAAATTTAGTAGATGCGATTCAAGCCAAAGATGCAATTGGAACAGAGGCTGCATTTCAAGCAGCAATGGCAGAAAAGATTTCTGCTAGATTAGACAGTATGCGTCAAGACGTTGCACAGAGTATGTTTAAAACTCAAGAGGTAGAAGTATCTACTGAAGAGCCAAACGCAGAAACAGAAGTAGAATAATGCGTTACTACCAATTAACAAAATCTTTAAAGAGATCTGATGTTGTCGAAAGCATCAGATCTTACTCACATCTGATTGAAAGAACATCAGAAAATAAGATTTTGATTAATGGCGTAGAGTCAAAGTATAAAAGTTTGGAAGAAGCAAAAGATTTTATCAAACAAGAATATATCTCGCAAAAATTAGAAGAACAAGTATCAAAAGAATCATACGACGAATTATCAGACGAAAAAGTCGCTAGTATTATCAAAGAATACCATGATGTAAAAGTTACAGATACGTTAATAGAAACATATATTAAACTTGCTTCTTCCAACATTTTTAACGTAGACCCTGTTGTTCAGAATATTCGTTCTTTGAATAAACTTGACAGAATCGTTGAAGGTAAATTACACTACGTGCTTGCTGATGAAACTATTGTTGCAATTAATCAGCAAACGCAAGATCACCTAAATAAGTTATTAGGTAATCAACCAGAGATTATCGAGTACATGAGAGAGTCAAAAGAGAACTTCTGTCATGTGCTTGAACAAATAGAGGAATAACAAATGGCTGTCACCAAGACTATTTTAAAGAACACTAATTTAGAGACTGTTGTCAAAATTAGTGGTACTGCAGCATCTGCTACTATTAGTTTAGCAACTGATTGTTTAGCATCTACACAAGCACTTTCTGGTGGAACACAGACTGTTGACATCATTACTTCTCAAGTAACTGGTCTATTAAATTCTAGTATTACTGTTGTAAGAAACTCACTTCCTGTGTTAGCATTTGCACCAGAACACAATGGTTTGTTTAACTTTGAAGGTAATGGGTACAGAGATACTGTTGGAAATACATCTGATATCGTAGTAACAATCGGAGGTGCAGAAGCCCACATTTATCTCACACTTCGTAAAGTTGGTGGATATGCTACTAAAGTTGAAGAAGCTACTTACGGTGCTTACGAAGATGTTACTCGTGTTGGTGCTTCTACCACAGCAAGTGGTTCTCCAGATAAGGTCTAACTATGAAACTAATTAGAGAAGAAGTTCAAGACACTAAATTTATCGTTGAAGATAAAGGTCTTGGTAAACCAAAACAATACTTCATTGAAGGTATCTTCCTTCAATCAGAACTAGTAAATCGTAATGGTCGTATGTACAAAGAAGGTACAATGGACAAAGAAGTTGGTCGCTATCTTAAAGAAGCCGTTGAAATGAATCGTGCTTATGGCGAACTTGGTCATCCAGATGGTCCAGGTATTAACCTTGATCGTGTATCACACATGATCACTTCACTACGTAAAGAAGGCACAAACTATATTGGTCGTGCTAAGATTTTAGAAACTCCAATGGGTAATATTGCACGTGGTCTATTAGATGGCGGTGCAAATCTTGGAGTATCAAGTAGAGCAATGGGTTCTCTCAAACAAAACAATGAGGGGGTTCAGGTAGTTCAAGATGACTTTATGTTGTCTACAGCTGCAGACATTGTAGCTGATCCATCTGCTCCTGACGCATACGTCAGAGGCATCATGGAGAACAAAGAGTGGATATTTGTCGATGGAAAGTTTGTGGAACAACATATTGAAGAGGTTAAATCCTTTATTAAAAAGACTTCTTCTAGAAATCTAGAGGAAGCAAAGGTGCAGGCTTTCCAACGCTTTCTGAGTAAAATCAGATAAATAATAAATAAATAACAGAACTATCCAGTTAGGAGAACATAGATGTCAATCGAACAAAAAATCGCTGAAATTTTAGCTGAGTCTAAGAAACAGAAATTAGACGAAGCCAAGTTTGCAGGTACTGAAGGTGGCAGCAAATCCACTAAAGAAAATGCTGAAGCTGGCGACCAAGCTGTAATTCGTACAGGTAACCCAGTTCCAAATGGTGGTAACACACCAAACCCAGACAATGCACGTAACAACGTACAAGACGAAAAAGATGCAGAAGATGCACCTACTGGTAAAATGAATCCACACAATGGAGATCAAAAACCAGTTCGCCCAATGAAAGAAGACATTGATGCAATGTTGGGTGATGCAGAACTAACAGAAGAATTTAAAACCAAAGCAGCTACTATTTTTGAAGCAGCTGTATTGGCACGTGTCGCTGAAGAAGCTGCACGTATTCAAGAAGAATTCGAAGCGAAACTTGCTGAGCAAGTTGAGCAGAATATACAGGGAATTGTTGAACAAGTTGATGGATACCTCGGCTATATGGCTGAGCAGTGGATGGCACAAAATGAAATCGCCCTAGAGCAAGGCATGAAATCTGAAATTCTCGAAGGTTTCGTGAATGGTCTGAAAGGACTATTTGAAGAGCACTATATCGATATCCCAGAAGAGCGTTTCGATGTTCTTGGTGAGATGGAAAATAAAATTGCTGAATTAGAATCTAAAATTGACGAGCAAGTTGAAGCCAATATTGAGTTGACAAAAACTCTAGCAGAAGCAAAACGTGCTGAAATCGTTGGTACAGTAAGCGAAGGTTTGACAGATACTGAGACTGAAAAGTTTCTTTCTCTAGCAAAAGAAATCGCTTTTGAAGATTCTGAATCATTCGAAACTAAACTAAAAACTATTCGTGAAAGTTATTTTACTGCCAAGCAGTTAACTGAAGTTAAATCAGTAGTAACTGATGCTCCAGTAGAAGTGTTAACAGAGTCAAAGGCGAAAGCAGTTGATCCTGTAATGGCACAATATCTATCCGCACTCAACAAATAATAAAGGAAAACTAACTATGTTAGACCGTAAACAATTAATGGAGAAATGGGCTCCAGTATTGAACCACGAAGGTTCAAGCCCAATCAAAGATAACTACCGTAAGGAAGTTACAGCAGTTCTTTTGGAAAACCAAGAACGTGAACAGTATAAGTACAATGAGCAAGTTGGCGCATTGAACGAAGCTGCTCCAACAAACAGCGTTGGTTCATATGGTGACACTGGCGGTATCGCTAAGTTTGATCCAGTATTGATCAGCTTGGTTCGTCGTGCAATGCCACAACTTATCGCTTATGATGTTGCTGGTGTTCAACCAATGACTCAGCCAACTGGCTTGATCTTCGCAATGAAGTCACGTTACAGCACTCAAGGTGGTACTGAAGCGTTGTTCAACGAAGCAGATACTGACTTCTCTGGTACTGGTGTTCACTCTGGTGCGTCAGTATTCGGTGGTGCTGACACTAATGGTACTGGTATGGCTACTTCTGCTGCAGAAGCCATGGGTACTTCTGGTGGTGGTACTTTCGGTGAGATGGCATTCAGCATCGAAAAGACTTCTGTAACTGCAAAGACTCGTGCTTTGAAGGCAGAATACTCTATTGAACTAGCACAAGACTTGAAATCAGTTCATGGTCTTGACGCTGAAGGCGAATTGAGCAACATTCTTTCTACAGAAATTCTTGCTGAAATCAATCGTGAAGTTATCCGTACAATCTACAACACTGCTAAACCAGGTGCTGCAGTTGGTACAGCTACTGCTGGTACTTTCGACTTGGACGTTGACTCTAATGGTCGTTGGTCTGTTGAAAAATTCAAAGGTCTAATGTTCCAAATCGAACGTGAAGCCAATGCTATCGGTCAACAAACTCGTCGTGGTCGTGCGAACTTCCTCATCACTTCTGCTGACGTAGCGTCTGCATTGGCGATGGCTGGTGTTCTTGACTATTCTTCTGGTATCACTGGTAAGAACGCATTGAATGTAGATGACACTTCTACTACTTTCGCTGGTGTTCTAAACGGCAAGTACAAAGTGTATGTTGATCCATATACTTCAAACGTAAGCAACACTCAGTTCTTCGTTGCTGGTTACAAAGGCGCATCCGCTTTTGACGCTGGTTTGTTCTATTGCCCATACGTTCCACTACAGTTGGTTCGTGCGGTTGATCCAAGCAGCTTCCAACCAAAGATTGGCTTCAAGACTCGTTACGGTCTAGTTGCTAACCCATTCGTTTCATTGGATGGTACTGGTGGTTTGACTGCAAACGAAAACTACTACTATCGTCGTGTACGTGTTACTAACTTGATGTAATCATCGAGTTGGCTACTAAGCCGACATAGAAGCGGTATTTAAAAGGGGGACTTCGGTTCCCCTTTTTTTTCTTCCTAAATAATTATATGCCAAATACATCTATACCTGCCAATATCAATCCATTGTCTCCCAATGGGTTTAAGTTTGCTGTCAACAAAATACCTGATGTCACATTCTTTGCACAGAATGTAAACCTTCCAGGAATCACGTTGGGTGAACCTACATTTGCCACTCCATTCTCCACACAACCAGTTCCAGGTGATACTCTATCGTATGATCAATTAACCATTAACTTTATGGTTGATGAAAATATGACTAATTATAGAATCATCTACAATTGGATTGTTGCTCTTGGTTTCCCAGAAAGTTATGATCAGTATGTTACTGGTCAGGCAGGGGACACTACTGCATATGGTGAATTGGCAAAGAACTATTCTGATGCTGTTCTACAAATTTTAGACAGTTCAAATAATCCAATACAAAGTATCCAATTCTTTGATGTGTTTCCCACAACACTTGAATCTCTTTCGTTTGCATCTACAAACGATGATGTGAATTACCTAGTTGGTTCTGCAACATTTAAATTCGGTTGGTATAGATTCTTGTAAGACAAATTTGATTTTTTTGTAATACTGCGATATAATGTGCAGTATATAACTTGAGGATATTATGAATATAGAACAACTACAAGAGATGTGGGATGTTGATTGCCAAATAGATGATAACTATCTTGGTGAAACCACTACCGCTACCCCCAAACTTCACGCTAAGTATTTAAAATTACTTGTCAATGTCAAACTAAAACACACTAAGTTTAGTTCTGATTGTAACATTCTCCGTAAAAATAAATTTCGTTTGTATCGTGGTGAACTATCACGTGACGAATTAACACAACTTGGTTGGGAACAATGGCAGGGTGTTAAACCATTGAAGAATGAGATGGATGAATTTCTCTCAGGTGACACCGAACTAAATACTTTGAAGGTAAAGATAGATTATCTCGAAACGATGATTTATTTTCTTGAGTCAGTCCTTGGTCAAATTAAAGCAAGAGACTGGCAAATTAAAACTGCTGTTGAATGGAAGAAGTTTCTTGCTGGGATGTGATAATGAACTTTGTTAATATATTTCCTTCTATAATTGGGTATAATGTAGATAAGCAATTTACAGATAAAATTTTGCCATTTGCAAATGAATACCTTGCGCAAGAAACTAGATTAACATATACCTGGAATTATAAAAACACATATGGTAATGATTATGCGATGCGAGATAATAATTTAAAATTTATAAAAAAACGCATATATGATATGTGTTCTGAATATTTACAATCTCAACACAAAGTTGTGCCAAAGTCTATCGTTATAGAGTTATTTTTTAGTGAAATGGATGTTAATGATCATCATGATGAACATTGTCATCCAAATTGTATTCTTTCTGGAATATTATATCTAAAAGTTCCTGATAATTCTGCTCCAATTATTTTTCATGATAGAAGTCCACACAGAGATTATGTGTATATTAAAAATATAGATGACACTGTAGATTTAACAAAATATACAGTACCGCCAAAAGATGGGTTGATGTTAATATGGCCATCGTGGATGCAACACCAAGTCCCTTTAAATAAGTCTAATAGTAGAATAACCTGCGTATTTAATGCAGTATGGTAATGATTAAAATTGAAAAACTTGATGAAGTCTATGTTCGTGTCTTTTCTGATCCTAGCATTGAACAAGAATTAGTAGACTTCTTCACATACGAATATCCAGGTGCTAGATTTACACCACAATATCGAGCAAGATTGTGGGATGGTAAAGTGCGTTTGTATGATGCAGTAAGAAAAACTCTTTATGTTGGTCTTGTTTCTTATGTACAAGAATTTGCCGAAAGGAATAATTATGAACTACAATATGTCAAACCTGAACACTTCTTACAAAATGATATCGTATACAGTGACATTGAGCGATGGGTCGAAACACTCAATCCACAATCAAGAAACGAAGCGATCACAGTCAGAGACTACCAGTGCGATGCTATCCATAAAGCAATTGCTAGTGACAGAGTACTACTCTTATCGCCGACTGCTTCAGGGAAATCGTTAATAATCTATTCTATCTTACGATGGCATTTAGAAAATAATCGTAAGTGTATCATTATAGTTCCAACAACATCTCTTGTTGAGCAACTGTACACAGACTTTGAAGATTACTCATCTGCAAATGGATGGGAAACAAAAGTTCATTGTCAAAAACTTTACAGCGGTTTCACTAAAGACTTTACCAAAGATGTTTTAGTAACAACTTGGCAATCAGTCTATCTACAACCAAAATCTTGGTTCAAACAATTCGATGTTATCTTTGGTGATGAGGCTCACCAATTTAAAGCCAAATCTCTTACAGGGGTTATGGAAAAGATGGATACAGTCAAGTATCGTATTGGTACAACTGGAACACTTGACAATAAGAAAATTCATAAATTAGTTCTTGAAGGTGTCTTTGGTCCAATACATAGAGTCACTACAACTAAAGCACTCATGGATTCTGGAAGGTTGTCTACCCTAAATATAATGTGTGTAATACTGAAGTACAATGAAGAGATTCGTAAAGGGCGAAAAAACAATACGTACCAAGAAGAAATGGATTGGCTTGTATCTTGTGAACCAAGAAATAAGTTTATTCGAAACTTGGCAGTAAATTCTAAAGGTAATACGCTCGTTCTTTTTCAATACGTTGAAAAGCATGGCAAAGTCCTATACGAACTTATTAAAAATAAAGTGCATGATAAAAGAAAAGTTTTCTTTGTCTACGGTGGTACTGAAACCACTGATCGAGAAGCAATCCGTCATATTACAGAGGGGGAAAGTGACGCCATTATCATTGCTTCTTTTGGTACTTTTAGTACTGGAATTAATATCCCATCATTGGAGAATGTAATTTTTGCGTCTCCATCTAAATCAAAGATTCGTAACCTGCAATCGATTGGTCGTGGGTTACGTTTAAAAGAAGGTAAGACTTCTTGTAATCTATTTGATCTTGCAGACGATCTTCATTGGAAGTCTTGGAAGAATCATACTTTAAATCATGCTGCAGAAAGATACAAAACGTATGCAGAAGAACAATTTAAAACAAAAATAGTAGAGGTAGACTTATGCTAACAGACAAAGATGTCTATGTTGTTATAAAGTTAACCAATGGGGAACAGGTCATGGCTGTCCTCGAAGAAGAAGATGATAAGTATGTGCAACTTGGTAGTCCAATGACTATAAGAACTACACCAATAGTTGGTGAGGGGAGAGAACATATCACTGCGCATCCATATTGCCAATTCACAGATGATACATCTTTTTCTATAGAAAAGAAAAACGTAATGTTTATCAAACGTCTACACGAAATGATGATCCCTCATTATAGACGTATTGTTGCCCAACATAGCAATGATTGGCGAATCGAAAAGCCTGAACAGGAAGAACCATTTATTAGTTCTAGGGAAGCCAAGAAAAGAATCGCTATGTTGGTAGGTATAGCTGGAGAAGAAGAGGAAGAAGTTGAAGATACTTCGATACCAAGTACTTACATAGATGGTAACGAGACTAAACATTAGTAGTCATCAACCCTAACACAGTGATTATGTCTCAAGTCAACTATAAAAGCAAATCTAAATTGTAATAAAAATATATTTGTCTTTCTGTCATCGATGATGTATACTATGTGTAGTTTGAATTAAAGGATAAAAGAAATGCTATGGCTCACTACGTAAACAACGCAGATTTTCTCGCAGCAATTGTTGAGATGCGACAAAAATATCAACATGCAAAAGAAAACAATCTCCCAACACCCCAAGTAAGCAATTATATTGGTGAGTGCATTCTAAAGATAGCAACGCACTTATCATACAAACCTAACTTTCTAAACTACTCTTATCGAGATGAAATGATCTCGGATGGTATAGAAAATTGTCTGCAATATATTAATAACTTTGATCCTGCAAAATCCAATAATCCTTTCGCATATTTTACACAGATTATCTACTATGCATTTCTTCGTAGGATTGCCAAGGAAAAGAAACAGTCTTACATTAAAGGTAAGTTGATTCAGGACATGCCATTCGAGATGTTCGAGTTACAAGAGCAAGATGAGACAGGTGAATTTAAGAATGCTTATTTAGATTTTATGCAGAACAATCATACCTTTGATGACTTTATCGATCGTAAGAAAGAAAAGGTTGCAAAGAGAAAAATGGAAAATACGTTGAACGCATTTATAGATGATGAGGTAAAAGATGGAACGATCGATACAGGATTGGATAGCGGAATTGAGCAAGGGAGTGAGCAGTCGCAAGTTTCCTTCGATTCGGAGACGCAGAAGCAAAGTAAATAAAAGAACTATCAAGAAATTTGCTTGGGATTCAAGCGATAATCAATTTGCATTGAATAAAATTATGAACGAAAATACAAACGAAAAAATCTTTCTCGGTGTTAGTGACTTTGATGACTTAATCACTTCAGAGATCCTGAAGCGTCGTGTTGAAGCTGGCCAACGTACTATTCATCGTGAAACCAGTGTTCTCTGCAATCGAGAACAGTGGGCTGAATGGGCAGAGGAAATGTTTAAAGACGACCTCCATGTCCAAGGTAATTCCTCTAATGGTCTTATCATTGAACGTGATACAAACAATTACATTCGCTTTGATGTGAACAGTAATACTGTTTCTGTTCGTGCTTATGGTGATGCAGATTTTGCAGATGCTATTGTTGCGACAGTTGAATCTAACTTTGATATCGTAACATCTCACATCGAATGGGTTTATGGTAGCGAAGGTAACTCTGTCAATGTTCCATTGAATCGTGATCGTCTCCCAGTCGATGAAATGTATCCATTTCTAGATGGTGAAACACTTGGTGAATATTATGAACGCTACATGGCGTCTTCAGCGAATATCCTACTGTTGATTGGTCCTCCAGGAACTGGCAAGACTACATTCATTCGTGGATTGTTAGCACATACAAACTCATCCGCAATCGTTTCATACGATTCTACGATTCTTGAGAAGGATGGTTTCTTTGCTCGCTTTATCGAGAGTGATGACAACGTAATGGTTCTTGAAGACTCTGATGCATTTTTAAAATCTCGCACTGATGGAAACACCATGATGCATCGTTTCCTAAATGTGGGTGATGGTCTTGTTACAACCAAAGGTAAGAAGATGATCTTCTCTACCAATCTCCCATCTATTCGTGATGTTGACTCTGCATTGGTTCGTCCAGGACGTTGCTTTGATATTCTAACTTTCGATACATTGAATGTTGAACAAGCAAACAACCTTGCTAAACGTCTTGGTGTTAATTTGGCTGTTCGTAAACGTGGTGATGAAACAAAACCATATAGCATCGCTGAGGTCTTCAATCAAAAGACTGAAGGTATGTCAACTGCATCATCTAGAAGGGTTGGTTTTATCTAATGTATAAAGTAAGATATTACATGGCTGGGAGCAATCAAAGAGTATGTAAGATTTTTAAAACTCTTACAGAAGCTGTGGAGTTTTCTAATACCAAAGTGGGTATTAATGATGTATATGAGATCGTGAAAGTTGAAGAATGAAAGTAGCAATTATTACAGACCAACACTTCGGTGCTCGTAATGATAGTATTACTTTTCTAGATTTCTATCAGAACTTTTATGATAATACTTTCTTTCCTACTATCGACTCAGCTGGTATTGATACTGTTCTTATTCTTGGTGATACTTTTGATAGACGTAAATATGTAAATTTCTATTCTCTACAAAGAGCCAAAGAAATGTTCTTTGATAAATTAGAAGAACGTGGAATAACAGTTTATATGTTGGCTGGTAACCATGATACATACTACAAAAATACCAATGATGTAAACTCTCCAGATTTGTTACTGACACAATACAATAATATTGAAGTGATAGACAGCCCCAAAACTATTAATCTAAATGGTTTTGATGTTTGTATGGTTCCATGGATTTGTGCAGAAAATTATGAAGAGTCTATTGATGTTATGAAGAACACCCCAGCAACACTTTGCATGGGGCATTTTGAGATTGCAGGATTCGCAATGTATAGGGGAATGGAATCACATGAAGGACTTTCTAAAGAAACTTTCGATAAATTTGATATGGTATTCTCTGGGCATTATCACCATCGTTCTAATGATAACCACATTTATTATCTCGGAAATCCGTACGAACTTACATGGCAAGACCATAACGATCCCAGAGGATTTCATCTGTTCGATCTCGAGAACAGACAACTTGGATTCATTCAAAATCCTTATACAATGTTCACGAGAATCGAATACAACGACAAAGAAGTTGAACCACTCGACTTAACATCACTTGATCTAAATGGTAAGTATGTAAAGTTAATTGTTGTTAACAAAACTGACTACTATAAATTTGACAAGTTCACGCAACTGTTGTATAATAAGGGTTGCGCAGACATTAAGATTATTGAAGATCTTTCTGAATTTCAAGAAGGCGAAATCAATGAAGACATCAACTTAGAAGATACAGTTTCTGTTCTCTCTAATTTTATTGATTCAATAGAAACTGATGTTGACAAAGAAAAAGTTAAATCATACATGCGAGGTTTATATACTGAAGCGATTAATATTGAGGTTGTTTGATGATTGTTTTTAAAAGTGTAAGTTGGAAGAATTTTTTATCTACTGGCAACTCATCGAACAAAGTTCTCCTAAACAAATCCCAAACTACTTTAATCATTGGTAAAAATGGTGAGGGTAAAAGCACAATCTTAGATGCATTGTGCTTTTCATTATTTGGAAAACCCTTTCGTAGTATTAACAAGGGGCAACTAGTAAACTCTATTAATGGTAAGGGTTGTTTAGTTGAGATAGAACTTTCTATCGGTACCAAAGACTACAAAATAGTACGTGGAATAAAGCCAAACATCTTTGAAATCTGGTGTGATGGTATCATGTTAAATCAAGATGCTGCTTCTCGTGATTACCAGAAGGTACTAGAACAGCAAATTCTTCGACTGAATTATAAGACATTCACTCAGGTAGTTATTCTCGGTTCTGCATCATTCGTTCCATTCATGCAGCTGACACCACTACAAAGAAGAGAAGTTATTGAGGATATTCTTGACATTAGAATTTTCTCTACAATGAATTCATTATTGAAAGAAAAGGCGCAGGAGACTAAAGATGCTATACTACGCATTGAGAGCGAAATTAAAAGCGCAAAGGACAAGGTTGAAAGCCAGCAAGCAATCATCAGAACTATCGCAGAAGCGAAGTCCAGTGCTATCGAAAGTATCGTATCAAAAATATCTGCTAACAATGATGAGATTCTATCTGTCGAGGGGGAGATCGAATCTATCGTTTCGGAGATCACTGCTCTTCAAACAAGCATCGATGATAAAGAAACTGTATCTGAAGACATTGACAAAGCCAAATCAATCCGTAGTAAGTTGCTCCAGAAAATCGAAACTTGCGAGCACAACACAGAGTTTTTTAGCGAACACGATGTTTGTCCATCGTGTAGCCAAGATATCCCAGAGGAATACAAAGAAGGTATTATCAAGGATCTTAATTCGAAACTGTTGGACAATAACACAAAGATTGGTGAACTCGAAACCATTCTCACAAATCTCCAATCGAAACTATCGCAAATTAACGAAGTGGTTGGGCAAATTACAACCAAGAACATTGAGTTATCTACAAGGAACTCTACTGTCACCTTACTTAACAAACAAATCAAAGAACTTGAAGCTGAGACCCAAAGGGTTAAATCTGACACAACTAATATCGATGAAGAGAAGGGTAAGTTAAAAGATCTCGCAACTAATGCTCTAGAAAAGATTAACAATAAAAATAGTTTAATGGATCAACGTAACTTAGAAGAAGTTGCTTCTGTTCTTCTTAAAGATACTGGTATCAAGACAGCAATCATACGTGAGTATCTTCCTGCAATGAACAAATTGATTAATAAATACCTACAAGCAATGGATGCATATATTCATTTCGAACTTGACGAATCGTTCAATGAATCTGTGAAGTCTCGCTATCGTGATGACTTTACATATGCAAGTTTCTCTGAAGGTGAAAAGATGCGTATCGATCTCGCTATCCTTTTCACATGGCGTCAGATTGCAAAGATGAAGAACAGTGTCAACACTAATCTTCTATTGCTTGATGAGATTTTTGATTCATCTCTTGACACTGCAGGAACTGATTACTTCCTCAACCTAATGAATCAGTTTGGTGACAATACAAACATCTTTGTAATCAGCCATAAAGGTGATCAACTCTTTGATAAGTTTAGGTCTGTAGTGAAGTTTGAGAAGCGCAATGACTTCTCAGTGATAGTCCCGAACTAATCCCCTACGAGGAGTAGGGGAATGTAAGTTGTTGATTTTACAGGGTTTTTTCAGGGGCTTGTCTTTTATCTAAAACTGGTGCATAATTCACTCTATTGAATCGGAGAAAATTATGTGGAATGAATTTAGTGACTTTGAACTAGCCGAGTTGGCTGCAATGTATGGTCTTGAGGAAGAACTTGTGTTCTGCAATGACCTTTCCCTAGCGAATCGTACTCACATCGAGTCACGATTGACCGAAGTAGAATACGATATGGCTTACGGAGAATAATATGAACATCAAAGCATCTGACCTTTCCGCACGTCTTCTTGCCAATGAGAATCTTTCAGTGATTCGTGCAAGAACACGCACTGCATCTTTTGACATCAAAGCACGTGTGTTGACTTTACCAGTCTGGAAAGATATGACTCCAGAGATTGAAGATATGCTAACTGGTCACGAAGTTGGCCATGCCTTGTATACTGGTGACGAATACTTGGTTCCAATTCAAGAAGATCGTAAAATTATGACTTACCTCAACGTACTCGAAGATGTACGTATTGAGAAAATGATCAAACGTAAGTATCCAGGACTGCGTAAACGCATGAACGAAGGATATAAACAACTCAATGATCGTGACTTCTTTGGTGTAAAACAAGTCCAGAATTTTGATGACTTGTTACTCATCGACAAAATCAATCTATATTTCAAAGCAGGATTCCAGTGTGGAGTTACATTCACACCTGAAGAAAGGTTGTTTGTCAATCGTGCTGAACGCACAGAGACCATTGATGAAGTGGTTGAATTGGCTAAAGAAATTTATGGTTTCTCGAAAGAAGAATTACAGGAAAAAAAGAAACGTGTCCTTATTGAAGATCCAGAAGAACTTGAAGAATCTAACGAAGAGCCAGAAGGCGAATTTGATGACATCGATGACTATGAAGACAATTGGGATCAAGAAGATTCTGATGAAGATCAAGATGAAAAGAGTAGTCGTAAAACCCATGGTGGAAAATCCACTGAGTCTGACGATGAGCCATCTATCTCTGAAGAAGAACTTGAGTCTAAGACTGATCGAAATTTTGCTGATAAATTGCAAGATTTGGCTGATGACAGCACGCAATATAACTATGTTAAATTCGATGACAAATACTTCAAAGATCCTATTGTTGGTTACAAAACCATCCTCAATGAAACCATTGACAACTGGTATACAGAAGACAAGAATGGTAATACCAAAGAAATGACTGCTGATGAACGCAATCAATTTGCATTGGATCGTGCTAAGTATGATAAATTCAAAACAGATTCTACACGTGCAGTGAATTATCTGGTCAAAGAATTCGAGATGCGTAAGTCTGCAGCCCTGTACAAACGTGCTCAGGTCTCCAAGACTGGTTCATTGGATATGAAACGTGTCTGGTCTTACACACTTAATGATGACTTGTTCAAACGTGTCAGTGTCGTACCACAGGGTAAAAACCATGGTATGCTTTTCTTGCTGGACTGGTCTGGTTCAATGGATGGCGTTATGGAAGATACCTTGAAACAGGTTATCAATTTGGCAATGTTCTGTGCACGTATTCAAATTCCATATCGTGTGCTTGCTTTCACTTCTCAATACGGTGATCGTAATCCTGATAATTATGACAAACAACGTGAGTGGCATCGTATTCACAATGAGTATTTGAATGCAAACAATATACTGGTGACGAATAATAATTTCTCGTTATTAGAATTGTTTTCGAACAAGATGACTACCAGCGAATTCCATACGATGGCTCGTCGTGTAACTAACTACAAATTCTTTTGGAATGATGGTTACAGTATGGGTGGAACACCATTGAACGAAGCATTGGTATGGGTTTACAATAATCTTGGAACTTATACTAAACAAAATGCTATCGAGAAGATGACACTCATTACCTTAACTGATGGTGAAGGTAGTGCATTGTATACTGTCAATAGTAGTATGCAAGAGCATGAGAATGTGTATTCCACTAGTGGTTACAAAAGGATCAAACACAAATACTTTATTCGTGATGATAAAACACAGAAAACTTATCAGCTGAATAAAAATTCTAATGAACAAACATCTACGATTATTCAGATGATCAAAGATCGTCACAACTGCGTGGTTGTTGGATTTTATATCTGCCGTAATGCTCGTCGTGATTTATGTTCTGCGATTCGTTCAAACTTACCAGTCTTTTCAGGTAATGAATACAATATCATTGATACTTGGAGAAAAGAGTTTCGTGATCAAGGATTCGCTTCAATCAAAGGCACTGGTCGTGATGACTTGTTCTTAGTCCCACAGTCTTCTACGAAGATTGTTGAGGGTGAGTTGGAAGTGAAAGAAGATGCAAACGCTAAGGCAATTGCAAAGAACTTCAGCAAATTCCTCAATGTAAAACAGACTAGCCGAGTCCTCCTGAATCGGTTCGTGGGATACGTTGCGTAAGTTGTTGATTTTACAGGTGAAAATAATCCCATACAAAGTGTAGGGGAATTCCCAAAAAGGCTTGTCTTTGATTGCAGTTTAGGGAATAATACAGTTATTGATTGGTTGTTATATTATGGAGAAAATGATGGCAAAATGTGATGTGGCTTTTCGTGCGACTTTTGAGGAAAAACTCAATGAGATGTTTCCTGACATCAAAACTAAAGGTACGGTATCCCGACCTCAGTTGATTGAGTGTATGGCTAAACTTAAGACTGACAAATATCCTTTGTGGCTCATGAAGAATAAACTTGGTCGTGGTTTGTATGCCATCGATGGTGGTGTTCCTGCAGTTGAAGGTAACACTGTTCGTAAACCTGTAGCTGTTGTAGAATCTTTCACTGTGGACTATACGAATACTGATTCATTGATTCCTAAGAAGGATCCGAACTTTGTACCATTCGGTAACTACAATGATCTTGAAACTATTATCAAGACTAAGATTTTCTATCCTGTGTTTGTTTCTGGTCCAACTGGGAATGGCAAGTCCACGATGGTTGAACAAATTTGTGCCAAGCACAAACGTCCTCTGATTCGTGTTAACTTAAACATGATGACTGATGAAGAACAACTCATTGGCTCCAAGACTTTGGAAAATGGTAATGTCGAGATCATCGAAGGTCCAGTCTTGATCGCCATGCGAACTGGAACTGCACTCTTGCTTGATGAGATTGATGCTGGCTCTGCAAATACTTTGCTTTGCTTGCAACCGATTCTTGAGGGTAAGCCATATTACTTCAAGTTGAAGAACGAGATGATTGTTCCAGCTGAAGGATTCAATATGTTTGCAACAGCAAACACTAAGGGTAAGGGTAGCGATGATGGTCGTTACATTGGTACTAACGTGCTCAACGAAGCATTCTTGGAACGATTCGCTGTTACGTTTGAGCAGGATTACCCAAGTGCTAAGATTGAGCAAAAGATTGTTGAGAATCTGATGGACTTCTACGGATGCAAAGATGTAGAATTCGCAGAGACATTGGTTAAATGGGCAGACGCAATTCGTCGCACCTTTGCCGATGGTGGCGTGGATGAAAATATTACGACTCGTCGTATGATCCACATTGTGCGTGCGTTTGCAATCTTCAAGAGTCGTACGAAAGCAGTAGAACTTTGCTGCAATCGTTTCGACTCCGCAACGAAGACTGCATTCATGGACTTGTTTGAGAAGGTTGCAAACCCTGCTCCTGAGGTAGTACCTACACCAGAAGTTGCTGCAATCGATCCTACCGATGAGGTTCCATTTTAAACTTGTCTTACATTGAAACTTGTTGTATAATTCTGTCTTGAACTTTGAAAAAGGAAATTTGTTATGTTGAAATTCGCTAATTTGTCTATGTCCCAGAAGAAATTTGTTGTGTCTGTTATTGAGAGCAATCCTCAATACAAGAAAGACCCACAGATTACTTTGAAGGAATGTGCTTCCATCTATTACACCTTGCGTGATCAACGGACTGGTGTTAAGGGTGAGAAGATTGGTTATCCTAACTGGTTGTTCAATAAGAACAAGGTTGAGCGTGGTGTATACCAACTTCCTGTTCCTACTGCTGTTGAGTTGTCGCAATTTGCGAAAGACTCTGCTGTGAAACCAGCTAAGGCTAAACCTGTTAAGGTTGCTAAGGTTAAAGTTGTGAAAGCACCTGCTAAGAAAGCAGTTGCAGTCAAGACACCTGTTGCTAAGGAAGACAACATGGAGATCTCTCGTCTGCAGAAGATCATTGATGACTCAGTTGAAGTTGATTCTGATACTGAAGACTTCAATGCGATCCTGCGTGAGAATGGTATCCAAGTTTAATTTTCCGAGAAGGTTGGGGTAATTGCCATCGCCCCACCTTCTTTTTTTAATTTTAATGATGGTTTAATTATGGAGATATTATCTATGTCGAAGCAAGAAAAATTGTTGGAGAATCTAAAGGCTGGAAAAGAATTTACTGCTAAGCAGATCAAAGGTTCTTTCCAGATCGCACATCCAGCATCTGCAATTCGCAATTTACGTGAGCAAGGTTATGCTGTTTACAGCAACAGTGCAAAATTGCATGATGGTACATTGACTACCAAGTATCGTCTTGGTCAGCCAAGCAAGCGTATGGTTCGCATTGCTAATGCTGTTATGGGTGCATCTGTGTTTAGCGCACGACGTGCTTAATTGACGTATGAGTCAGGATATTCTTCGGAGTATCTTGACTCATTTTATATTATGGAGACATGCGATGCCAATTGGTGATGTTAAAGGTGATGGATTCATTTCCAAAGAAGACATTAAAAAGTCCCAGACTGCCACGACAGGTGGGCGAAAATTTGATGGTGGTAAACTTCAATATGGTTTACTACCACCACTCGCATTAAAAGCGACTGTAGAAATCCTAACATTTGGTGCAGAGAAATATGAGCCAGATAATTGGAAAGTAGTTCCTGACTCAAAACGTAGATACTTTGACGCAATGCAAAGACATCTTTGGGCATGGAAAGAGGGAGAACAAGATGATCCCGAAACTGGAAAGAATCACTTGGCACATGCAATGTGTTGTCTAATGTTTCTTTATGAACACGATGTGAAGTATTCTAAGGAAATTAAATGACTCTTGAACAGATCTTAGTAGCAACTGCAGTTTGGATGGTTCTTGTAGCCATTGTGTTTACTCACTCTAACTGGGGTAAGATTCGTGCTTGTTTTGGTATGTGGCTTACTCGAGAGTACTGGACTAACTACAACACGGTAGAGTTTGCCAGTTGGGCAGCAAAGGCAGTTATCATCATCCCTGGACTTATCTTTGGTATCCAGCTTTGGTGGTTGTACTTCTTCACTCTTGCAACCTCGCTGTCTCTCATCTGGGCAAGCAATAAGAAGTTGCTCCCAACTCTTATTGGATTCAACATCGTGTGGACTTGGATCAGTTGCATGGTTTTGGCTCAACATTTAATCAAATAAATTTGATTATTTTTGATTTTGAATGTATAATTTTTATACATAGTTATTATTAATTGGAGAAAATATGAAATTATCTAAAGACACAATCGAACTGATCAAGAACTTTGCTACAATCAACAGCAATCTTCTATTGAAAGAGGGATCAAAACTCTCTACAATCTCAGCCCAGAAAAACGTGATGGCTGATGTTGATGTCACAGAAACATTCCCATCATTTGGCATCTATGATCTAAATGAATTCTTAGCTGCAATGTCTTTGTTCGATGACCCAGAGTTGACATTCAGTCCAGACAATAAGTCTGTAGTTTTCTCACAGGGTGGTATTGGTAGTTATAAATTCTTTGCAGCTGATGCAAGTGTTCTAACTGCACCAACAAAGGAAATTACTTTCCCTGCTCATGAGATTGAGTTTGATATGTCAGCTGCATTGCTGAATCTTATTCACAAGTCTGGCTCTGTTTCTCGTTCAGCAGACGTATCTGTTATTGGCGATGGATCAAAGATGACTGTTTATGTTGGTGACAAAAAGAATGCGACTGCAAATGCATTCAGTAATGTTGTTGGAACAACTGACAAAACCTTTAAGGTAAACTTAAAGGTTGAGAATCTGAAGATGCTTCCAGGAGATTACAAAGTTAGTATTTCCAGCAAAAAGATTTCTCGTTTCAAGAGCAATCGTAGTTTAGTTTATTATGTAGCAGTTGAGGCAGATTCTACCTTCGAAGTCTAATAGATAGATTATGAAGAAAATAATTGTACTAGGCGCAGGAACAGCAGGGTTAATCACTGCTCTCATTCTTAAATCTACCTTTCCGAAGTATCAAATCTCAGTTATTGAGTCTGGTGCGATTGGTATTATTGGAGTTGGTGAAGGTTCAACAGAACACTGGAAGATATTCACTGACTATTGTGGTATCAATACCAACAGATTGATTCGAGAGACAGATGGTGCTCTTAAGAAGGGTATCAAATTTGAGAATTGGAATGGTGATGGTGCATCTTATTTTCACTCATTGTCTCCTCCATTCTTTGATGAGTTTACAGACAGTGGTCAACGTCTAAATTTTACGAAGTCTATGATCCATAAAGGTATTCCAACTGAAGATATTCTATTGGATACCAACTTTGTAACACAACAATCTGGTATTCAAAGCACTAATCAATATCATTTTAACACTATGAAGTTAAATAAATTTCTTCATGATGTGTGTAAAGAAAAGGGTATTAATTTCACAGATGCCATTATTGATCAAGTGATGTTCTCAGAAAATGGAGATGTTGCTAAGTTAATAGACAATGCTGGTATTGAATATGTTGCAGATATCTTCATTGATAGTTCTGGATTCAAGAGAGTGATTTCTTCTAAGCAGGGTGCTAAGTGGATCTCATATAAAAAATATCTGCCAATGAATCATGCATTAGCATTTCCAACAAATGATATTTCTGATCTAAAACCCTATACACTTTCACGTGCTCTTGGCTCTGGTTGGAACTGGAGAATTTCTACTCAAGGAAGGTATGGTAATGGTTATGTATTTTGTGATGAGTTCATTGATGCAACTAAAGCCCATGAAGAAATACAATCATTCTATACTGAAGAAGTAAAGGTAGCGAAGGATATTAAATTTGATGCTGGTCGTGTAGACAAATATTGGATTGACAACTGTATCTCTGTTGGTCTTTCTGCATCATTTGTAGAACCACTTGAAGCATCTAGTATTGGTAACTCAATCCTACAGGCTTTTGGCATTGCAAAGTTGCTACCTCTTTGGGAACTTGACCGAAAGTACGCAGAGAAGTATAATAAAGACTTCACTAGGTGCTTTGACAATATTGTTGACTTTGTTCAGTTACATTACATGACCAAAAGAAATGATACTTTGTTCTGGAGAACTTTACCTGAGATGATGACTAAGACAGATTTTATCAAGGAACATTTAGAGATCTTTAAAAAGACAATACCGAATCAATCTCTTTTTATGGGCGAGTATCATATGTTCCAATCTCCAAATTGGGCTCAAGTAATGAATGGTCTTGGTTTATTGGATAGAGAATACATTAGCAATAAGTTACAAGAAGTTAGTGGAGAAGGTGCTATTAAAGATTCATACGGAAGGTATGATGCATATCTAAATGATACAGAAAGGGGTTCTTACATCGAACACAAGACACTATTAGAACAGAATAGGATTGTTGTTAAACTTGACAGACGTTAATTGAAGGAATATATTATGAAACATGAAGGAACTGCTTTGACATCTACTCTTAACAATGAGTGGATGTTTAAAAAACTTTGGGTAGAAGATTTAGTTAGTGATGATGAACCAGATGCAAAAACTATCTGGAGATATGTATTACGAAGTAACTGTTATGTTAAATCTGAAAGGCAAGATATTGCCCCACATAATTTAAAGGATAGTGATTTTCGTAAAGTTTCTACAAGACTTTATATTCAAAAAGAAAGGAATAGCAAACTACATGGGCATTTCATTTCAAATTTTGAATGGAATGATCTTGTGACTAGATCAAATCTCCACAACTTTACAGTAGAACTTTAATATGATTGAATCCCGTGATAACCAATTTCTTTGGGTAGAAAAGTATCGCCCACAGACTATTGATGAGTGTGTACTTCCCGAAGCACTAAAGAATACTTTTAAAGAGTATATCGCTAAAGGCGAACTACCAACATTTATGTTTACTGGAACAGCAGGTGTCGGTAAGACTACTGTTGCTAAAGCACTATGTAATGAAGTTGGTGCAGAGTATCTTATGATCAATGGATCAGATGAAGGTCGTTTGCTGGAGACTCTCCGAGTTGCCATCACTGGCTTTGCTTCTACTGTTTCATTAACTGATGCCAAGAAGGTCGTCATTATCGATGAAGCAGACTACATGAAAGCAGATACAGTTCAACCAGCACTGCGTTCATTCATTGAAGAATTTAGTAACAACTGTCGCTTCATCTTTACATGTAACTATAAAAATCGTATCATTGAACCACTCCACAGTCGTTGTTCAGTTATCGATTTTAAGATCGAACCAAAAGACAAACAGTTACTTGCAGGAACTTTCTTCAAACGTGCAACACAGATTCTTAAACAAGAGAATGTTGAGTTTGATCCTAAGGTAGTTGCAGAACTTGTCACGAAACATTTCCCAGATTATCGTAGGGTTCTAAACGAACTTCAGCGTTACAGTGTTTCAGGTAAGATCGACTCTGGTATTCTAGTCAATACCAGTCAAGAATCCTATAAAGATCTAATCAAATTCCTCAAAGAAAAAGACTTCACTAATGCTAGAAAGTGGGTTGGAAAGAACTCGGATTCTGATACAGTTGGATTGTTTAGAGAACTTTATGATAACTCAGTGAGTTTCCTAATGCCAGATAGCATCCCTGCGCTTGTATTGATCTTGGCTAAATATCAATATCAAGGAGCATTCGTTGCTGACCATGAACTAAATATAATGGCAGCACTCACAGAAATTATGGTCGAGTGCAAATTCAAGTAAGGGAATATATGGACTTATTACTACATTTGTTTTACATGGCTGTAGTTTTTGCTATTGGATTTATCTGGGGCTGGAGAGAACGTGAGAACTTTGCATCTAAAAAAGTAGATGCACTATTAATGCACATTGACAGTAGTGTGCACGAACGAATAGAAGAATCCAGAATAGATATAAAGATAGAAAAACATAAAGATGTTTACTATGCCTATGATAAAGACAACAACACCTTTATGGCTCAGGGGAGCACTAAAAAAGAATTAGAGGAAGTACTTGCATCTAAGTATTCCAATAAAAGATTCTTTGCTGATAGAGATAATTTGAAGGAAGTTGGATTACAATGACTGAACTATATCAAAAAGATGGAAGGTCTGCATCTATAGAAAAACAGATGACTAATGACTACATGGTAACATTTAATAATGAACTCGGTGGAAACCAGATGGAAACCTTCCATACTGAAAAGCAAGCCATTGATGCAGCGCAACGATGGATAATTAAAGATTATGAGCCCATTTGATTTCTTAAATGCAATAAATGATACAAAGAAAAACTTATTTGAAGACCCACAGGCTGCAAAGGATTATAAACCATTCATTGTAAATAGAGGACTTTCGTATTTCCACGATACTGTTCTTTACGCTAACGAGATGAACAAACATCCCGAACTAGATAAAGACCAGCAATTTTCTTTTTTCCTAAATATTATTTCAAGGAAGAAGCGTTTCAGTAAGTGGTCTAAAAAAGATGCAACTACTGACTCCATCGAACTTGTTAAAGAGTATTTTGGGTATTCGAGCGAGAAGGCTAAAGATGCATTGAGCCTTCTTAGTGAAGAACACTTGATTATGATAAAAGAAAAATTATACAAAGGTGGAAAATCATGACTGTCGAAATGATTTATTACGACTGGAAACCAGAGTCGATGCTTGAAGTGACATTGCCAGAACCAGATAACTTCTTAAAGGTTCGAGAAACACTTACTCGAATCGGCATTGCTTCCAGAAAAGAAAACAAATTATATCAATCCTGCCATATTTTACATAAGCAGGGTAGATACTTCATCGTCCATTTCAAAGAGTTGTTTGCTCTGGATGGTAAAGAATCGAATATCACTAGTGGTGATATCGAGCGTAGAAATGCAATCGCTGGTTTGCTACAGGATTGGGATCTTTTAAAGATACTAAATAATTCTCAAGCGGATCAGAAAGCATCTCTGTCGCAAATTAAGGTCGTATCGTTTAAAGAGAAAGACCAATGGGAACTAGTACCGAAATATAACATAGGAAAAAAATCAAAATGATTAAACTTGAACTTGAAATTAATGAAGTTAACATGCTACTTGCAGTGTTGGGAAAGCATCCTTTCGAGGAAGTTGTTAAAGTGATCAGCAAGATCAAACAACAAGGTGACCCACAAGCAGAAGCACTTGCACAAGCAGCAGCAGAACTACCTGCTGCGTAACCAATTCGCCTTAGGACCACTAAAGTACGAATCGTTGGTAAAGCGGATGTGACGAACGACATCGCTGGAACTCGTAACCAGTATTTTAACACGGCTCTCTTCTTTTCGCCTTCGGGGATTTGCTTGAGAGTTTTCCAACTCGCTTAATAGGAGCAAAACAATGTTGAATAACATTAACACAGCCATCGATTCTTTCCAAGGAATCAAAACTAAATTCGTTGAGACCTGCGTCAAAAACGAAGAACTCAAAAAACCACTTAATCAATTTATTGAAGCGCAATCTTCTTTCGCAAAGATCGTGGCTAAAGCACATGTAGACTTTTATACGTCTCTTGGTCTTTCAGCTTACACATTCGATGCCAAAAAAGCATTTGCTAAACAATAAGGAGATTGATATGGGAAACAATTTCACACCCACATTCTGGGGCACTAAAGATATGGACAAATTTCTTATCGGTTTCGATGAGCAGTTTAATCGTCTACAGAAATTTCATGACGACATGTCCAAGAACATTCCTAACTATCCACCATACAATATCGTCAAGAGAGATGAGAACAACTACACCATTGAGTTGGCTGTGGCAGGTTTTGGTCAATCTGACATTGATATCGAAATGGAGAATGGTAAGTTGACTGTTCGTGGTAGCATCAAAACCGAAGAAGCTGAAGATAATTTCTTGTTCAGAGGTATTGCAAATCGTGCGTTCAGTCGAGCGTTTGCTTTGAATGATGAAGTTGAAGTTAAAGATGCAGAACTCTTTAATGGCATGCTTAAGATTTTCTTGGAGCGTTTGATTCCAGATGCTAAGAAGCCAAAGAAGATTGTTGTAAAGTCTAAAAGCGAAAAACAATTATTGAATGAGGACATCCTATGAAATCAATCAAAAAGTTTTTCACTAATCTTCTTGAAGCACTCATTGAGGCTAGACATGCCAGAGCAGATGCTGCTTCGAAAAGAATAGGTAGATAAGTCATACAATTTTAGGGGTCTTCGGATCCCTAAATAATTTGTATGATGAAAGCCAAATTAACACCAAACCTAATCTCATTCTTCTTAGTTAGAAGAGGGAGTTGGCTTCTCAAAGTATCAGTCTTTAAACATAAGCAGATCATGGTGATTGCTCAAAATGTTTACGAACAAGACCGAACGATTGTTCAGGTTTTCCCGAACGAAACCCTCGCTGCAAACTTCATTGAATTCCTAGTTTCAGAGGACGTTTAGACACCCCTAGAGCCTTCCTAGCGTCTAAGTCGGGGCTAAACCCTTCCCTAGCGTCCTAGAGCCTTCTAGCCCTTCCTAGGGGCTAAAAAATCCCTTATAAATCAACAACTTACAAAAAGTAAACCTTTAGGCTTACTCTCGGATAACCACACCCACAGTAGGGGATTGCAAAATACTTGTTGCCTTTAATGCAGTTTTGGACGATAATAGATCTTATGATGAATCGAAAAGGAACTTTATGATGAATGTGATCTACAAATCCAAAGCCCAGTTGGCTAAAGAAACCGAAAAGCAAGTCAAAGCATTCTTGCGCAAAGGTGGCTCGATTGAGATTGTAAAATCTCGCAAAGCACCAAAGCAGAAAATGCGTGGTAAAGTTTCACGTGGGTTCGTGCAGGGCACTTCTGGTTTTCCTGCTGGTGCTCCACGCAAGTCTACATTCAGTTTGATTTAATCAGGAGATCGATATGCTATCATGGGAAGAAATGTCTGAGTTGGAACAAGCACAATGCCAGTATTGGGATATGTACAAGGATGCCTATGGTGTGCGTCCTCGTGGTATCGATACCAGCATGTGGACGCTGAAAGACTTTGAAGCTGAGTTTATTCAGTTGGGTCATGTTATTATGCTTGAAGAAATTGCTCGCAAAGAATCCGAAGCCAAAGCCATCATTGAGTTTGAAGATCGTGTACTCAATCTCATGCACACTGGCACTAATCGTGAACGTGTCATTGCATGGTTGATGGATGCTGAAGGTGCTAATGGCGACCATGAGTATTTCTGTTTCACGCAGGGTCTCCCTTATGGTTACTTCAGGAAAACCGCATGAGAGTTTTCCAAGAGACAACTCCAGATTGGGTTGGGAATGTATCCAACCACATCTATTATTTGACTGATGATAAATCAAAGATGGTTGCCTTCTATAATGTGGACACTGGTGTAGTGAAGAAATTCATTAAGCCAATTCGTTTTGATATGAGATATAGAAAATTTAAGGAACTGAAACACAAATGAATATTAATAAATTTTTAGATGGTTTAGCAGCAAATGCCTCACGCAACTTCAAAATCGAGCAACTAAACGCTAACAGCGATAACGAAGTTTTGCGTGAGGTCATTCGCTTGGCTCTGGATCCATTCACTCAATTCTATCAACGCAAGATTCCTGAGTACACCACAGACAAACATCAAACAAGTCTTGATCAAGCCATGCTTGCATTGTATGACTTGAAAGAAAGAGTCGTGACTGGTAATGCAGCAATTGAATATCTCCGTATGCTTCTCTCATCCGTATCAGCTGATGATGCTAAGGTACTGGAAAGAATCATCTCCAAAGATTTGAAGTGTGGTGTTGATGTATCTACTGCCAACAAAGTTTGGTCTGGTTTGATTCCTGAATACCCATGCATGTTATGCAGTCCATTCGAACAGAAGTTGGTTGACAAGATTAAATTCCCAGCCTACGCACAAATGAAGATGGATGGCATGCGCTTCAACGCAATCGTCAGAGATGGTAAGTGTGAATTTAGGAGTAGAAATGGAAAAGAAATTTTACTACTTGGCAATTTGGAGCAAGAATTTATTTCTCTTGCTGGTTCTATTGATTGTGTTTTTGATGGTGAACTACTTGTAATGCTTGAGGGTGACCACCAATTTGCTGACAGGCAGACTGGTAATGGCATCTTGAACAAAGCAAACAAAGGCACAATCTCTGCCAAAGAAGCAGCACTGGTTCATGCAACTGTTTGGGATTTAATTCCTTACGTACAATTCATTGATGGATACTGTGGAAGTCCATACTCAAAACGATACTCTACACTGCAGGCAATTGTTGCCAAACAAAAGTCAGATGGGAGGAAGATCTGGAATGTGACATCAACCATTGTGGAAACTCTGGAAGAAGCACAAGAGATTTTCCAAGGTTATCTTGCAGAAGGATTTGAAGGTATCATTCTTAAGGATGGTGCTGGTGTTTGGGAAGACAAACGAAGCAAGACTCAGATTAAATTTAAGGGAGAACTTGAATGCGATCTTAAGATTGTTGCAGTCGAAGAAGGTAAAGGTAAAGCAGTAGGTATGCTTGGTGCAATTATATGTGAGTCTGCAGATGGAATTGTAAAGGTAAATGTAGGATCTGGTTTCAATGATGCACAACGAAAGCAATATTGGAAAGAAAATTTAGTTGACAAAATCGTGGCAGTGAAGTATAATAGTCGTATCAAGAATAAGGCTGGAGAAGACTCATTGTTTCTTCCAGTGTTCATTGAAATTCGTAATGATAAAGATATCGCAGATAAATCAAAGGATATAAAATGAAAGTAGCAATCAATCGTTGTTTTGGTGGGTTCGGTATCTCGAATGAAGCATTCGAGAAGTTGCTCGAGCGTAAGGGTGTAGGATTTCAAAAAGTTCCAGCGAAGTTTAAATTCCGTGGTGATGATTTTGATTACTACAAAGCAGGTATTGAGCCATGTGATGACACATATATCAGTGCGTATGATTATTATCAAGATCGTTCTGACCCAGACTTGATCGCAGTCATTGAAGAAATAAAAGACCAAGCAAATAGTTGGGCAGCAGAGATCGCTATTGTGGAAATTCCTGATGATGTTAAGTGGCACATCGATGAGTATGATGGTATGGAACATGTGGCTGAAGATCACCGAACTTGGTATGGAGATTAATTATGCGTAAAGAACTAGACGAAGCACTGTGTGCAAAGTATCCTCTGATCTTTAAAGATCGTCATGAGAATATGCAACACACCGCCATGTGTTGGGGTTTCTCGCATGGTGATGGTTGGTATAATATCCTTGATGTTCTTTGCGGGATGTTGACTGGCGATTATCGTCAAGCGAAAAGTCGCTATGAATCGATTAAAGATAAAGTTGGCCAACCAACATTTGGATTCAGAGATAATGGTGATCCAGTCGGTAAAATTGTCACTCAAGAACTGATTGATGAAGCCAAAGTAAAACTTGATGAAGAAACTGCAAAGGTTCCAGTGGCTTCTCAAGTAAAAGAAAAGTTCGGAGGACTTCGTTTCTATGTTAATGGAGCAACTGATAAGCACTGGAATTATATTTCAATTGCTGAGAATTTTAGTTATCGCACATGTGAAGAATGCGGTAGTCCAGGTAAAACTTATACTGATGGTTGGCATCGTACTCTTTGCGATATCCATGCAGCGATGGCTGGTCGTACTGAAGAATATCAGTCTGATGAAGATGAAGGAGATGAATAATGTTTTACGGTAAAGAAACTATTGAACAAAACTTTTCTCTCGTTCTAAACAAATTGGAAGAACAAGAATTGTTTTTGTTCGAACCAATGCCAAGTTACAAACTGAATGATAGATGGACTGACGAATTTCGTATTCGTGATGGACACACTAAACTTGCTGATGGCACTTGGGTTACTATACATAAAGTAACTACTTGGGTTGAGAAACTCAAGAAAGATACTACAGAGTTGTATGAACAAAATCAACAAACTAATCGTGAGTTGACTCTTGCTAAACGCAGGATCTATGAGATGGAATATGGATTGCGAGTTGCTGAGAAAGCATTGAAGAATTCACTGGCTTTAACTAAGGAGATGATTGATGAGTAAATTTGTTTTGGTTGATTGCATTGCACAGTATCGTATGCGTTACATTATCGAAGTACCAGACAATCATAATGAGCAGGAGTATCCATGTTCGGCAGAGCAGTGGGCACTAGATACAGTAACATCTGAAGAAATGCAAGAATTTTCTCAGTTGTATCTTGGCGAAACTATTGTTAGTAGTCGTGAGATTACTAAAGAAGAAATTGTACCATTGTGCGATATTGATAATGAGTATTGCAAATCTTGGGATGACGACAAGAAGATTAAAGTATTTGTAACTGAAGTTGGCTACAAAAGGGACTGGTAATGTTTATGTTCGATGTGGAGACTCTAGGAGTAGAGTCTACCTGTGTAATTCTATCTGCTGCATTGATTCATTTTGATCCAGAGAAACGTCCAACCTACCAAGATCTATTGGACAATGCATGCTTTGTTAAGTTAAATGCCAAGGATCAGATTGAACGATTAAAACGATCTGTTGATGTTGGAACACTTGAGTGGTGGAAGAACCAACACGAATATGTTCATAAAGTTTCGTTTAAACCTTCTGGTGACGATATGCTTGCTGAAGATGCTATCACTACATTGCATAACTATATGAACAAGGTTCCAAATGCTCAGAATCAAACAATGTGGGCACGTGGTTCTCTTGACCAAATGGCAATTGATTCGCTGTCAACTAGAGTTGACATGCAAGTACTTACAGGATATGCTATGTGGAGAGATGTTCGAACAGCAGTAGATATCCTTTATGGAACTACAAATGGTTACTGCGAGATTGATCATCCTTTGTTCAACCGAACTGATGTGATTAAACATCATCCTGTTCATGACTGCGCATTAGATGCTATGATGTTGATGTATGGTAAATGATATAGTATTCCAAACATATGATTATATCATTGGTGGAAAGATGGTGGTTGGTCGTGCCAGAATGTCTTACGAATGGAAGACTCTATTGGAAGATGGAGATCCAGACGCCAGAGACAAGCTGAAGTCTGAGTTAATCCATCAGATGGCAGAGTTTATGCTTGAGAATAATTTGGTAGAATTTACTTATTATGATAATCCAATAGACCTATCAAGACAAGTCGCAGTTAGAGCATACCTCGCCCCAAGTGATCAAGTTAAAATTTTAAGAATGGCAAATAAAATATTATGACACAAGAAATAACTTTACATCGTGATGCTTTAGAAAAGATTCTCAAACTCGTAGATGAACTTAACCCAAATGCAAGCCTTAGAGTTAGTGCTGGTTATGTAACAATCTATTCTGATCAATCCTCTGGTATTGGTCAACTTATTGATGCTGAAGTAGACGTTGAACTCAATGGTCTTTACGGTAAGTTTAAACAACGAATTGTAGATGAGGGTAGCTGGTAATGGAATTTTATACATCGGTTCATCCGATTGGAGACAAGATCTATATTCGAGGTTATGAAAAGGGGAAACCTTACAAACGTAAACTAGATTTCCAACCAACATTTTATGTAACATCAAACAAACCCTCCAAGTGGAAAACACTGGAGGGAATTTTCGTTGATGAAATTAAACCTGGATCCATTCGAGATGCTCGAGACTTCGTCAAACGATATGATGAGGTAGAAGGCTTTGCTGTTTATGGTAATACCAACTATGCATATCAGTATATCAGTGACAACTATGACACTGTTAACTGGGACATGGAACAGATCAAAGTATTTACAATTGACATTGAAACTTCTACAGAGAATGGTTTCCCAGATGTTCGTCTTGCCAATGAAGAAGTTCTTCTAATCACCATCAAAGATCTACAGTCAAAGCGCATTATCACTTTTGGTTCTAAACCATTCGTGCATAATCGTGACGATGTAGTCTATATCACTTGTCGTGATGAACAACATTTGCTAAAAGAGTTTATGCTTTTCTGGCAAGACAATTATCCAGATGTTGTCACTGGTTGGAATACCGACTTCTTCGATATGCCATATCTTATTCGTAGGATTGATCGTGAACTTGGTGCAGATGTTTCTAAGAAAATTTCTCCATGGGGCATGATCAATGAGAGAAAGACATTCATTAAAGGTAATGAAGAACTTCATTACGATATCATTGGCATCTCTCAGCTAGATTATCTTGAACTCTACAAGAAGTATACCTATTCAAAACAGGAATCATATCGCCTCGACTATATCGCTGAGCAAGAACTTGCTGACAAAAAGAAACCGAATCCTGGAGTTGACTTCAAAGATTTCTATACTAACTATTGGCAAGCATTTGTTGAGTATAACATCCATGACGTAGAGTTGGTTGACAAACTCGAAGACAAGATGCGACTTTTAGAGTTGCACCTGACCATGGCGTATGCTGCAAAGATTAATCCAGAAGATGTTTACTCACAGGTTCGTATGTGGGATACTATCATCTATAATCATTTACGTGCTCGTCATATTGTCATTCCTGCTAAAACACACTCTGGTAAAGATGCACAATTTGAAGGTGCGTATGTTAAAGATCCACTTGTTGGTATGCATAAGTGGGTGGCTTCCTTTGACTTGAACTCATTGTACCCGCATTTGATCATGCAATACAACATCAGCCCAGAGACTTTAACGTCTGAGAAGATGCCAGTCAATGTAGAGAAGTTGCTTAACAAAGAGATTGATCTTTCGTATGCAAAGCAACGAGATCTTTGTGTCACTGCGAATGGATGGACTTACACTAAAGAAGTCAAAGGGTTCATGCCTGAGTTGATGGAGAAGATGTATACTGACCGAAGCAAGTTTAAGAAACAGATGCTAAAGGTTCAACAGGAATACGAGAAAGACAAAACAAAGAAACATTTGTTGAAGGATATCTCTCGCTTAAACAATCTGCAGATGGCGATGAAGATTGCATTGAACTCTGCTTATGGTGCCATGGGTAATCAGTACTTCCGCTATTTCGATATTCGTATGGCTGAAGGAATTACTACTTCTGGTCAGTTGTCTATTCGTTGGATGGCTAATAAGTTGAATGCATTCCTTAACAAGACTTTAAAGACCGAAGGTAAAGATTTTGTTATTGCGATTGACACTGACTCGATCTATCTAACTCTTGAAGAACTTGTTGAACGAACCTGTGAAGGTAAGACAACAGAACAAAAGATCAAGTTTATGGATAAGATCTGCGAAGATGTTTTCCAACCATTCATTGATTCAGGTTACCAAGAGTTGGCTGATTATATGAATGCATATAGTCAAAAGATGCAGATGAAGCGAGAGGTTCTTGCTGACAAGGCAATCTGGACTGCCAAGAAACGCTATGTTATTAATGTTCATAATTCAGAAGGTGTACAGTATGAGAAGCCTAAGATCAAAGTTATGGGTTTGGAAATGGTCAAGTCGAGTACACCTGCTGTTATTCGTGACAAACTCAAAGATTCGTTACAAGTTATTCTCTCGGGAGATGAAAAGAAACTACACACGTATGTCACAGAGTTTAAAAAAGAGTTTGTCAAATTACCGATCGAAGACATAGCATTCCCACGTGGTGTTAATGGTATGAAGCAGTATGCAGGTTCTCCGATTTATACAAAGGGAACTCCAATCCATGTTCGTGGTTCTTTGTTGTATAATCACTATACTAAAAAGATGGGACTAGATAAAAAGTACCAAGCGATTCGAGATGGTGATAAGATCAAGTTTGTTTATGTTCAAAAACCAAATCCATTACAAGAAGATATCATTGCATTCCCGCAACAACTTCCAAAGGAACTTGGATTGGAATCATACATAGATTATGACAAACAGTTCGAGAAAGTATTCTTGGACGCACTTCAAATTGTAATCGAACCATTGGGTTGGAAGACTCAAGAACAAAGTTCATTGGAGAACTTTTTTGGCTGAACATTCATACTACCCACTAGTAAACATACAAGACAGACGTGTAGTTCTTTCTGTTGATGACTTCTTTGATTTAAAGGAACTTGATTATATTAGAAGTTGCTTAAACACAGAGAAGCCAACTGCTGCTATTGTTGGATATACTGATCCAAAGAATGTAGAAGACTACGAAAAGATGGTCAAGAAAGCACACGAACGTAGAAAGTCTAATGTATGTTTCTTGGACTTCTTTGAATATGAGTTTTTCTATAAAAAGTTATGTACAGCAATTCACCATGTAAACCTTACTAATTTTAACAAAGTTTTATATGGTATAGAAGCATTACAGTTTGCAGAGTATGATTCTTTGTATGAAGGATTTTATGGAGTCCATCCAGATGCTGTAAATACAGATAATGCATTAACAAGATCGTTATCATTTTCTATGCAGATGTCTAAACCAGAAGAGTATGAAGGTGGTGAAGTTCTAGTCTATGATGGTAATACTACATATACAGCAAACAAGAAATATGGATCAATTACATTCTTTGATTCTAGAATGTTACACGAAGTCACTCCTGTCACCAGTGGCTTTAGAAGAAGTATAGTTGGATGGATTCTTGGACCAAGAGTATGAGCAACATTAGAATAATTAAAACTGGAATCAATGTTTCAAAGATATTGAAGCAACTTCAACAACATCCAACTGACTGGGATCATCAAAAACGAATTGAGGATATCGGTGACTCAACTCAATCTGGATGGAAATTTGCGCCAGTTGGTACACTGCAATTAGTCATGGGAGGTGTTACAAACAAAGACGAATTTGTTGGTAACACTGAGATATGTATATCAACCAGAGCGATTGCTAATCATACAGAAGTTGTAGGATTCATGAGAAGAAATTTTAAGAAATTTAGTCGTTGTGGATTCCTAGCATTGCCAGTTGGTGAACGTGTAGAAAAACATATTGATCATGGGACTTATTATCTTACAAGAGATCGATACCATCTATCAATCCAAGGTACGTATAGATACTTTTGCGGTGATGAATATGTAGATGTTGAACCTGGAACTTTGCTCTGGTTCAATAATAAACTTATGCATGGAACTGAAAACACAGGTGACTGTACACGAATTACATTTGTGTTCGATGTACCACACTCTAAGTCTAATCCATAGTTGTCTTGTAATTATACATAGAGTATAATATAATTTTAGGAGAATAAATGATAGTTAAGCCATTGAAGAAAAAAGTTCTTGTTGCAGAGAATAAAGTAGATCAAACCACTGAAGCAGGAATCATCTTAGATGGTACTACATCTGCACGAGATTCCAAACAGGGAACAGTCCTTGCAATTGGACCAGATGTAACCATGGTAGAAGTTGGAGATAAAGTTTACATCGAATGGAATAAAGCCCAAGTCGTTAAAATTGGTGACGCACAGCGAGTCATTATCGATGAGGAAAACATTGTTGCTGTTGTGGAGAAATAAATGAAGGTTCTTAAATTTTATGCTGAATGGTGTGGTCCATGCAAAGGATTGACAATGGTGATCAAAGGTGCTGGTGATAAAGTTACAGTTCCAGTTGAAGACGTAAACATTGATGAAAATCTTATGATGGCGCAAGACTTTAATATTCGATCTGTTCCAACTATGGTTCTAGTAGACAAAGAAGAAAAGGAATTAAAGCGTGTTGTTGGATCATTGTCTGAAACACAGTTGTTAGAATTTCTAAAGGTATAATATGGCAAGCATCTTAGACAAAATTAAAAAGAATTCCACAATCAAAGACTCTGCGATTCTTTCTGAATCAAAGTTCTTTAAGAAGAAGGATATGATTCCTACTTCTGTTCCAATTATCAACGTAGCCTTATCAGGTCGCCTTGATGGTGGACTCACTCCAGGTATTACAATGTGGGCTGGTCCATCGAAACACTTTAAAACTGCTTTCAGTTTACTGATGGCAAAATCTTATCTTGACAAATATCCAGATGCTGCTTTACTTTTTTACGATTCTGAGTTCGGTACTCCTCAGTCTTACTTTGATACTTTCGGAATCGACACGTCACGTGTTGTGCACACTCCCCTTACCGATGTAGAACAATTGAAGTTTGACATCATGCAACAACTATCTGAAGTTGAGCGTGGTGAGCATTTGATTATTGTAATTGACTCAATTGGTAATCTTGCTTCTAAGAAAGAAGTTGAAGATGCTATGGAAGGTAAGTCTGTTGGTGATATGACTAGAGCAAAACAACTAAAGAGTTTGTTCCGTATGGTTACACCACATCTGAACTTAAAAGACATTCCACTGGTTGTTGTTAATCACACCTACATGGAAATTGGTATGTTCCCTAAAGCAATCGTTGGTGGTGGTACTGGTGCAATGTATTCCGCAGATAACGTATACATTCTTGGTCGTCAGCAAGAGAAAGAAGGCACAGAGATTGTAGGTTACAACTTTATCATCAACGTGGAGAAAAGTCGTTATGTCAAAGAAAAATCCAAAATCCCTGTTAGTGTATCTTTTGATGGTGGTCTATCTAAGTGGTCTGGTCTACTTGACGTGGCGCTTGAGTCAGGACATGTCATCAAGCCATCGAATGGTTGGTATCAAAAGGTAAACAAAGAAACTGGTGAGATCGATGACAAGAAATATCGCATCAAAGATACAGACTCAAAAGAGTTCTGGTTGCCAATTCTTACAAGTAAGTCGTTCTATGATTTTATCAAGAACAAATATTCAATCGGTCAGGGCGAAGTAATGATGCGTGATGAATTAGATACTGCACTAGAAGCATTAGAGTTCGATGAATAAACATCTTGCAGAACCGCCAGTTACAGTAGTCGAGAATAGGAAGACTGGTCTCGACGCATTACGTTTGACTGATGGACCATACAAAGGTATAATCTATACCTATGGAAAAGTTTCTTTTGATGAAGAAGGAACCGAGAAGGTTCATATGAAATTTGAATATGACATCCTAGAAGATTCAGGTGTTAGTTATGATGACGATGAATTTGAAATATACATTGGTCACATTCTCCAACACTTGATCACTAAGCAACTCCAAGAAAATAGCATTACATACACTGGTGGAATTGATGAGAATAGAACAGAAGATCCTGAGCAGTCTGATACATGATGAAAAGTATTGTCGTAAAGTTATCCCATTTATTAAAAAAGATTATTTCTCTGAACGAAACGAAGCTGTCCTTGCAACTGAAGTAATTAAATTCTTCACAACATATAACAAGCCAGCAACTAAAGAGATTTTATCAATTGAAGTAGGTAACAGGAAAGACTTAAACGATAAAGAACTGTCAGACATTAATGAATACATAAAAAACATCAGCAATGAACCAGTCAATGAAGACTGGTTGATGGAAAACACCGAGAAATTTTGTAAAGACAGGGCTGTATATAATGCAATTCTTAAATCAATCCAAATTATTGATGGTCGGGATAAAACCCATACAAGTGATGCTCTTCCCTCTATTCTTAGTGATGCTCTTGCTGTGTCTTTCGATAACCATGTTGGTCATGATTACATCGATGACCATACAAGTCGTTATGAATTCTATCACAGGGTTGAAGAAAAAGTTCCTTTCGATTTGGATATTTTTAACAAAATCACCAAAGGTGGATTGAGTAAGAAAACTTTAAACATTGTATTGGCTGGTACTGGTGTTGGTAAGTCTCTGTTCATGTGTCACATGGCTGCAGGAGTATTGACTCAGGGTAGGAATGTTCTTTACATTACTATGGAGATGGCTGAAGAAAGAATCGCAGAACGTATCGATGCAAACTTACTGAACCTTACTATGGATGAGTTGAAAGTTATCGATAAAGATATTTACGAGAATCGTATTGATAAGATTGCTAAAAAGACTAAAGGTAAGTTGATCATTAAAGAATATCCAACTGCTGGCGCACACTCTGGTCACTTCAGAGCATTGTTGGAAGAATTAAAGTTGAAGAGAGAATATGCGCCAGACATCATATTCATTGACTATTTGAACATTTGTGCGTCTCAACGCATGAAGCAAGGTGGAAGTGTTAACTCTTATACATATATTAAGAGTATTGCAGAAGAGTTAAGGGGTCTTGCAGTTGAGTATAATGTTCCGATTGTATCGGCTACACAAACTACTCGATCTGGATTCACAAACTCTGATCCAGGACTCGAAGATACTTCAGAGTCATTCGGCTTACCAGCAACTGCTGACTTTATGGTTGCATTGATTAGCAATGAAGAATTAGAACAGTTGAATCAAATAATTGTCAAGCAATTAAAAAACAGGTATAATGATCCTAGTTACTTTAAAAGATTCGTAGTTGGGATTGATAGATCTAAAATGAGGTTGTATGATGTCGAAGCCTCTGCACAAATTGGATTGTCTGACTCTGGTCAAGAAGATGATGGTCCAGTTTTTGACAAAGGTACATTTGGTAAGAGAATGAATACTGAAGAAAAATTTAGCGGATTTAAGTTTTAGGAGAGAATATGGTAAAAGTTATCGTAGCAAAAGAAAAGTTTGATTGTTCAAAGTTAGAAGGAACATTCGTAGACGAATCTCATTATGATCATCTCATCGAAGAAGATACTGATGTTTACATGCCATCATCAATTGATGGTGGAGATCCTTACAGTGAGAAGCGTATTGTTCTAAAGTTTCGTAAGAACTACTTCACACAAGAGCAACAAGATCAAGCATATCTTGGTCTGAAAGATGCAGCAACTGAAACTCAGAACAGAGGTAAAGCAGCTGGACCACGTGGCGACAAATTGGGTAATCGTGAGTGGGTTACTGAGTATGAATATGCCATCTTAGAATACTTTGAAGAAGCAAAGGCTATGCTTGGTGAAGATCCAGTTGAACAGATTCGTCAGAAATATAAAAACGCTGTTCAGAAACCATCCACACGAAATAATGTTTGGGGTATCCAAGCAGTTAAGAAAGATGGTTTTGATTTCGAGAAGTGGGTTGAAGCGACAAGCAAACTATCAGATACAGAACAACATTACGAATCCCTGCGCATTCAAAAGAAATATGTTTGTCCAACAACTTATGCTAATGGAGTTCTTTCTGGCATTGCTGGTTGGTTCGATCGTTACCCACGTATCCCTTATGGTCGTGCTACTTCTTATACTGCAAATAACTTTGAAAAGTTTAAGATGTCATATCCATTCCTTCAGCAACTATCTAAAGGATTTAAGGAATATCTTCCAGAGCGTTTTGCAGCGCAGATGTCTGCAGCAAACAAACTTGATTCAGCATTCTTAGTTCCTGAAACTCCATTCACAACTATCACTGTTAACAATACATTTAGAACTGCTGCTCACTACGATGCAGGTGACTTGAATGAAGGTTTGTCGAATCTATTGACATTGTCTAATGATGGTAAGTATACTGGTGGATATCTGATTGCTCCTGAGTATCGTGTTGCAGTTAATCCACGTCCAGGTGATTTGCTTCTTATCAACAATCACGAAGTTATGCATGGTAATACTCCGATTGTTTGTCCAGAAGGTTCAGAGCGTATTAGTCTTGTTGTTTACTTCAGAGAAAAGATGCTCGAGTTGGGTAGCAAAGCATATGAAGATGCACGCTATGAATATGTAGAGGGACGCAGGTTAAATAAAGAACACCCAGAACATAAAGATCGCCATCTTTGGAATGGTGTTACTGCAGGTATGTGGGATGAGAAAGAGTGGTATGACTTCTTGAGTGCTAAACAGGGTGGTGAAGATATGCTTGCTAAATATCATCCTACAACCAAAGGTGCTCTTGAGGAGTTTTTCTAATAATGTGTTCCATAATTGGTGCTGTGTTAAAGAATCCTCGTCATGAGGATTTTGAAATGATTCGTAGAGTATTCCTTGAGTCTAAGATTCGAGGAATGCATGCGACAGGTATATCTTTTTTACCGCATTGGAGTAAGTCAGTTGTAACTATCAAAGAAGCAATGCCATCTGATAGATTTATTGATACTCATATGCATATTGATAATATGAAGGAGATGGTTAATGACGATGGTACTCTTTACCTTATTGGTCACTGTAGATATAGCACTAGCGATTTATCTTATAATCAACCGCTAGCAAATGAATTGAAGTCCATTGTTCATAATGGAGTTATTACACAAGAACTTCCTGAGAACTGGGGTAACATTTATCCTTACACATTTGAAACTAAGAATGACTCTGAGTTAGTATTACATTCAGATGACCCACTCAGAGAGTTCCCAGATGCATCTATGGCAGTGTGTGAACTTTATGTAGATCGTAAGTTGCGATTCTATCGTAATGGTAAACGTCCATTATACTTGACAAGTATTGAATGTGGGAGTATAATTACCTCTACGGCAGATGTTCCAAAACGTGCTGAGGTTGCAGGGTTTCCAGTTAATGTTCTTATGAATCATTACAATACATTTGATGGTGACCTTGCATTGACGATTGAGCGAGTTGATATTAAAGATGCATTAGATTACCAAAAATGATATTAGTTGATTTAGCAAAAGTAGAAAACATTATTTCAAATAGTCCAGCTGGTAAGAATACAAAATTCTTATCGGCTGCACATTCATTATGGTATCGGTTTCACAATTATGACAAAGCATTACCAATGGCTTATGAAGTTAATGGTGATGTTGTTTGTTTAATCTTTGCTACATTCAATCGTGATGGTTATGCCAACCTGTATGAGATCGTAACACTCGAAGGAAAAGAAGGAAATGGATACGCATCAAAGTGTTGGGACGCATGGATTAAATACGCAGTCGAAGAACGAAAGTCTAAACGACTTAAAATCTCTTGCACACCTTCTTCAGTCACATGGCATTATCGCAATGGACTCATCTTCTGGGCAGTTGACCCGACTGGCTCGTTACGTTCTGACCAACCATTATTCTCAACTAGGCAAGAGCAAATTAGCTACAGAAATAATGCTATTATCAATCCATCCTCTGCTCTGCCACCAAGCAAAGCACAAGATCAGTTTAGGTTAGAAGGATTAGAATTATATAAATGGGGTGACAAGAAGAAAGAAAAAACTCAAACAGCAATTGATGCAGTTGGTACAGCATGGCTACGAGATGCTCTTATGAATCAACCAACACTACAAGAATTTTTATAATGGATTATCGTTTACAAGAAAATCGTAAAGAAGCATTCATACGCTGGTACGCATGGTCATTGAAGTATGATGATTGTGATCCAGCAGTATGGGCAACGAACTATCTTAATAAAAGATATGAACACAATGATGAACAGCGTCTTTGGTTTGCATGGCTTTATGGTAATACATACCAGTTGCAAACTGCATGGGTACTAATGAATGAGTTTCCTGATTATGAATTAGCAACAGTTGATAGAATCACTCAATGGAATACAGCTAACTATAAGAGACTACGATATCAAACTGATACAAAGTGGAACAAAGGACATCTTCCTGCCATGTTCGAGTCTTACCAAAAATTTATAGGAAGTGGAACACAACGTGATAGGATGGAAAGTTTTTATGCATCATCAGAGGAAGACACTTTTGATAGACTGTGGGATGGGGTTAAGTCGAGCCTGCATAAATTTGGTCGTTATTCCACTTGGTTTTACTTACAGCATCTTAAACATACTGCTGGCATCTCTGTTAATCCTACTTCTCTCATGCTGGACGATTATGATGGTTCCCGTAGTCATCGTAATGGACTTCTGTATGCCCTTGGACAAGAATCCGATTGTGATCGAAGACTCAGTAATATGGAGTATTCAAACCTCGAAGTACATGCAAAAGAAATTCTGGAAGAAAGTAAAAGACGATTCCCTGACTTAGCAGGACAGATTGATTTCTTTACCATGGAAACCTGCTTGTGTTCTTTTAAGAAACTATTCAGAGAACACCATGGACGTTACCTTGGTTACTATCTAGATCGTCAGGCTGAAGAGATTGTTAAAGCAGAGAATGATAGTTGGTATGGTATTGATTGGGATGTTCTTTGGCAAGCACGTGAAGAAACAATTGATTTTAGATTAGACCATAAACGTGGTATCGATAAAGAAAGGTTTTCTTCTTTCCTGAATTCAGGTAAATTAGAAAATTTAGAATGGATGTTTAATGATGAAGAATCTATACTAATTGGATTGGAGAATTTTTAATGGCTATTAATAAACCACAGCCCAACTGGGGTGATAATATGATTGTGACTGGTACAGGTTTACAACCATTTTCAAATGGTGGGACTCTCAGTATCAATACTGCAATGAATACAGGCACTGTTGCAGCAAGTGGATCTTATACTACAAATACCATAAGTGTACAAAAACCTGTAGATGAAGTTTTAGATCAATTTGATATGAATGAAGTTGTCGTTGAACATAAAGTTACAACATTTGAACTTGCCAAATTGAAAGAAACTGTAGACTACCACGACATCATTAAACAAAATTTGTCTAAGAAGATTTCTGAAAGTATAATTAACAAAGCAAGATTCACGAAGAAGCAAGATCTTGACTCAGATACTATATCTTTTCGTGGAAGAGTATGGGTATTTAATAAAGAAGAATTGATGGATTTAATAAAGGAAGTCAGAAATGTTTGATAAATTTGGAGTAGTTGACGAGATTAGTGTTCAGTTGATTAGAAACCCCACTAAGACTAGAAAGATTATCGCAGTTGGTGGGCAACCTGGAACTGGTAAGACTACACTGTTTCGTAAATTTATGGAAAATAAACAGTGGATTGTAGGTGAACCAGCCAAGTTGGTATCAGCATCCTATAATACCGAACGAGATCTATACATCCTTGGTAAATATGATGAGGGTGAAACCTTTGCTGGAACAGATCGGCTTTCGATGGCAGTCCAACCAAACCTCCAAGAGTGGGTTAAGTCTAATAACTGCAATATCCTTTTCGAGGGAGATCGAGTCTTCAACCAGTCATTCCTAGAGTTTTGTATGGAGTTACCTAATACCGAATTGCAAGTGGTCTATTTGGCAGTCCCGAAACCTATGTTAGAACAGAGATACAAAAATAGGGGTTCTGACCAGTCTGAAACTTTCCTAAAGGGTCGGGAGACTAAATATAGTAATCTATTGTCAAACTTTGACTTGATGCCTTATATTACTGAGTTTGTAAACACTAACTTAGAGGAGCAGGGGAAAGTACTTGCGCACTTGGAGAAACAGTTTAGTTAAGCAAGAACTTTCTGGGAACTATGAACTTCCTAGAAAAAGCCAATTACGACTGGATGGAACTGCTCAACTTTTATGAGCGTCCATTCAGAGCTAAACTCACACCCTCAAAAGTCTGGATTGATCTAGATCGTTATAAGAACGATTCTGTCGGTCTTGCCAACTATGCTAAGAAGTGGCGCACCAAAGTCGAATGGCGTAAGGAAAAGTCTAAAGCAAAGTGGACTGAAACCTATGTAGGAATTGGTGGTGAATATGCTCCAGATGAGAGACAGATAACCATACAAATCTATACTGATAGGTTCAATTCATTCTCCTTTACAAATAAGTCTTGGACAGCATTTAAGATGAGATTTATTCAAACTCTCATGCACGAATTGATACACTTCATGCAGTACGAGAGAAGAGATGACTCATGGAGTAACTACGTTGTACCATATAAAAAGGTGGGTATAGCAAAGAAGGATGAACAGAGAGCATACCTCTCTGAGTTTGATGAGATACAAGCATATGCGCATTGTGTGTATCTAGATTTTAAGATGCGTAGACCCAGAGTAGAAATCAACATCCTGTTGAATCGTTATAAAAAGAAACGAGATTCGTCTACTCTTCACTTCTTCTTAAAGACGTTTGATTACGATTTAAGAAACAACATGGCCACTCGAAAGATCATAGATCAAATCGGTAAATGGGATCGTAAATACAACCGAATGACTTGACCTAAATAGTTGATTATTGTAAGATCAACTATATGGCATACAAATATCCTGAAATGGCTTTAACAGCCAAGAACATATCAGACTTTCTTAAGAAGAAAGGTGCTGGTGCTTCTGTAAAAACATCCAGATATCAGACTCAGATTAAGTCTGTAGAAGTAGCACATCCAGGAACTTTGGAAGATCTTCTAAAATCTTCTGGTATAAAAGGTAAGTTAAGTGACATTAGCGCAACAGATGAGAAGGCGATCTCTGGTAAGTACAAAGCAAAGTTACTGACACTTACTACAGCAATTGCTGATTGTAAGACTGGTGCCACTTGTTTCATTCTCAATACATTTACTGAGAAGGGTACTCTCAAGACTAAAGATCTAGCACCAGAGAAATTAAATTTAACTATTGCTTCTGGGTATACTGATATTGCTAAATTCGATAAGGCTGTGTATGCAGGTATCGATAATCTTAAAGTTGGAGCAGATATCAAAACTGTTTTAACAGAATTGTATAGATCTATTGTTGATAATAAAACCACTAAAGATAGTATCACAATGAATGCTGCTGCCAAGAAAGCAATGGTCTCAATTAAGCCACAAGATCGTCAAGCAATCGGTAAAGACTTTGGGGAAATTTTATCACTTCGTTGGTATCTAACCCAACCATTCGGTAAGGGTTATACAAAGTTTGGATTCTCTGTTATCAGTAATGAAGCATTGGTTGACTTTTATCTTGATAAAAAGGTTGGTAATAAATCTGTTCACGTAGATGTATCTGCTAAATTCGAAGCAGGTGCTGCTCCATCAATTGGTGCTATTGTTAATAACATCGGCAAAGTCTATAAGACACCAACAGCAGAAGAAAAGAAAGCCATCGGAGTTTTACAGGCTTTGGCTGGTGCTGATGATAATACTTCTACAAAAATTCTTAAAGCATTCGAGACTTTAAAGTTACCCTCTTACACTACTCTAAAATCTATAGTTGGTGCAAAGGGAGCATTCACTATTGCAGATGTATCTGCAGCTATACAGAAAATAGCAACTGCAAGTAAAACTCCAGCCAACAGAATCAAGATGTTCAATACAGAATATGCTCCGATGTACGAGTCCTTGGGTAAGAATGCTAGTCCAGATTCATTAGCTGTAGTCTTTAGCACTCCAACTTATAAAAAATACTATTCTTTAATCTTAGCCCCAATGGGATATGCTTTAGTCGAGTATATGAATAAGAATAAGATCTATCAAGAAATCTTAAATAACATTAGTAGAGAGATGAAGACTGAACAGGTCTATCTAAACTTCGTTGGCGACTCGATGACCTTCTCTAAGAAGTTGTTTTCTAACGCTGAATTTAAGTTTGCATATGGAGCCAATGCCAAGGATTCCGACAATACAGGTATAAAGTTCTCGATGAAACATTGAGGATTATAAATAAGATATAATACTATACAGATGGATTAAATGAAAGATTACAAACAATTATTAAAAGAACTCCCATCTAAAACGGTAGTTCTAGCCTGTGGTAAGTTTAACCCTCCAAACGTGGGTCATGAACTTATTGTAAAGGCTGTCAAAGCACTGGCTGAGCAACGTAGCGCAGACCACGTAATCTATGCATCCACTGTTAGCGATGCGAAAAAGAATCCACTATTAGTAGAAAAGAAACTTCAGTATTTGAATCTGATTTTTCCTAAGACCAACTTTGTCGAATCTGAAAAGAATTTGGTAGATATCGTTAAGAGTCTAAAAGAAAACTATTCAAATATTATTTTAGTGACTGGCGCAGAAGTTCCACGAGCACTAAAGAAGTATAATGTTACTGTTATCAATACTGGAGAAAGCGATCCAGACGAATCTGAAACTATTCGTTCATTCGCTTCCAAGGGATTGTATGAACAGTTTAAGAAAGCACTACCATCATCTATTAGAGATCTTGATAGTCGTAGATTAATGAATGACATAAGAACTGGTCTTGGTTTAGATATAATCAAAGAGCAGATCAATCTAGTTAAAGACGATATTCGTGAGATGTATCACTCAGGTGAAATCTTTAATGTCGGAGAAGTTGTTGAGTCTAATGGTAAGAAGTATGAGATTGTTAAGCGTGGTTCAAACCATCTACTATTAAAAGAAGACTCTGGTAAATTAGTATCTAAATGGATACAAGATGTTAAAATAATTACATTTAAAGAACATATAAAAAATGGATGAACTAAAAACAGCAATCAAAGTCCTGTTGGCAAATACAACAGTGATGTACTATAAGGCTCATCAATTTCATTGGAACATTGAGGGCATAGAGTTCACTCAATTCCACGAATTCTTTGGAGATCTGTATACTGATGTTTATAACTCAGTAGATCCAATTGGTGAACTGCTACGTAAGTTAGATGATTATGCTCCAGTCAGTTTAGATGACCTGTTTAAGTATAAAACATTACAGGAAGAGACTACCAGAGTAGAACTTCTTTCTGATATTCTGGCTAGTCTTATTAAAGCAAATGAGGAAGTCTTGGCTAGCCTAAATAAAGTGTTCACTATTGCAAATGCAGACAAACAACAAGGTATTTGTAATTTTATTGCGGATAGAATAGATACACACCAGAAGCATGCATGGTTCTTACGTGCTTCTGCTAAGAAAATAGGATAAAAAATGTTTTCATTTAAACAGCTAATAGAAGAAGCAAAGAAATCAGGATGCACCTGCTGGACTGGATATAAAAGAGTTCCAGGAACTAAACCATGCTCTGCTGATTCATGTATCAAAGAAAGCCAGCGTGGATTGTGGGACAACATCCATGCCAAACAAAAACGAATTAAAGCTGGTTCTGGCGAAAAGATGCGCAAGCCTGGAAGCGAAGGTGCTCCAACTGCAGCAGCATTGAAAGCATCGCAAACGAATGAAGCAAAAGATAATAAAGAGTATGGTTACGAAGGTGACATGGCACTAAATCAATTGGCAACGCTAACACGTTGTGCTGATATGATTAAAGATCTACTAAAGCCAGACACTGATTTGCCAGAGTGGGTTCAATCTAAGATTACTCTTGCAACTGATTATATTCAGACTGCAGCTGACTATTTGTACTCTGAGATGAAAGAAGATGTTGAAGCACAATTTGACCTTATTGAAGAGATGGTAAGTGATCTCGCTACTCAACATAACTTAGATCCAGAAATGGTTTGGGAAAAGTTTGAGGAAGTTTCTGATGAAGAACTTTTCGAAGCTGCAGTTGATGCCAAAGGTCATAAATCTTCCACTGGTGGTTTGACTCAAAAAGGTCGTGATGCATACAATGCCAAGGGTGCTAATTTACAAGCACCCGTGACAACACCTCCATCAGAATTAAAAGCTGGTAGCAAAGCAGCTAATCGTCGTAAGTCTTTCTGTGCTAGAATGGGTGGCATGGAAGGCGCAATGAAGAAACCAAATGGCGAGCCTACTCGTAAGGCACTCGCACTAAGAAAGTGGAACTGCTAATGAAATCATTTTTAACATATTTAAAAGAAGAAAAAGATGCACTTGGCCATGGCTCAGATGCTGGTGATAAACTAAAGCACATTACTCATGCTGAGGATCGTCCATTGATGCATGGGCATGAAGGTTTTGAGCATGCACATGGTGCATTAATGTCTGCTCATGAGCACACAAAGGCTGGAAATAATAGTAGTAAATTAACGATGAAGTTTGATGGTTCACCTTCAGTTGTTTTTGGACATCACCCAAGTAATGGTAAATTCTTTGTTGGAACAAAAGGTGCTTTCAATAAAGATCCAAAGATTAATCATACAGAAGCTGACATCGATAAGAATCATGGTCATGCTCCAGGTCTAGCCACTAAACTAAAAGCAGCACTACAACATCTACCAAAAGTGACACCAAAGAAAGGTGTTTACCAAGGTGACATCATGCATTCTGAGGGTGATGTTGAACATGATAAAAAAGCAGGCACTGCTAAGTTTACTCCAAATACAATCTCTTATACTGCTAAAGGCGATGAAGCAAAGAAAGCAGCTGAATCTAAATTCGGTGTTGCTGTTCATCAAAAGTATGAACACAAAGAAGGTGCTGATAAGAAATCTTTAGAATCAATGCATGTAACTCCACATCCTGATAATCATAACTTCGGTGATCATAAAGACGTGCATCTTAAGACTGCTAATCATGATACTTCTAAAGTAGATTACCCTAAAGAAGCGCAAGACCAATTTCACAAACACATGGCTGCTGCCAAAGAAATTCATGATACTCATGGTCACAAGATGTATGATGCTGTTCATCCTGCTCATAGTGGTGATTCTGGTCATTTGGCTTCTTACATTAATCATACAGTTAAAACAGATACAGTTCCAACTGCTGAAGGTTTACAAGCCCATGTTACTGCTCACTACGAAAAGAAAGCAGCTGGTGTTAAGTCTGATGCTGCAAAGGCAAAACATACAGGCGAAGGTGCTGCACAAGTAGCGCATATCGAAAAGAATAAGTCTCACTACGATAATCTATTGAATATGCATATTCACTTGGCAAAAGCAAAAGATACATTAGTTAAAAGTTTAAATACTCATACTGGTGGATTAGATCATCACATTGGTGATAACAAAACAGATCCAGAAGGATTTGTTATTAATCATGAGCACAATGGAAAAGAAGAGCCAACTAAATTAGTTAATCGTAAAGAGTTTAGTAAAGCCAACCTATTAAAAGTATACAAAAAATGATTACATTTAAAGAAGCCAAAGATGCGGGTGGCCATGGGTCTGAAAAGCACCATGCCATGGTATTCGGTCGCATGAATCCAGTAACTTCTGGTCATGAAGCTGTTGTTAAAAAGATGCATGATGTTGCCAAAGAACATGGTGCTGGTCATTCTTTAATTGTTTCTCACAGTCAAGATGCTAAAAAGAATCCTCTTTCAGCAGATCAAAAAGTTAATCATGCAAAGAATGCATTTCCAGGAACTAATGTATCTTCTTCTAGCAAAGAAAAACCAACTATCTTACATCATGCTGCAGAGTTACACAAACAAGGTGTGACACACCTGCATGTAGTTGCTGGTTCTGATCGTCATAAAGATATGCATGATCTACTACATAAGTATAATGGTCAAGATTCTGGTCATGGTCATTACAATTTTAAAAAGATAACAGTACATTCTTCTGGTGAGAGAGATCCAGATGCCGAAGGTACTGAAGGAATGTCGGCAAGTAAAATGCGTGAGCATGCAGCATCTGGTAATAAAGCAGAGTTTCATAAAGGAACTCCTTCATCAATGAAACCAGAACATAAAGATGCTATGTACAATGATGTGCGTAAAGGTATGGGTATTAAAGAAGAACTTAAAACATACAAAGAACTTATGGAAGACAGTTATCTAACTAAACTTATTTCTCGTCATAGACGTGGAGAGAAACTAGCAGCAAATGAACAAGAATTAGTTGCATCTTCTTTAAAGAGAAGTAAGATTTATGGTAAGTCTAAAAATGCAATTAGTTCTGAAGTTAAAGAAGAGCTAGAAGAGTCTGTTTCTGAGTTAAACAAACATATCTCTGATTTCTCTAAAGGTGTTAA